AAAATTTTACAATATTCCAAACATGTTATCCCATTCCAATAATGATTTTTCCAACCTTGAATTTTTTTCTCATTAGTCATGGTAGAAATAACCCACTCTAAAAAAGATTTCTTATTAAAATTTTCTCTCCCAATAATGGATGTACGAATAACTGTGCAACCCAATGGTTCTCCTAATGATTTACTCATACCGTAAGATCCCGGTTCATCGTGTTTATCCGTTTCTAAATAGTTTCCATTTTCTTTTTTTCCTGAAAAAACACAATCTGTGGTTGGGTGTATCATTTTTGCTCCATAATTTTGGCATATTGACCATAGTACTTGAGGGAAAATACTATTTACTAAAAAATACACGTCATCTTTTGAGTCGGATTGTTTTCTTTGTGGTATTTGGCCGATACAATTTATAACACATGTTTTATCATCTAACCCATGATCTAATAAAATATTTTGCAGACAATTTAAAGACTCTTGTGTAACCCGAAAATTTATTGGAATTACTTTCAAGTCTCCCAAATTTATATGCTTTGAAAAATATGTATGAATATAAGAACCCAACATTCCAGTTTTACCAAATAGAATAATTTTATTGTGCATGGATTGAATTTTCACATCGGCTTCTTTTAATTTTTCAAAATAATCGTCATGTATTTTTTTTAAACTAGGGGACTCATATATTTTTTGATTGTTTGTAAAAATTTCATAGTTTTCAAAAGTATACGTATTTTTATTAAAGTCAAATATAAATTTTGAAAAATGACTAAATACTAGAGGTTGAATGGAACCGTTGTATGTGATCTCATATTTTTCAGAATCAATATTTAAATAACTCGCCCAATTCCATGGAGCTCCATGACCAATATTATCATCAATATATATTTCTCCTTTTTTACACATGTTAGGAAATACATCCAAATATTTTTGATCACCACATGTATCTAGTCCTAATTCAGAATGTTTTTTGTATAAAACAGAATCTGTCCACCAATTTAATATATTTCTTCCCGTAACCGAGTTTTTGAAATAAACAATACCAACATTATATTTACCTGATTCTTTCAATTGATCAGGCATATCAAATCTATGTTTGAATATTCCAATTTGATTTTCTTGAAAAACGTTGTAAAGTAGTGACAAGTCTTTGTGAAAAATAATATCAGTATCTATGTACATTACTGATTTGCAAGTTGGTGTTACTATGTTTGTCATTATATAGTTTGAAAAATAAGATGCGAGAGACCAGAAATAATATCGTACATCATTATTTTTAAAATTTAAAAGTTGTTCTTCTTTGGAAAGAATAGAATCCTCATAGCAAACAACTATAGTAGACAATTGTAATCTGGATATAACATTTTTTGTTTTTTCATCTAAACATAAAAAATGTATTAGAATATTTGGAGCATATGAATCGTGAATAGATAAAAGTAAAGCTACTGCATAATGAATATATTTATAGTTGCACAACATTACAATGTGGTTTGTTCCATTTTTAATTGTTAGACCATTACGGTTGTAAAAATAAATATCAAAAATTCTTTTATGTTTTTCTACAAGATTCTTTTCTAAATCTAGACACTTTACAATATCATATCTTTCAGTTTCTCCTGTATTCAAGCATGAATATTCTTCGGGTAATAAATATTTTTTTTGATCATATAAATCATTAATCCAATCATCGCAATACCAATTTGTAATTTCTTCTGGATAAAAAAATTTAAAAATTTCAAAATGAGTTCTGTGTACAAAACATTGGGTCAAAATATTTGGATTTCCATTTGTTGCCATTGGACCAGTAAGACCAATCTTATTATTTTTTAACAAGGTTTCTACAGAAATATTCAACCAACCTATTTTATTGAATATTATATCATCTCCACAAGCATACATGTAGTCAAATCCTTCAGTGTATGCTTTTTTTGCTAATATATTCCACATTTTTGTAACATGTCCTTTTTCACAAGTTAGTTCTGTAAAGTCTATATTTACTCCTTGATCTTTGAAAAATAAAATTGTTTCTTTCTTTGTATAAAATGCATCATCAAAGTCATATCCGATAAAAAATTTGTATTCAAAATCAGAAGTGGTTGTATCTTTGAACGAGTTTATCATCTTGTACAGTAATGCGTCTTTTGGATCTTCCCAGTTTCTATTTTTTGATGTAGAGGGAATAATAACTGAAATTTTTATTTTTGAATTATTCATTTATAAAAACTAAATATATTAAAATTAATTAGTTGAACTATTTAGATCATCGGGGTACTTATGGTTATACATTTATTTGATATTTTCACTTGATTACTTATAGACTCTTATATAAGTAATCAATAACTATTTTGTTTTTAATAAATATTTTTCATCTTTTATAGTCAGCGGTAATACGCCGTCAGATGCATAAAAATAATAATTAATTCTTTCAGAACAGGTGGTTTCTAATATTAAAACATTTTTAAAGTACGGAGTAAAAAAACTAGCCAAGTGTTCTTTGTCATTCATTTCACATAAATGATCTGGATGTTGTAATCCTATCAAATTTTTTTGAATAGTATAACCAGTAAATAATCCATCTTGTTCTAAATAATTTTTATATTTAACAATCAAAGTATGAATATCTTCTTCTGAAAAATGTTCTATAGCTGCATCCCAAATTATATTTGTATACGTATTTTTAGGAATAAATATTTTTATATCTTCGCAATAGTAACTAATTTTACTATCAGAATGATACTTGTTGCATATATCTATTGCATCTTTATCAATATCTATACAATCTAATAAAATTGGGTTATTACTACTATAAAAATGATATGCAAAGTATCCATCTCCACAGGATAGTTCTAAAATTTTAGCATTTTCTTGAATAGTAATTTTATTAATAACTCCGCGTTCAAGCCAAAAAGTATTTTTTTTAGATCGCATTTGATAAAATTGATCCATGCGATGTTCAAAGAATTCAGGTGGATTTGGATTTCCCCATAATATATTCATTTTTTTTTGTGTCAAATCTGATAACTTGTTTACTAAAATATCTATACTATCGTTAATAATCAAAAGTTCTTGACTGTTCATTATATTTATTAATCAATATTATTTTAAATAGAAATTATATTAAATATATTTTTAATATAATTTCTATTAGAAGGGAATCCAGGTACTACGAAGTATCGGTTTCAAACCCTCCTGAAAAATGTATTTTAGAAAAAAAATTAATCTCGTTCCATTTTTGCTAATAAAAATTTAAAGTTACCAAAATAAATCCTTACGATTCTTTAAAACCATAAATTTCAGGTTCCCGGTGGATAACGCTAATTTTATAGTGGAAATTTGAAAATACTAAACTACGAATAATTTACCAATAACAAGATCCTTCACAAAGTTCAGAGTTATTAGGTTTATCTATATCTAACGGTACGGTCCAATAATTATTTACAAGTGTACGAATTATATCATGTTCTTTCCATCGGTTTCCAATAATTCCAAAGTATAATTGCAGCGCGCCTCCAACATACATGTAACTAGAATTTAATTCTTCTTTTATATAATCACATGTAATCATTCCAAACCCCCCGCAACTAACTAGAGCAATATCAAAGTTGAAGGTTTCTTCTTTTATTTTTTTTAAATCAGTTTTTATTTTGTCAAAAGATAGTTTCCATGATTCACCATGATTATTACTACCATTTTGTTGTGGAGGTTTATATATATATAACTCTGAAGTTTCATGAAAAATTTTATTAGAAAATATATTGTTTAATTTTTTTAGTTGATCACCTGTTGTATGGTAATGACTTGTTATAATAAGAATTTTTTTATTTTTAAATACTTCATAAAATTTATAATCTTTGTGATCCATAAAATAATACGGTTCTAAAGATTGAACACATATAAGTTCAGGAGTAAAATTGATGTTATTTTTTATGATATAGTTGTAAAAAGATTTTGCTTGATGATGCATTCCAGCATTCCATACACCGAGTAACTCGCAATTTAGTATTGATTTATTATATAAATTAGTATATTCAATTATATCTTCATTACAATTGAATTTAATACCTGCATTATGCAACATTGCTTTCATTAATTCATTTGAATTATAAGTATTACTCAAGATATTTCCAGTAAATAATGCTTCATTACCAGATAGTCTTCCAATATAAAAATTTTCATTATTTTTTTGTTTTTCCAGTATAAAATTTTGCATAGCTAAAAAATTACTTGTTTTATCATCATTAGTAAAATGTAAGTTATCTTTTTGTAGTATATTTTTTTCTAAAAACATTTATGTATTTTAAATTTAATATAAATTTATATTTTAGACGAAAGTTGTGTTAAAGATATTATTTTATATTTTAATATAATTTTATTAAATGAATTCAGAACATGAATTACCATATATTATATCATTTTCTGAAAAAAATGATAGTACTAGATGTGGAAAATTAGTTGCTATAAATGATTATGAAATTTACATGCCAATCAAACGTATTTTTTATTTGTATGATTTCAAGAATGACCAAACTCTCAATCAACGAGGTTGTCATGCGCATCAAAATACAACTCAAATTTTAATCATGTTGAGTGGAAGTGTAGATATAGAAACCAAACATTTAGAAACAAGGGAAGAAAGAAATTTCAAGTTGAATACACCAAATACGGCACTGAAACTACCTATAAACAACTATATAAACTTGAAAAATTTTACAGAAAATTCAATCATGATAGTTTTATGTGATAAAATTTTTGAAGAAGATGTTTATATCAAATATTAAAGTTGTGACGTAACTTGATTCAGTTTTTCATATATATATAAATCAGCAGAGGACTCGGAAGGATATTCGTTGTTTATCAATTTCCAATTACTATATGTACTTTCAATGAAAGGTGTAAATTTTCTATGTTTAACACGAGTTCCTATTTCGTATGGTAAATCTTCATTACTAGAATATATGATTACATATTTTTTTGATAAATTTAAAAGGTCTTGAATATAAGAATAGTATACAGAATCTTCAATTAAATAATATAGTACATCTAATGACAAACCAAAATCTCCATGTTGTATTTTTGAAAAATCATCTTCGTTGAAACCGTCAACACAGTAAAATTTTTTAAAAATATCATTTTCAAATTTAATTTTACATTTTTCTATCACTGTTGGAGAAATATCTAATCCTATATAGTTGATATTACTAATATTGAATAAAGACAATTGATTCCCATCACCAACACCAAAATCTATAATAATATTTATGTTATTTTTACTAATAAATTCATCTACTATATTTTTTTAAATAGTCCTAAATGATTATAAGAACCTGATCCTGAATTATCGTTAGATAAATAACGATTTTCCTAATATTTATTTGAGCTAAAATTCATTTATATATTATAATATTAAATAATATATAAATGAAATTATTGGTTGTTCTGACTCAATATAAAAGGAATCATTTAGAAAATCAATTAAAAAGTATATATTCTCAAACATTGAAACCAGACTATATTGTAGTTTTTCAAAATGAAAATTATATTGACATAATTAAATTAAAAGAACAATATAATTTTATACATATTAAAAGTGATTACAATACAAAATATTTTGGAAGATTTTCTATTTGTTTTTCTTTTCCAGTGGATTATTGTGTAGTATTAGATGATGATATAATTCCTGGAAAAAATTGTTTAAAAAATCATATAGAAGAATGTATTCGTTTGAATGGAATTATTGGAGGAAGTGGTAGAATTGGATATTTCAATGAAAAAAGTTCTTGTTTAAAACACCCACCTGATGTTGGAAATAGAAATCAAACAACAATGGTAGATTTTGTAGGTCATTTATGGTGTTTCAAAAAAATATGGTTGCACTATATGTTTTCAATAGAACCTTTTACTTATGATACTGGAGAAGATATGCATTTATGTTATAGTTCCAAACTTCTTGGAAATATTAATAGTTATACTTGTATTCAAAATTGTATAGAAGATATGTCTGACATAACAAATAATGAACTATCTGTAGACTCACATTCTTCATTTCTTACCACAAGTCAAGAATTAAGACAAAATGTGGAAAAATATTTTATTGATAATTATAATTTAAAATTAATTGAGGAAAATTAAATACTGTAATATAGTAAATGTCAATTGAACCAATAATAGATTATGCAAAACAAAAATTTAATAACAAACTGATTACGTGTTTAGAAATTGGTGCTCGTTATGGAGAGTCGTCAAAGTTAATTTTGCAAACTTCAATGTTGATAAATATTACATAATTGACCCATACACTAGCTATGATGAATATTGTATAGATGGGTTCAACTCTATAATAAAAAATGATACAGAAGATGTAATTTATGAAACTATAAAAAAGAATTAACTTCTTTGAATAAAAACATGATATTTTATAGAACATTTTATTCTGATACTAATACTATAAATAAAATACAAGATAATAGTATTGATTTAATATTTATTGATGCAAATCATACATACAAGTATGTTTTAGAAGATTTGAATAATTATTTTCCAAAATTAAAAGAAGGTGGAATTTTTTGTGGAGATGATTTTTTTATGAGACTACATGAAAATGATGTAAAAAATATGGGAGGATATGATGAACCAATGGTATATGAAGCTGTATTAGATTTTTGTAAAATCAATAATAAAAATTACATAGAATTTGGAGAACATAATGGTTATGGTAAAGTATTTAGAGTATACTAAAAATATAAATTATTTTAATATATAAAATGATTTATTTAAAATCATATTGTTACAGTTCACATGAACTTCCATTTGTTATTGCAAATCTTGACGAAGGGTATGATTATATTGATAAATTAATATTATATGAATACAACTACACCCATACTGGAATAAAAAAAGATTACGAAATGGAAAAAGTTATTCATTTAGTTCCAGAAAAATTAAGAAAAAAACTAGACTATAAAAAAATAGATTTAACAAATTATATAGAATATGCTTACGAAAGTAATGAAAAAAACTCATCTATAATTCATAATATAAATGAACCTATTCAACGTTCTTGGTTATTCAATGATTTGTCTTATAATTTGATGGATGATGATATTATAATTGATACTGATATAGATGAAATAATTTATTCAAAAAATTATCCTAATTTATTATATGAGTTAAAATTAAAAAATGAACCTTTCAGCATAAAATTGAACCAATTTTTTTTCAAGCATACTTACCTGTGGAGCGACTTAATATTTACAAGTCCAACAATTTATAAATACAAGATGGTAAAATATGAAAATAAAAAAATAAAAAGTTTGTTTATAAAAAACTTAAGAGATTTATCCTTAAAGTCCGATGAAATTTGTGGTTGTCATATGAGTTGGGTAATGAATATTGAGTTCATGATAAATAAACTGCATTATTATAGCCACCCCGAATATAGAAAATTTTCAAATAAAGAAGTACTACAAAAAGCCATAGAAGAAAAAAAGTATATATTTGATCTTGAAAGACCTTTTGATATAATACAATTGGATTTGAATGATGATAGAATACCAAAAGTATTACAAAAAAAAGATATTTTTGACTATTTGGTATGACTATCTATATTTTATATTCTATCATGAATATTCTTTGTTTGTAGGTGTTTTTCCATTCCCCAACCTTTATATAATTTGGTAAATCAATTACGTTTAAATAAATTTCATTACCCCAACCTCCTTTAGGAAATTCGTCTATAAAATATTTTGGTACATATAAATTTTTTAAATATGGATTTATCAAATACAATAAAAACCCAAAAGAGCCAAATCCTATTATTAAATTTTCAACATTAGATAAAATTTCCAATTCTTTTTCAAGTGTATTTTGTATTCTCTTTACTTTTGAATTTTTTAATAATTCATCAACACATGGATTAGAATTGTCTTCTGCAATCAAATAGACAGTTTGATATTTTTCAATAATATTTTTGTAATAACATAGTGGTGGTTGAACATATGAAGAGTGTGGTTCTGAAGAAAAAATATCACCGCTTCTTATATGAATAAAAATTTCATCTGATTTATTTTTATTATAGGTATTAGCTTTGTACGTTGGTTTGAAAATAGGTCTAATAAAGTTATTAAAAATATTTTTCATTTCATGTGGTTCAGGATCTTCTAATCCAAATTTTTTCAAATAAAAAAAACTATCATATATAATTTGTTTTTGTATAGTTTTATTATTATCAAGTACTATCATTGAAGAAGTAAATAATTCATGTACAGGAAATTCTATTATTGAGTATTCCTTCTTTCTTGCATAATATATTGCTCTTATTAATTGTAACATATTATTTCCAGTTCTTCCGAACCATTCATTAATTACAATCATTGTGTAAATAATATAATATTAAAAAGGAAATATTTTTACATCATAATCTTGTATTACATTCATGATGTATGCAATAGTATCTTCGTGAATTGTATTGTATATGGGTAAGGATACAATTCTATCTGCTAATTTTTCTGTGTTTGAAAAAGTGAGATGATTCAACTCTAGAAATGCTTCACTTTTGTAAAAAGGTATCTTGTAATGAACTAATGACTGAACGCCATGTTTACTTAAATACTCCATAAAATCATCTCTATTAATTTTTTCATCTAGTTTTACAACATATAAATGATATGAGTGGTTTACTAGAATGTCACTATTTTTAATATGCCGAAATAAAAATGGAACGTCTTTGTAAAATTTTGCCATATTTTTTTTATGAAAAATTCTATTACCAATATCATCAAATTTAGAAATTAAAAACATTGCTTGAATAGTATCTAATCTTGAATTTGTACCAATCAAGTCGTGATGATATTTTACAACACTTCCTAAATTTCTCATTTTTTTCAATTGTAAATAATAATTTTCATTATTAGTACAAATCGCTCCGGCATCACCTAGTGCTCCTAAATTTTTTGATGGATAAAAACTGAAACATGAAATATCTCCAAAAGATCCGGTCATTTTACCATTATATGTTGTACCTTGTGATTGAGCACAGTCTTCAATCAATTTAATATTATTTTCTTTACAAATAAATTGAACCAACTCCATATTACAACAGTCTCCGTACAAATGAACAACTATGACAGCCTTTGTTTTGCTTGTTATTTTACGTTGAAATTCTTCAATATCAAATAGCCCATTTTCATCGCAATCTATTAATACAAGTTTACCACCAGATTTCAATGCACCAAATGCTGAAGCAACATATGCATTTGCTTGAATAATTATTTCATCTTCAGGTTCAAAATTTAACAACTGGAAAGCTAATTCTAGAGCGCTTGTTCCACAACTTACACCTACACAATAGTGTACATCTATGTAGTTTGCAAGTTTTTTTTCAAACATCTCTACTTCTTCTCCTAAAATATAGTTTCCCTTTTGAATCATAGTTTGTAAGTCTTTGATAAAAATATCTGAAAATAAAGCGTTGTACTCGTCTACATTATTTATTGAAACTTTACAGTTTTGTATTTTCGCATTCAATCCTGCCATAAACAATACAATATAAACATATTATTTTGTCTTGAAAAAAACATAAATGACGAGTTTTCGTTCAGATGAAATAAATAATAATATATTTATTTTTAATATGAAGATTTTTTTGAAAAATATATCTCATTATTTTTTAACCACTGGAAATAACGATATAAGAAAACAGCATATGCTAGATGAATTTAATGAATACAATTTGATTGAAGTGAATCCTATTTTGAATATCAGTAAATTCAAATCTGGAGCCACAGGATTTTCAAAAATGATTGATTTAGCATTACGCACACAAGATAGAACAAAACCATTTCAACCGTTTATAATGTATGAGGATGACTGCTCTAAATATAGAGAGATACCCGAGTTTATTGAAATTCCGGATGACGCGGATTTATGTTATATAGGTATATCCATAGGAAGTATGAATAAAGATACTGACCAAGTAGGAACTTATTTTAATCATGTAAGTAGCGATGTTGTTAGAATATATCATATGTTAGCCACACATGGAATTATGGTTTGTTCTGCATCTGGTGCACTAGCGATACAAAAATCTGTTCTAGAAACATATGAAAAAGATTTACCTTGGGATATCTGTCTGGCCTATATTCAACCGTATTATAATGTGTATGCATTGAAATCTCCTTTAGTTTATCAAGATGGTAAATATGGAGGATATGAAAAATCCACAAAATTTTCAATAGAATCTACTCTAGATAATCCTCTTCCACCTCATTATATAAATAGAACAAATAGTTCAATCGTCACTTGTTCAAATCTATAATTTTTCAATAATAGATTTTATTTTTTTGAAAGATTCACCGTCACCAAATGGACATGGCTTATTTACAACATAATCGTAATTTATGATATTAAATATATTGTTAAGCTCACTAGGGTTGTTGCATAAAATTCCATGGTGTTCTAATACTTCTGGTCTCTCTGTATCCACTCTACAAATAATAATTTTTTTATTTAAGAAACTGGCTTCTTCTTGAATACCACCACTATCAGATATAATGAATTTGCACTTTTTAATAAAATGAATAGTTTCATCATGTGTAAGTGGATCAATAACATTAACTTTTTTTAAAATATTACGATGAATTTGTACCATTGGATTTGGATGTATTGGTAAAACAAAAGTTAGATCTAAATTATCATTTGCCAATTTTTCTATAACATTAAACCATTTATCCATAATTTTAATGTTATTTCGTCTATGAAGTGTAACTAAAATTATATTTTCATATTCACAATGATCTTTTGTTATATTGTCAAGACCTGTATTTCCTACAACATAAATACAGTTTTCCTCAATACCTTCTTTTAATAAATTTGATTTGTTTAAAAAAGTTGGACATAAATGTATATTAGCAATACGAGTTATAAGTTGACGATTTAGTTCTTCAGGAAAGGGGTCGGAAGTATTATGTGTTCTTAATCCGGCTTCAAGATGTATAACTTTTTTATTGTAATGAAATGCTGAAAGAGCAACTGCAAATGCTGTGCTAGTATCTCCTTGTACAATAACATAATCAACTTCATTGAAAATAAAAGAATTTTTCAAAATATGAATACAAATATTATTCAACCGATTATCTGATTGATTTTCTACAAATTCTAAATGAAAATCAACGTTAACATTTGTTAATAAATCTTTATGTTGTCCAGTAAAACATGTTTTTATATTAGATAAATTTTCAATAAGAGATTTTACCTTGATATATTCTGGACGCGTACCAAAACAAATTAAAATCATACAATTAAAATATACTGAAACTGTATACATATTTTAATTATTTTATTTTCTCAAAGTTCACTGAATATATGTAAAAATATGAATAATTGGCGTTGTATTGCTTGAAATATAATCAAAGAATTATCTATAATAAAATGTCATCCGATTGTGTCCCAAAAAAAATATTCATCGTTCCTTATAGAAATCGTCCAGAGCAAAAATTTTTTTTTTGTAAATGGATGAAATTTCTTTTAGAACACGAAACTGATTATGAAATTTATTTCTCTCACCAAATGGATGAAAGAAGTTTCAACCGAGGAGCTGTAAAAAATATTGGATTTTTAGCAATGAAAAAAAAATATCCAGCCGAGTATAAAAATATTACTTTTATTTTTAATGACTTGGATACTATGCCTTTCAATAGAATATTTGACTATGAAACTACTATCGGAACTGTAAAACACTATTATGGATTTGAACACTCATTAGGAGGAATTGTCGCAATAAAAGGACAAGATTTTGAAAAAGTAAATGGTTATCCAAATTTTTGGTCATGGGGTATGGAAGATAATTATTTACAACGTAGATGCGAAAAAAATGGTTTAAAAATTGATAGAAGCCAATTTCATAAAATTGGCAGCCCACAAATGTTGCAACTGTTTGATGGAATTAGCCGAATAATAAATCGCAAAGATTCAAAGAGAAGAAATAATGATAAAACTGGATTGTCCACAATTTATAAATTGCAATATTCTATTGACACAACCTCTAAAAGTCACAAAGATAATATTTTCCATGGGCATGTTGAAAATTTTCAATATATTAATATTGACCATTTTTTAACAGAAACAAAATTTGAAAATGATGAATATTTTTTGTATGACTTGAGAGAACCAAAAAGAAATTTGGTGAATCCTGTTCAAGAAAAAAAAACAAATGATTTTATAAAAGATGCAACTACTTGGACAGACATTCCTTACTATCCTACAACAGAAGAACAGAGAGAAATTATACTAAATTCAAACCAGTCTCCAATACCATATCCAACAGTACCTATACAAACGTTCAACTTGAATAATAATTTTCAACAACAACAACAACAACAACAACAACAACAACAACAACAACAACAACAACAACAACAACAACAACAACAACAACAAAAACTTGTCCAACCTTTTAAACGAGTTCCTCACATTTTTTCAGCAGAGTATGCAAAATATACAAATACACGTCCTAGAGCCACAACAAGCGCGAATATTGGTCTAGGAGGAATCAAGAGATAAAATTATTTCTTTTGAAAAAATTATTTGCTTCTTCTAAATCAGGAATAGAGTTCACATTTATAATTTCATAACTTTTTTCTCTCTCAAGTTCATGCCCATAAATATGGAACCCGTTTTCTTTGGATATGTGAATTAAATCTGTAAGATAGTACTCTTTATTTTTATTTTCATTTTTTATCAAAGGAATACAAGATAATAAAACTCCAAGTTGAATGTTATATACACCACAATTAATAATTGTATTTTTTCTCTCTTCTTCTGTACAGTCCTTCTCCTCAATAATATGACTAATTTTACATCCATCATCATCATCATAGAAAATACGTCCACATCCAAACGGATTTATTGCATCTGTTACTAATAATGCGTTTTTATCATGAGAAAGAAGTCCGCCAATTGTATCTTTGCTCAAAAGTGGAACATCTCCCGATAAAATGAGAACTTTGGTTTCATATGAAATGTCAGAGTTTTCTGTAAAAAAAGAAAGACAACATTTTACTGCATCTCCCGTGCCTTGCACTTTAAGTTCTCCGGTTTCAGGATTTCCAACTTCTTCTTGAATGCAAAATTCAAAAACTGGTTTTCTATCTGGAAACCAAAATTCAATAGCATCTTCTATTACTTGTTTATATTTACCAACAACTATTAGAATTTTGTCACATCCCAAATCTAATGCGTGTTGAATCGGATAATAAATCATGGGTTTATCATTTACTAAATGAAGGACTTTGGGTATTTCTGATTTCATACGTTTTCCTAACCCACCTGCAAGAATAATTGTCACAAACTTTGTAGACATTTACTATATATTTCAATACTTGAAAAATATAGTAAAATAAACCCATCATCAAATCACCCCGAATCACTGAATGATTTTTAGTAGGGAACCCAGGTTCCCCTACAACCCCTCCTGAAAATTTTTTTATTATCAAAAATTTAAATCTCATTCCATTTTTGATAATATAATTTTTATTTTAATAAAGTAATTTTATTACGATGAATAAATTTGGGGTACCGGTGGAAATAGCTAATTATTTTTGACACTATTTTATTTTTTCCATACATAAATATTCTCTTTATAATCATTTTGACGTTTGCTTTTTTTCATCGGCATAATTTCATTTGTAATTCCAAAAAGAGGAACACAAACACTTTCATAAATTTCTTTATTCACATTTAAAATATAATATCCTCCTTTCACTAGATGTTGAAATGTTTTCTCAAACAATGGTTTGTAAAATTTTAAATTCATGTCTTCTTTAGACACGTATTCTGTATTATTAGAGTATTTTTCCAAAAAATAATAAGGAGGGCTCGTAAAAACCATGTCATAGTTGGGTAAATTTTCATAGTTCACAGTCAACGCATTTTCAAAAATCATGTTGACAGCTGTCACGCTTCCCCGATCCTGTAAAAAATTGCAAAGGTCTTTATATGGTATTTCTAATTTATTATTTATGTCAATTCCAATATAAAGAGGCACAGCCATGGCTGAAGCCCCAACAAGACGTCCTCCCCAACCCGCACAAATATCTAGTACACAAGTCGGTTTATATTTTTTATAGATTTCCATCGCCATAATTGGACGAAAAATATTGATTGCACTGATGCATATGTTGTACACTTCTTTCCAAACAATATATTTATTTTTTGTTTTATTTTTATTTTTAACAGTTTCATAATAAGTAAGCATATTCTGTATAAATTTCTTTTTTTTGAACTCGTCTAATCTTTCTATAAATTCATAATAGTTGATTCCGTATTTTCCTCTTGTATGTAAACGTTCTTCAAATGTAAAAAAATCCACAATATTATTTCCGATGCGACATCTTTCTGAAATTTCAGAAGGATCTCTTGTTTTTGCAATATTTTCCAATTCTTGATAGTCCAAGATGGCATCCTGAATAGAAATATCCTTAATACTTTTGGAAATTTCTTTAGAAGAGAGAAGAGTATCCATTACAACTATCATGTATCCGGATAAAAAATGAAAAGTTATAACACAGAATATTTACGTGGTTTTTCAACATGTATAATATACATTTCGTAAGCCATACTTTTTAAAACATTTATTCAAGAAACACTGGCATTCTGGGCATGGTCTAGAGTTTACAAAATTATCGCTATTGTCTCCTCTTCCACAACGAATAACATACATGTCAGCATCCTTCAATTTTGTATAGTCTCCTAGTTTTTTTACAACATTTCGTTCAGCGTGGATTGTTCCATTTGAATATCCGACACCTTTACTTCTAGATCCTAGACGATTTGTTGCTTCTGCAATAATTTTTCCACGAGAAACAATTACCGCAATGTGAACACTTGTAACGTGGGATAGTCTCATTTTTGTAGTTCTAGGATCATTTCGGAATCTTTCCAAAATTTCATTGTACTTTGCAGTCGGCTTCTCGGCATCATTTTCTATTTTAGGTTCAGTGATCATAATTTTATATATTTCTTACTATTTGGAATAGTAGTAAACTTTTATTTCATTTTTATTCCATATCTTTGAAATATTTTGCAGTATTTATATGCAGAATAGTATTTTTAAAAATAGAATTCATATGAAATCCAACTGCATAGTCTTCTAAATATTCATTGGAAATTACATCTGTTTTAATTATCAAATCATATACAGCCTCGGATGAGAGAATATAAAATCTTCCTGAACAATATTTAGTTTCATAAACCGGCAAATACTCGGGTAGCTCTGGATGAATCGTGTGATACTTGCTCAAGTAACGGTGAGGTACATTTACAATATTTCCAGCATAGTGAACTTTTGGACTTTTTAATTTTACTATATTCATAATTGTTTTGAAAAATTTTGTAGAATCTTTTTCACAAAGTATTTGATCATCATCTGTTTTTAATATATATGATGGTGTATAGGTTTTCATTATTGCTTTGTATGATGCAATGACCTTTTTAGGAAGAGAAACATAGTCATCTGGTGTTTTTACCCAAAGTATTTTTACATCTTCTTCAAGTAAAAAATCAGAATCCAAATTCGGGTTTCCTAAAACGTGATAATAAGGAATTTCCAAAGTTTTCAACCAAGTTTCTCTCTGTTTTTCTGCCTTGTAAGTATATTTTTTACAATTCATTATTAATAATACAAAATCTACATCAATCTTTTGTTTTTCTTTATTTTTTTTCTCCATAAATAAAGAATTATAAATTATTTTATATCAAAATACATATATAACAATATAGTTTATGAATCAAATCATTCATACAATTATAAATAATTATATATTTACAACAAAATTAGTATATACTCCGCATGACATTCAACAGGGAATGATGAATTCTAGATTTGGAAAAGATTTTGATAGTATGTTGTTTGTATTTCCTAAAGAAAATTCTGAACCCACTGCATATGATGATGCTGATGTATACATAATGATGCAGTATGATTCTATAGTAAATGTGCGTAAAAACTATCACTGTTTTTGGATGAAAAATTGCATTATTCCGTTAGATATGATATTTATAAAAAATAATATAGTTCAACAAGTACATCACTCTAGCGAACCTTGTTCAATAGGTAAAGAATGTGAAACATATTGTGGATTTGCGGATTTTGTTTTAGAGGTAGATGGAGGAACTTGTAAAAGATGTGGAATATCCATCGGAAGTATTGTTAAATTTACAAAATAATGATAATAATAATTTAAAGATAATAATAAAAATTATTATATATAATGAGTGAAATAAATCAAGATTTAAAAATTGATCAGATTAAAGATGTCGGAATTTTTTTTATGAAAAAATATCGTGAATGCAACAATGAGGTAAGACACAAGTACCGTTTATATTCAGGACACCATCCGTGTATGTTTCTTTTAGATGAACATATAAAATATCGCAGAGAATATAAAAATAAGATGAATGAAATAATACAAAAATATGATAAATAAATTACGACACATAATTCATGAAATTTTTACCCAATTTTTTTCCAATCCCTATATGTTGGAAATAAATCGCTTACATCAATATTTTCTCCACTTCCACAAAACCATCTACTTGGATAACATACAATTTTTGTTGGATTTTGATTAAAATATGAACCAAACCAACTGAATGAACTGTTTGCTATGATATTACTATGACAGCAACTCATCATTATCATTTGTTCCCAATCTTCCATGGAATCTATTGCTTTTTCAAATTCGCATCTAGGAAATTTTATTTCAAGTTGACTCACCATTTCTCTAACAGTATCATTATCTTCTTCTTCACAAAAATAAATTATTTTAGTCAAAGATGGGCGGTTTTCCAAAATATGAGAGAGAGAATTGATATAGTAATCCAAACTCATAATTGGATGAAAATAGCTAACTTTTTTGTAATCTCCTAGACGGAAATGCATAGATATACAGTCCTTCACCTGAAAACCATATTTTTCAATGCATTCTTTTTTTCTCTCTTCAAATTGAATAAGTCGGAGAATCGTTGGGAAAGATTTTTCAAAATACTTGTAACTTTGAAAATATCCATCCAACATGACATGTTGACCATCTTCATACGGATATTCCAATTTTGTGTAATGAAATCCTTTCTCTCTTACAACAGCTGCATCATCCATTGGTAGTTGTTTAAATGTGAAGTGTATAATAGACTTTAAAAAAGTCTTCCAGTAAACTGACCTTGGTGATATTACACTGGGTGAATTTTCTGTATACTTGAATATAAATTTTTGTTTATTTTCTATAGCATAAGAAATTGTGGCAAAAATTTGAAACAACTGATTTCCAAGCCCGCCTTTTAAATTACAAGAAATCATTCAATACATATATTTGTGGTGAATCATTTAAGCTGATTTTATAAAAAAATGTTAGTATATATTATATAGCTATGTCTATCATGAAAATAAATAAAATAAAAAAAATACTCAAATATATAGCATATTTCATAGTATTTTTCATTGCATTTTGTATTTTTGCGGCAGGCATGTATTATATTGTAGATACTTTTTTCGTAAAGATGAATAACATTGGTAGAGGATTTTGTCATGAATCACAACCTTATATTTTACCCAAAGTATACAAGAATTTCATTACAGAAGAAGAAAAACAATATATTATAAATAAAGCTACTCCATTTTTTGAAAAAAGTGGTCTAGTCTCGGATACAGAATTTGATGATTCTGTTCGTAAAAGTGAGACTGCCTGGATTTCGCGCGATGATTCTGTTGTAAAATCTATTATAAAACGCGTTTGTAGTTTAACGGGTGTTCCTTTTGAGAATGCAGAAAGTCTACAAGTTGTGAAATATGGACCAAATGGGTTTTATATAGAACATCATGATTCTTTTTGTAGAAATACGAAAGAAGATTACGAAGCTCAACTGAATGGAGGACAGCGCCTAATTACAATGTTGCTTTATCTAACAGACGAATTTGAAGGAGGCGCGACAAGATTTCCCAATTTGAATTTAGATATGAAACCTGACGCAAATAGCGGAATTTTATTTTATCCCTTACAGAAGAATGGAAACAAGTGTCATCCTCATGCTCTTCATGGAGGATTGCCTGTTATATCTGGACAAAAATACATTGCCAATATTTGGTTGAGGGAAGGAAAATTTTACGAGTAATCAAAAATCTTCTGTAAAATCAAACGTGTTTTCGTCTTTCGTCTTTGTGGCGAGAGCATATTCCGATACACGTTTTTCAAAAAAGTTGGACTTTCCTTCTAGTGAAATAAGTTCCATGAATTCAAATGGATTCGCGGCATTGTATATTTTATCATAACCTAGTTGAACAGAAAGACGATCCGCGACAAATTGAATATACTGTGTCATGAGTTGAGAATTCATTCCAATAAGACGGCATGGAAGAGCCTCGCAAATAAACTCGGTTTCTATTTCAACGGCTTCCTTGATAATTTCGTAGATGCGCGATTTGCTTACATTCTTCTTTTGCAATTTGTTGAACAAGAGAATGGCAAACTCTGTATGAAGCGCCTCATCGCGCGAGATGAGTTCATTAGAAAAAGTTAAGCCGGGCATGAGTCCACGTTTTTTCAACCAAAAAATGCTGCAAAATGCTCCGCTGAAAAAAATTCCTTCAATACAGGCAAATGCAATGAGACGCGTGGCAAAACTACTGCGGTTATCCTTGATCCATTTTTGTGCCCATTCTGCCTTTTTTTTAATGCATGGAAATGTTTCAACTGCATTAAACAGTCTGTCTTTTTCTTCTTCATTTTTTATATAAGTGTCAATAAGCATGCTATAACTTTCACTATGGATATTTTCGATAGCAATTTGGAATCCGTAAAATGCTCTGGCTTCCGCGAGTTGAACGTCTCCCATAAAACGCGCCGCCAAATTTTCCAAGACGATTCCATCCGACGCTGCAAAAAACGCAAGAATCATGGAAACAAAATATTTTTCATCCGGATTTAGCTTTTCCCAATCAATCAAATCTTTACTTAAATCAATTTCTTCGGCTCGCCAAAAACAGTCTACTTGCTTTTTATACATTTTCCATATGTCTTGATCTCTAATTGGAAACATTACGTAGCGTTTATCGTCAGGAGTGAGAAGAACATCGTTTATTTTTGACATGTCCTAAATAATATATAGGGAAGATTTTATATTTTAATAAATATGATTTATGAATATTTTATTACTTTGTTATAATTTCAACTTTATTTTATTACTGTAATATAACATGATGAGTTCTACAATTTCAAGTTTTGATAAAAATAGTAACAAGCTTAAAAACTATGAAAAAAAATATAATGAAGACATGTACGAAAATATTCATCAAGAGTACATGGATCTTGCAACACGAGATTTATTATTAATGAAGATAGAGTCGCAAATAGAATCCAAACGAAGACTTTTAATGGAAAAGAAAAAATTTTTGGAAAAAACTTCTAATGAAAATGATTTTTTGAAATTGGTTTTACGGGACTATACTAAATATTATGACAAGATTAAAGAAGAAAAGGAGAATCAAATTCGTACGATGAGCATGTTAGATCAATATATAAAAAATATAATTAAAACAGGAAAACTTACAGAGGCGGATATTGAAGAGGCGCGAAAAGATCAAAAACTTATTTTGGGAGAGATTGAGACTGTCCGTAAAGAGTTGGACGATGTTTGTGTGAAGCCTCCCAAAAAATGATTAAAATTTATACAGTTGATCTGTTCAATGGTATAAATTTTAGAGTTTATTACAGTAAAGATTATAATCTTGATTCAGCAGTTAACTGGTCAAGAGTTTAAAAAGATGGTGAAGATGATTTTTTAGAACGACTTCTTTTACGCTGGGTTGTTGTTCTAGTAAATTTTCTGGTTGAGCCGTAGACATATCCGCCCTTCATTGTTCCAGATTTTCTGGGATGTTTACGTATCGTATATTTGGGGCGTTTTTCTTTTTTATTTTTTGCTGATTTATTTCCTCCGCGTTTTCCTTTTTGTCTTCCTTCATATTTTTTATTATGTTGTTCAGTTGGACCATGAGGTATGCCTCCAAGAAAAGCAGGTTCATGAGGACCATGAACAATAGGATTAAGTCTAGTATTTCCTTTTTTTGTTCTAAACCCGAACCAAGATTGGTCTGGTTGTTGTAACTCTGCAGGAGGCTGTAGTCCAAGTAAAGAACTATTAGAACGACTCATTCCTTGTTGTTCATCTCCCTCTGGTGTAGATTCTTCATCTGGAGTACCAGGTCTAGAAGGAGGAATTATATCAAATGGAGTAGGTCCAGAAGGTCCAGAAGGTCCAGAAGGCCCCGAGGGGCCAGAAGGGCCCGAAGTTTCTTGTTGAACATTTTCAAAAGGATTTGTACTTTTTTTGCAAACCTGTTCAAGAGATGCTATAATAGTTTCTATTTCTCCGGGTATTGTTCCATTATCCGTCATATTTCTTATACTTTGAGTAAGTCCATCAATAACTTGTCGTAACTGTAAATCAAGTGCGTCTTTCTCATTATTTAATTGTTGAATTTTAGCGTTTGCTTCGCGTAACCTATTTTCTAGATCTCCACAAGAACCATTTCTTTGATCTAGTTCTCTTTGCAAGTCAGTTAATTTAGCATTTAAAATTTCATATTGAGCTTCCACTTCTCGTAATTTCATATTGCATGTGTCTAACTGTATTTGTTTTTCTTCATTCTCTTTTTCAAGTCTTTGAATTTGTTGCATTCTTGCAGAAGAATCTTCTTGACTCATTTGAGTTGCTTCATCAATAGCTTTCTGATTATTTGCAATTTGCCCTTGGAGTTCTTGTATTGTTTTATTTAATTCATCTTTTTCTGCGGTATCTTTCAATTGATTTTCAATATTTCTAAACTCGTCTATTAGTCTTTGTTTATTTTCTTGTTCTTTTTGAAGTTCTCCACGTAATTGAGCTTCTTGTTCAGTTAGTCTAGCAACTTGATCCATAAGTTCTCTATTTCGTCTATTTAATTCTTCTATTTGAGCTCTAGATCCACTAACATTATCATCATGTTCTTTGCAACGTATTTTTAGTTCTTCAATTTTTTCTTTGATACGTTCAATTCCAGCTAAAATAGCGTATTTAATTCCGTCTTGAATTTGATTTTTTTGATCAATTTGCCCTTTCAACTGATTTAATGTTTGTATTAAAGCTTGTGGATTATTTGCAACTTGAATTTCAGCCTCAACATGAGGTAATTCATCATCATTATCAGCCATTACACCTACTATAAGTAAATATTATTTTCTAAATTAAAAAATAAAATTAACCTTTTGTGTTTTCTTTTTTTCTGTTTCTACTTATTGATTATAAATTTGCAAGCATACCTCTTAAAGAAGGGTATATAGAACAATCGCTTGGCCATTTTCCTGTTCGTTCTTTATGAAATATATTTTTTGGAGATTTCCAAAGTTGAATAATTTTTTTCCTCTTTTCTAAAGTTTTCCTCCAACATCTTTGAATAATTCTTATCCAAAATGTTTTTAAAATCGCAATATATTCATCTCCCTTTAAATAAAAACATTCCGCAATTTCAGGTTTGATGTAATGCTCGTTTGAAATAATTTTGGCATAATTTCTTAACAATGAATGTTTTATTCTATCTCCATATTTTCTATAAAACATGATATATCTAGCTTGATAAAGGGAGGCAATTGAGTATATTGACTCATTATCATCATCTGCGTGACTATAGTCATCTTCATCTTCATATTCAGAAAAGTCATCAGTGAATGACGTAAATTCTTCAATCACAATATATTGTCCCTTTACACTTGGATCACTAAATTCTTTTGAAAATCCGTGAAATTTTTCATGGTAAAGCTCACATAAAACAAGTTTATTTTTCATTTACTATATTACTGCAAATTATTTCCTTTATTGAAATCAACTTTTTTTATAAACAATATATATACAATGAAATTTGAAAAGTTTGTTTCTAAATTATTGGCAAATAAATATGTCTTGTATATTGTTTCAGTTTTAGCAATACTATCTGTCATGGGATACATGATTATGGGAAAATTTCAAGCAGTTTTAGTATTTATTTTAATTGGATGCATTATGACATATTTTAGTAAAAATATGATTATTATTTTATTGACTCCTTTAGTATTTACTTCTTTACTTATTTCAGTTTCAAGAAGAGAAGGATTTGCTACAAAAACATCAGGAGCTGGTACTGCTAATTCTGCAACTGGCGCGATAGCTCCTCAAGGAACCGGGAGTAAAGCGGCGGCAACATCAAATTCAACCACACCCTCTCGTGATACTGAAATTGCTGGAACTGATGCTATTGAATCAGTATCACCTTCCGTTGAAGGAGGAGATGTTGTAGTAGAGAGTGATTATGGTGACTTCACTGGTGATATTAATGGTGATAATACTGGTCATTTTGATGATGGTTTTGAAGTAGGTAGAAAAAATCAAAATAGATTAGACTACGGAAGTACGTTGGAAGCTGCGTATGAAGACTTGAATAAAGCTTTAGGTAGCGATGGAATTCGTCGTTTAACAGATGATACACAAAGACTCATGAAACAACAATTAGAATTGGCAGATGCAATGAAAGGAATGACACCCATGTTGAAACAAGCTCAAGATATGTTGAAGAGTTTAAATATTACGGAACTAGGTGATGTTACTAGTTTAATTAAACAAATGGGTGGAACTTCCATTATGAAACCTCAAACGTCATAAATCTTTAGCATATAATTGTTTTATTTACATATAATAAATAAAACAATGAAAAAATGTCCTCCAGGAGTAATTTGTATTGAAAATGCTACACTGGGTTTAGTTATTTTATCAATAATCGGTATATTTTTATATTTATATTCAAAGTTACAATACGCTCCGTCATCTGTAAACTATGTACAAGAGATTAAAATTAAAGAATCTCCTTCAGTAGAAACCCCGAATATAATGATGACTCCCGGATTTTTTATGCGTCCAAGTTATCCTTACAATAATTTACCAACAAAAGATGTTTTATTAGACCCTTATTCTCCTCCATTGAAAGACGAGAGATATTTTATTCCTGAAATGGCGAGGGGGCCGCCTGGAACTATACCAATCAATATTTCAACAAATATTGGAGCGGTAGATACAACATATCGTCAAGTTGGCATTTTAACACCCTTGAATAAGGGAAATGGAGAGAAAATACTTCCACTTATGGGTCGTCCACTTTTTGTGAATAGAGATAAATGGCAGTATTATAGCATGAGTGAACAATTTCATAGTATGAAGCTTCCTATTATATACAAAGGAAAAAGTGCAACAAATGAATATGGTGTTGATAAACTTTATGACGGATATAATGTATATGTAGAAGGATATGATAAACCATTTCGCATAACCTTGTATGATAATGATGTTATTAAATATCTTCCATTTTTATGAATTTGTTTGAGGTTGAGTTTCAGTGTTTAGTTGAGATTCAGGATTTTGTTGAGCTTTATTTTTTTTAATGGAAACTTCAGAAAATGAAGATGTCATAACCGGAAAAGAGTCATATGGATCTTGTTCTGAATAGCATGAACCAGGTGTATCATTATCAATAGTTGAATTATAAAATGGACTTTGAGGAGTGATTTGATCTTGTTCCATAGTAGAATCTTCTTCTGGTAAAGGTTCTCCACCACGATGCATCCTTTTAAAAGTTTTTTTCTGTAAATTTAGGGATTTTTTTCTCCTAAAACTTTTATTTTTTATTCTTTTTTTCATCTGTGTATAATGTTTCATGGTTTGTTTTCTTTTTCCATATAATTTAGTTAACTTACCGCGGGTTAATTTCATATAAAGTGAATACTAATATATAATAATAAATTAATATTTTAATTTATAAGTATATATCAATGACAAGTAATCAAATCATTAATATATCATCCGCTACTTCTTATGAAGAATGTAAAAATAAATGTGACTTGAATTTTAGATATCCTATAAGTAGTTGTGTAGCAACAAATGGTGGATTTTGTATTGGAATAAATTATGACACTACTAGTGTTCCTCCTGTTGTATTCAATACAATAAAATACAACGTTTCAAATTCCCCATCTTTTTTTTCAATTGAATTGCTTACACCTTCTATTCATTTATTCAATGGAAATTATACAGATGCAGAACTTGTTATTATGCACACATCTGAATCAGGAGGAACTTTGTATATTTGTATACCAATTTCATCTACAGGAGTCATAAGTCCTGCTACAACAACCATACAACAAATTATAAATAGTGTTTCAGCGAATGCTCCAAATAAAAGTCAAAAAACCACAGTAAATTTGCCGGATTTTTCTCTCCAAAAAATAGTTCCAAGTAAGCCATATTATTCATTTTCATTCAACAATGAGGGTTCAAATGTCGTAATTTATGGAATAGAAAATGCGATTGGATTAGACGCAGATACTTTGAAAAAGATGAAATCATTTATAACTTCTAGTACTGGAGTGTATACATTTGGATTGGTTGTAGGCAATCCGTCTATATACAAAAATTCTTCGGGTCCAAATAGTAATTCAGATGAAGATCAAATTTATATTGACTGTAAGCCGGTAAATGAATCAGAAGAAACAACAGATGTAAAGATTAGGGTATCTGAAACAGTTTATGATATAGGAGATTGGTTTAAAATGATATTGAATAGTGTTCTTTTTCAATGCGTTATTATAATTGCAATATTATTATTACTTTTGTATGGTATAAAATATACAGCGATGAACGTTTCTAAATCTTGATACAGTTTTTGAAATGAAATTTTTCAACTAAAAATAAAAATAAAAATAAAAATAAAATGTTGACTTTATTTATATGAAAGACGTTGTTTCAGTTTTCAAGGGTCTTTGCACTCCTGCGTTAGTTAGTCTTTTTTTAGGAACAGTATCCATGTTACTTAACTGCACCCGAGTTTCTATAATCACATCTATTTTACATTTAATGACAACTATAATATGGGCACTCTTTTTAGATTTCCTTTGTCAAAAAGGGCTTACATTATTGTCATGGTTTTTAGTTTTATTACCATATTTACTTGTATTTTCTTTAATTTTCTTTGCGTTTGGGGCAAAAATGGGAGCAAAATACGGTAAAAAAATGAAATAAATTTTTATAAATTATTTTTTTGTAAAATAATTTAGAAATTAAAAGAGAATAAAACATTAAGGAAATACTACAGAACGTAAAATAAAAAATAAAATATATAAAATATTTTTATACATATATGAAGAAAGGAGTTTCTTTTTTTAAATCACTTTGCACACCAGCAATAGTAAGTCTTTTTTTAGCTATTATTTTTACAATATTAGAAATAACAAAAATAACAAAGACTTCTATACTTTTCAGCATAGTACATCTCATTTTTAGTACAATTTGGGCGTTATTTTTAGATTTTCTTTGCAAAAAAGGATTTACTATTTTATCATGGATACTAGTTATGGCTCCAGTTATATTATTAATTGTAATCATTGCATTTGCATATGGAGTTGTATTTAATCAAATAAATTCAGAAAAAGTACAAAAAAAATTGAATAATACTCCTCCAGCTAATAAAAAAGTTCCTGCACAAGCACCTACAACCAGCAATTAAAACAACTTAAAGAACGTATGGAATCTTTAAGTTATTCAATATTAGTAAATTCTAGCAGCATCTCCAGTTCCAACTAACATGGGAGAAAAAGAAGCAGGAGTTAAAATAGCAGGATCTTTTTGTGGAGCCATTTTATTCACCATTTCTTGTTCTAAAGTATAAGGAAATTGGTTAAATGCTGTAAACTGTCCATCTTTTTTAAAAGTTGAAGGTAAATAATTATTTATTGCAAAAGTTCCAGTAGTAACTTCAGAACCCATAATGAGTTGAATGGCAACTAATATTGAGAGAAGAGCTAAAACCGGAGATGCGCAATAAAACATGGAAACCGCAACACCTAGAACAACTACTTTACCCACTGGATTATCAATCAAAGTAGCAAGAGGTTCGGGTGTAGGATATCTCATAATTAAATAAATAAGAAAAAGTATTCCCAAGACAACTTCTCCAGTATATTTTTTCATCATATATCATAATGTTAGATTTTATTATCTGAAAAAAGGTTAAATATTTCTCTCTAACAAATATACTCGTCTTATAAATATGGAGGTTATAAATCCTACTTTTCTAAATTCAAATAAAAACACGTATCTTGGACAAAAAGGATATACTTTGCTAAAAAAAGAATTATCACAAGAAGAAGAAAAAATGATACGCACAGAACTTACAGTTCGTCCATATGTACCAGGTTCTCCAGCAAATAATACTGCAAAATCATTTCCGGTATATAGAGAAAGTCCAAATAAATTTTATCTACCCCGTTACTTTGGAGAAGAACATTTTGGTCAAGTAAAAGAAAACAAGATTCCTGATGGAACAGATATATCACTCAATTTTTCTGGTGAGTTGCGCGAACATCAACATGCACCAGTGAACTCCTATCTTGATTTTGTTTTGAAAAATAATGGTGGAGGAAGTCTATTAGATCTCCCTTGTGCGTTTGGAAAAACTAGTCTTTCTCTCTATATTCTCTCTAAACTCAAGAAGAAGGCCCTAGTTCTTGTTCACAAGGAATTTTTATTCAATCAGTGGATTGAGCGTATTAAACAGTTTTTGCCTGAAGCTAGGATTGGAAAAATACAAGGCCCAGTTATTGATATTGAAGACAAGGATATTGTTTTAGGTATGATACAATCTATCAGTATGAAAGAATATCCATCGTCTATATTTGAAACTTTCGGGCTTACTATTATAGACGAAGTCCATCATATTTCTAGTGAAGTATTTTCCAACACTTTATTCAAGCTTGTCACAAAATACATGTTGGGTCTCTCTGCAACCATGAATAGAAAAGATGGAACAACCAAGGTTTTTAAAATGTTTTTAGGCGATGTTGTATTCAAGGATAAAAGAAAACAAGAACATTCGGTTTTGGTTCGCGGAATAGAATACAAGACAAAGGATGAAGATTTCAATGAAGTAGTATATGATTATCGCGGAAATCCTCAATTCAGTACAATGATAACCAAGTTGTGCGAGTACAATAGACGAAGTGAATTTATATTACTTATTCTCTCTGATATGCTAAAAGAGAACCCTGAACAACAAATCATGATACTGGCGCATAATAAATCCTTGTTGAAATATTTACATGATGCGGTTGAAAAGAGAAACATGGCAACCGTAGGATATTATGTAGGTGGGATGAAAGAAGCAGCACTAAAAGAAAGTGAAAATAAAAAAGTTATTATTGCTACATATGCAATGGCTGCAGAAGGACTAGATATAAAATCGCTTACAACTCTTATTATGGCTACTCCGAAAACAGATATAGAACAGTCTGTTGGAAGAATATTAAGAGAGAAACATAGCCAACCGATTGTTGTGGATATCATAGATGGTCAAGAACTTTTTCAAAAGCAATGGATAAAAAGAAAAGCATTTTATAAAAAACAAAATTATAAAATAGTTTATTCAGATAGTTACTCTTACTCGGGAAATAATACGAGTTGGGATGTAGTTTATGATGGAACTGACACAAAAAAAAATAAAAAAATGTCCATTTTTTCCGAAGAAGTCGGTGGAGAAAGTGACTTGTTCAAGGGAAAATGCTTGATTCAGTTGAAAAAATAGATTATCCTTATGGTTTGATAGGATTTGCATAATGATTGTAGTTGTCTGGGCAACTACCACCATTTGTTAAAATATGATATGGGGCAGGATTGGCTAAAGCACTTAATCCAAAAGGAAGTTGACCCCCTGTGCTGTAGTTGGGGGTGTATGGAACATTATTTCCATATTGATCGTATCCTCCTCTCATGAAGTGTCTACGTCCGCGAGTCTTGTATTTACGTATTGTCTTTCCCCTTTTAGTTCCACCCCATTTTCTTGAAAACTTTTTTCGCCGAACCACTTTCATTTTTTTAGATTGGTGTCTCATTTTTCTTCTATAATGTATACTTTTATTTTTTTTTCTAGATCCTCCTCCTAATTGACAAGGGGCAATTCCTGCCGCAGCCATAACATTACTTGCAGCTCCTTTAAGCCCATGACTAGGAATTGTCGTATCTGTAAAAAAACCAGGATAATTTGTACTTGTTTTATTTACAAAGCTTCCATCTACATTAGAATTTGGAGGAAACTCTCCATATCCTAAATTTGAAGCTCCAGATCCAGACATTAACTATTATATATAACAACGAAAAAAAAGATGTATAATACATTATTCTAGACGTAGAGGAACCCATTTTTTGAATTTATAATTAAATGCACAGACCATGCGTTCTCTTTTATCTAGATTTACAAACTTGTCCAAATTTTCATTTTCAAATTCTTCTTCAGAGTCACTTTCTTCCAAACTATCCAAATTTTCATTTTCCTTAATATTACGAAAAATGCGATTCATCATAACACTTGTTTTATAGTCAGGAATGTATGCTAATTCACTTGTGCCTGTCTTCTCATTTCTCAAGTGGTAAATGTCGTTTTGTATATCTGGAGTAACTGCAAAAATACATGTTTTTTCTTGATATTTTCTTTCAAATACCGGAGTGTTTAATTTTTTACTATTAGTAGTATTATTGTTGGTGGCACTATTATTATTGGTGGTACTATTATTATTGGTGGTACTATTATTATTCTTGGTACTATTATTGTTGGTGGTAGTATTTGTAGTATTATTGTTGCTAGTTATACTCTGTGAATATATAGTTTCTTCTTTTTGATCAACCCGTTCTGTAGTTGTAGTTGTCGGATTAATATAGTTTACTTTGTTATTTGCTGAAAATACAACATGTTGATAATGTGAAACCTTGTATGGAATAGTTTCAAACTCTTCCATAGTTTTTTTCATAACAGGTAATCCAAAAACAATAAAATTATCATGATACGCAAGTTGCCGAAAATCATTTTTAAAAATTTGAAACAAAGTGTTATTTTTTTCCAAATTGTTTGAATTTCTTAAATCGCTTGCTTTGTATTGAAGCACATCTTCTACGCAAAAAAATAATTTTTTCTGATAATGAAAAGTTGTTCCATATAAAACTGTCCCAGAAGATAGGCTTTCATCAAAACAAGAATCCATCGGACGAATATTTTCAAATTTTTGGGGTTCTCCTTTTCTATACTTTGATAAAATCATGACATAACATATAGGTACGTCTTTTTCATTTTTTGTAAACCATGCAAAACATCTTTTTCCTTGTGGAATTGCCATGACTAAATCTGTTTTTAGAGAAACTTTCTTATGAACAAAAGTTTCATAAGAACGTTTAACATCTGGAAAATTTTTGGGAGGATTCATTCAACTACTATATATTAGTATATAGCGAGTTGTTTTTAAGTATTTTTATATGTTAATGTTAACTTATACTGCTTATAGGGAGTGAATTTATATCTGAAAAAGAAAAAGATTGAGGTAAAATTTCTTCTGAAGAATTTGAAACTACATTTTCAAAAGTTTTATTATTTATACCCTGGTTCATTTGTTTTTTTAAATAGTTTTTTAATTCATTTTTCATTGAAGCAGAATCTTCTTCTTTCTCTTTCTCTCTTGTGGGTGAAGTTGCATCTGTTTGAATAATTTTATACATATCTTCGTATTGTTTTGACGGAATATTTACCATATCTTTTACTTTTGGAACAGTAAGGGTATCTTTTAAATAAAAAATAATATGATGAACTAAAAAAATGATTGCAATAGAGACTAAAACCATTTGTAATATCCATGAAAAAGTCAACATTTTTAAACTTTCTATGATATGAAAATATTGTTTCCGATGAATTATAACTCATAAATATTGCATACTTTTCTAGTTATGCCTAAAAGTTTATTTTATTTCATTTCATTGCTGCAAAAAATAAATGTATCTCTGAATACAAAAAGTCTTGATTTATATTTTCATTTTCAGTTTCAATATAAAAATCTGTTATTTTTTCTTTTTCATCACTTTCATCTAGCTCAACTACAAATTTTAATTTTGAAACTTTGTATGTTTTAAATATATTTTTTTTTTCAAAAATATCAACAGGAATATTATGAACTTGTTCTTTCTTAAAAAAAGAAGTGTCTATGAATACCTTCATATCTTGATATATAATTTCTTTTACTTGAACATCTATTGGTATCAACTTGTATATTTTATTTTCTTCAATTACATATATTCCATGTTCAGAATAAACTTGAGTTTCATGTTTTTTTTTCAAAAAGTATGATTCAAGTTTGCTCAAATTTATATTTTGTATGCTGTAATTTTTTATATTGGAGTTTTGTATACTATAATTTTGTATGTATATTTTCATTTATTAATTATAAAGTAAACCATTTAAACCTATTTTTTTTCATAAATTATACAAGATTGATATGGCGACTATTATTATTGTAGATAAATCTGGAACGCTCAAAACACTTTCTGTAAAATTTTTTTCAGAAGAAGAGCTTTACAAAAAATGTGGTTTCAAAAAAAATGATGGTTTTAAAAAACAAACGGAATGGAGTGTTAAACTAGATGGAACAAAATATTTGATGCAGCTGTTTGCTAAAACAGAAGGAAAAGCGAATGGCGAAAATAAATATGATTTTCCTCCACCGGTTGATTCAACTTTATTTTTTGGTTCTTGTGCAATTGTTTGTTATACGCAGTCTCTTGATAAAAAAGAATTAGAGTTATATAATTTGACTCTTGAATTGTGGAATAAAATCTATGAAAAACTATTTGGGGGATTTGAAGACTTGACTGCAACTGCACAAGAAGATGAGGAAGAAGAGGATGAACTTGATAATATTCCTGCTAATAAAAAAACGAAACAAGGATATTTGAAAGATGGATTTGTTGTGGATACAAGTGAATCTGATGAAGAAGATTATAGTTTTTCTGGTTCGGGATCAGAAGAAGATGAATTATCTGAAGAAGATACTGAATCTTCAGATGAAAATGATATAATTATTGAAGACATTGGTTCAGAGTTGGCCGAAGAAGAGTATGATGATTAAAAAATTGATTAAATATTTATCATTTCTTCTAAATATAAACAATATAAAGGTTTAAAATATTTTCATCCATGGAACAAAATTTAGATGAAAATATTATAGTAAATCTTTTTGAAGAAAAAGAAAAAGAAAAAGAAAAAGAAAAAGAAAAAGAAAAAGAAAAAGAAAAAAAACTAGAATTGATTCATGGTGACTGTTTGATTGAAATGAAGCATATTTCATCCGGATCTATTGATATGATTTTGTGCGACCTGCCTTATGGAATGACAAAAAATCCGTGGGATGTTTCTATTCCATTTGACAAATTGTGGGAAGAGTACAACCGAGTGATAAAGCCAAATGGTGCAATTGTCTTGTTTGGCTCTCAACCATTTACTAGTGTTATGATTACAAGCAACTTGAAAAACTTTCGTTACTGTCTCGTTTGGGAAAAAAACAAATTTTCAGATTTCTTGAATGCAAAACGAAAACCAATGAAGACGAATGAAGACATTGTAATCTTTTATAAAAAACAGCCTACATACAATCCCCAATATTGGTATTCAACTCCATACACTAGATGGAACACACAAGCTGCGGTAGATAAACAAACAAATTATGGAAGTCATAAAGAAAATTTTGTTCAAAGTGAAGATGGTAAACGTTTACCAACTACCGTATTAAAATTCAATCGTGTTGAAAGACCGAAACACCCAACACAAAAACCAGTTGATCTATTAGAGTGGCTAATAAAAACTTATACAAATGAAGGAGAACTTGTTCTAGATAATTGTATGGGTATTGGATCTACCGGAATTGCTTGCAAAAATCTAAACCGTAGTTTCATAGGAATAGAACTTGATAAAAAATATTTTGATATAGCAGTTGAAATGATTAACTATTCTTGAATGCCCGCTAGATCAAAAATGACATCAATAAATCTAGATAAACTTTGAGTATTAATATTTTTTTTAAATCTTGCGTCATAAATAGGTTTAGAAGAAGAACGTTTACCATCCAACATATAAAAGATTTCATCGCAAACATTATCCGTCACATAATTTGTAAAAAGTCTAGTATCTTCTTTGATAGAGTTTTCCAGTGCAAAGATGTAAGACTTTACAGGATAATTAAATTTATGAAATAACGAAAAATCATCACAGGCACGAACATAGTAACAACTATCTAAATACGCTTTGCATTCAATTACTGCAATGAATACTTGATTTAAATAAATATGAACATCTACTTGATGATTTTCTTTTACTATTTCTCTCTCCTCTACAATTGCAGATAATTTTTTATTATCTTCATCTCCTTTTTTTGCAACAAGATTAATATTATGTAATTTTCCAATATTATTTATAGTATCACGAACAAAACTTTCAATGTCTTTTCCTCTTGCTTCGCGCATCTCTCCTCCAGTAGAACCATTGGCATAATTTTCACACCATTTCTCTGTTATGGATGCAAGTTGACTTTCTGCCTCATTAAGTATAAAAATCTTATCGTTGAACATTTGTATAGTCTAGATTCTAGGGGTACGTTGATAAGTTTTCAACTTTATTGTATCAATTTTATTGAAAATTGATTATAATTTATCATTTAAACCTAAATGATATATTATACATACAAACATAATAATGCGAAAAATTTCAAACCCAGAAGATTTTCGTTCAAAGATTCGCATAAAAATTAATGCTATTTTGAAAAATGAAAAACACTCTTTAAATCTTGAAAAAGGAATATATAATGCATCATTGAAAGAAGCAAATAATCACAAAGTAGTAAAGAAGTGGGATAATCCTCATTTTGTGCAGATTTATTTGGATCGTTTACGAAGCATTTATTTGAATCTAAATAGTAAAGAAATTCTAGAACAATTGAACAATGGAACACTAAAAGCGCAGTTGATTCCATTTATGACACATCAAGAGTTGCGCCCAGATAAGTGGGAAAAACTTATTCAAGAAAAGATGGAACGCGACAAGCACAAATATGATACTCAAATTGAAGCAGCTACAGATACATTCACCTGTCGTAAATGTCACTCAAAGAAATGCACATATTATCAGATGCAAACGAGGTCAGCGGATGAGCCCATGACAACATTTGTTACCTGTATTGATTGTGGTACACGATGGAAGTGCTAGATATATATTGAAGAAGTATGAATAAAAAAATCCACCCAGCAAGATAAAAATATGGAAAGACGGGTGTAAACAAAAATATATTACTTGAATCCTTTTCATTTTTTGTAGACTTGCAATATTTTTGTAAAATTTCGTTTGGAAAAGTTGTCTCCACTTTTCTCAAAAACATGATTTGGGGTTGTTTTTTTACAATTTCATCTATCCACTTTATATTTTCATTTGTTGCCTCACGGAATACATATGGGCTTGTATCTGATGACATTCTCTCCCAATCGGCCGCATGTGTCATTTCATTTATTACATTTTCTAGACGGTTACATTTTTTCAACATGATGATAAATATGCTTTCGTTTGCTAGACCTCCTTGACAAATTAAATTAAATAGTTGTGTTTGTGAAAATGCAAAATGATTACACGCTACTGCGTCTTCTTTACTAATAATAAACCATGGATCATTTCCAATATGGTATTCTTTTGGAAGTTTGGACAAGTTTGCCCTTTTAGATACACGAACATTCCACCACGCAGGTTTCCATTTCATTATTGTTTTTGTTTGATTTTTTAAAAATTTTTTACGAAATATTTCAGGACTTACTATTGGTGCACACGAGTCGGTTAAAAAAATGAACCATTGATTTTCTGTGTCCATTTTTATCGCGTAATATAAAACAGACATGTATGCAGGAACAACATGAAAATAACTAGTTGTTGCAATAAAATTTTTAGGAAGCGCGTGTTCTTTTATCCAGTCTGATTGGATTTTTTCATAATCAGAATAATGAAAATAAATATTTATAACATCTTTATTTGGCTCAATCCATTCTCTCCAAATTTCTTCTTTTTTTAAAATGTGATCATAGCTTATAAGAAAGCAAAGAGAAACTTTTTTCATGCAAGTTAATATGTATCTTGTATGAAATATATTTAAGTTGATTGCCCTGTGTGTTACAATCAAAATATACAGCTTGCTGTTTCTTTTACATGTTTCACAACAATATTTTTTCCATCATTTAATATTTTTACAGTCTTTTTAGCTGTATCAGACTCTACAACATCTTGATATACAGTTTTAGAATTTTGGTAACCAGTATCATATACTTTTTTGGGATCCTGTGAAATATTTTCACGAGTATTCATTTTATTATAATAGTTGCGAGCATTAGACGTTATATTAGATGTTGCAGTAGATAGTTTATTTTTTTTATCATTTATAAATTGAGTTGCTTGTTTCCCGCGTTCAGAGTTTTTTACATCGTTATAAGCCTTTTTTGTTTTATTATTAACAATAGTAGCTGTGCTTGAAACCTTTTTTCCAATTTCAGAATTTTTTGCATCATTATAAACTTTTCTAGATTTATCGTTGATAAAATTAACTGTATTTGAAGCCGCAGAAAATAAACGGTCTGTAGATGAAGGTTTCGGACCAGATGAAGTTTCATTACCAGGTAAAAGAGATTCTCTATCAGACAAGTCTTTTGGAGAAGAAAAATTATTTTGTAATGTTTGTTTTGCTGCGTCAGATATAGAACCTGTTATATTTCTAAATTGTTCTGAAATTTTTGTACCTGTATTTTTTGGGGAAGAAGAAGAAGATTCTCCATTCAAAAGAGGATTTTTTTGAAAAGATTTTATTTCTCTTTCGCTATCATCTGGTTTTGTAAGTAATTTGTCTTTTGTTTTTTTATACACATCGGAACTATAATCTAATGCATTTCTTTGAACAACCGAAGCTTTTTTTGCTAGATCAGAATTAGTGACAGTTTCCTTTATTTGTTTTGTTTTATCCCAAACACTATTCAGACCTGTTGTAAACATATTTTGCACTGGTGACTGACTCGTTTCACTTTTTGGAAAACTAAAATTTTGTGCATCAATTTTTTCAGACATGGATTTTTTATGTATTGGATTCACAGTAGAATTAGAACCTACTGCATACTTTAATGCAGTAGCATTAGTATTCAACGGGCTAGAGAATGAAGAGAGAAATCCTTTATTATCAGACTTTTTAAAACCTTTTAATAAATAATTACTTTCTAATCCTCCTCCTCTTTTTTTTGAAATTTTATTTTTATTACATCTACTTTTAAAACGTCTACTTTTATATTTTTGTCGTGTTTTTTTAACAAGTTTTGACTTGAACTTTCTTTTTTTTGTTATAGTACGTATTGGCATTTTGTATATATTTTATTTATATATAAAAGAGATATAAAATAATGTTTCAGTATAATATAATCATACTATGAAATTTTTCTTTTTTTTATTTTCACTTCCTATTTTTTCTGGAAGTATTTTCAATAGAAGTATACCATGTCTTCCTAAAAGAAAATCTGAAAATTTGTTGGTTGATGTGATTGAAAAAAATATACCAATTAAAAATAATATACCTGAATATGATAAAAATTTAATTACTGCAGATGAATTAAGAAAAAGAACTCTTATAAATATCTTTGTTATGTGGGTAAGTTTAATGTTAATTACATTTCCATACAAGGTATATGATTAATTTATTTTGTTGATGAATTCGTTTTAATATCTATTTCATTACTATCTATTATTGCATCTTTAAATTCTGTTGCAGCCTCTTTCATTGTATCTTCCTCATTCTTCAAAATTTCTTTTGTTGAATCTTTTATTGTTTTTGGAATCATATAGTCATTGAACTCTTCGCTGTTCTCAATTATTTTCCAAATTTTTGCCCAATCATCCTCAAACTCTCTCTGATATAATTCTAGTGTCATGTCATACTGACTTTTCATAATCATAAAGTATCCATTTATAAGTGTAAGATTAGTTATTATATCGTCTCTGATATCAGATGAATAAAAGGCGCGATTAATTCCGCGATCAAGTTTACCAAATGTACTTTTAAAAATTCCAGATGATTTTCTTGAATCAAATTCAGTTTGATACATGATATTTTTATTCAGAAAGATACAAGTTCTAAATCTTTCAAGTTCCAATATTCTGAACCTGCGCCGGGTAGAGGACGACGAATAATAAATGGAATCTTTTTTTGTTGTAGTTCCAATTCTGCAATTAAATATCCATCTATAATATTTTCAGGAACCCTTACAAAAGGTCTAGCCCCAGAGTTGATTTGCTTTGCTCTTTGTCCCAATACACGAGCGCGTTCATATTTTGTCAGAAATGGAACTGTATGATGCAGTGAATCAATAATTACATTATTTTTATCGCGATGTATTTTTGTCAACGCACTAATTTCATCATAATTGTGAATCATACATTCAGGATGATAATCTACAATATAATTTTTATTAATTTCACTATCAAATTTTTGATAATTTTCGTCCTCGTCTTCATCTGCATCTTCGTCTTCTGAATCATCTGAATACTCTTTTTCTAATGATGAACTAGTTTTCATAGTTATATTCTTTTCAGTACTTGTTTTTTTATTTGGTCCATTTATAAAATTTCCATTTTCATCTATATCTTGGTCTTCATCTATGTCATCATCAATATCAACATCATCATCATCATCATCTGCAGGTAACTCATCATCCGTCTCATTTTCTTGTTCAACATCACTATTGTCACTATCTACTGTAACAATATGCTTTGTTGTGATTTTACTATTTATATTTTTATTTGATTTTACATTTTCATTTTCATTTTCATTATCAGATTCTAACTCCGTATCAGAATCCAAATCGGAGGTTGTACTTTTAAAAATATCTTCATTATCACTTCCTTCATAGTCGCTCATTTTAGTATCTATTGATATTATTTTTAAGTTAGAAATAAAATCAATTTTATAAATAAATTGCCATTTGTGTTCCTTTGATAGTAAATCCACACTTTTCATAAAAACCAAATGTTTTATCTTGTGTATCTAGTATCGCTTTATAACATCCCATTTCTTTAGAATAATTTATTAATATTTTAATAATTTGTTTTGCAATACCATAACCACGATATTTTTCATGAACCACAATATCTTCTACATGACAAACATTTTTTCCTCCTCTTATAATTTTTGGTTCAATGAAACCTGTGCCACTTCCGAGAATAAAAAAATTATCCAATTCAACATTTTCATGTGTGCAGCATATAATAATTTCTCCAGTCTGTTCAACTTTCTCTAGATTTTCTAAAAAAAGAGTATTTGAAATTTGAGGCGCCTCTGTAAGATTTGAAAGTAGTTCTAAATAACAGTCTTTTATTTTATTTATAGAATTGGGATTTTTTTGAACAAGACTCCATAAAGAAGTATATATAAATTCGCCTTCCATACGTGTATTATATTGAGTATATTTCTTTTTACAATTACAAACTTATTCCCATACTGTATCACACGTGGAACAAAGATTTACGTATTTCATATTAATATCATCATAACGAATATAAATAATTTCCCTGGGAGTATTGTCTGTATTTGTCGTACAACTTGGGTTTGGGCACAGAATATTACTTACTCTTGGCAATGTGGGATCCAGCTTGGTATACTGATTGATAATATGTGAAAATGTTTGTTCAGATTTCTTAATCTGCGTCCTTGAAACAGTTACATTATCCGTTGTTAGTAAGTTATCTTCATTTCCGCAATTACGGCAATAGTAAACCAATTTATTTGGATCTTTAGAGTCAATACGAATATAGTACATGTTTTGGCAGTTAGAACAGAAATGCATTTATGCTATATGAATATGATTTGATATATAACATGATTATTATTTTATATCAATTTCTTTTGTTATTCTATTTTTTACACGTTGACTTGTTAGATTTTGAACAAATTTTGAATATACTATTTTTCTCACTTTTTTCAATATCTACATCAATATCTAAATCTTCCAGACTTTTATTATTTTCAACTCTTAATTTTGAAATAAATTCAACAAATTTTTTATAAAGATCTACATAGTTTACATTTGTTATCATACTATACATACTTGTGGAAACTGTTTCATTTGTACTTTTATTTTTCCTGATAAATTCAAGAATTTTTTTATCATTTTTCAATATATTTTCCTTCATAAATGGTAAAAATATAGAAAATACATCTGATGGATTTTCTTCTTGTTTTTTGTATGTTCCAAGAATAGAATACTCAATATTTTTAAATTCAATAGTTTTTGTATAACGAGGCATATCCGGCGATCCTTTAGTAACACCGGGTTCATTTAATAGCGGATCTTCGCACAAAAGGGTACAAAGTGTTAATAGAACTGTAGAAATTGTTTGACATGAAGTCCATTGGTCCCCCCTCCACGTATTTAATAAAGAAATACAAACTTTTCCACATTTGTACAAGTTTGGGTTAAATCTAGTAACCCCATCATTTGTAAAGTATCTTACCTTTGGAGGTGAATGCGGATAGTCTGTAGGATAACTAAACTTGAAAAAATAAAAACCTCCAAAATAAGGAGTATCAGCCGGCCCAACTATCATTGCATATCCAGTCAAAATATCAGTATCATCATGAACATAATAAATACCATTTTCAGTCAGTGGATTTTTAATAATACTTTTTACATCTTTCAACAGACGCTGTATGGTGTCTTTTGTGACTATTTTTTGTAAAGAATTCTTACTGTCGTTCATACGTTTATTTTAATACCAATTATTATAAATAATAAATAGTTTTTATATCATAATCAATGTAGTATAATAGAGTCATTTCAAAAGTAAATGTAAATTATAAAAGGAAAAAAATGAAATAGAATTATCTCATATATTTATAATATACACAATAAATATGTCTCAATACAAAGACTTGTCTGACTTTTTATGCAAACACAATGTAAAATCTTCTGATAAAAACTCATCAATAACACATACAAGAATTCCAGACAAGTCTTTGAACATTTACGGGGGTTCATATTCAATTAGATCTGAAGAACTTGAACCCTTTCATGCTCTCTACTATGACAATGTATTTAATAAAAATCGTATGGAATATTTGACAGAAGTACAACAAGAAACTAGTGGACCTATATTAGTTGACTTTGATTTTAGGTACGACTATGATGTAATTGATAGAGTTCATACATTTGAACATATACAGGATATGATAATTTTGTATTTAGAAGAACTTAAGCCATTTTACATCTACAAAGCAGAGAGTGAATTTTCAATTTATATCATGGAAAAAGCACATGTAAACAGAATAGCCGATAAATCAATAACGAAAGACGGAATTCATATGATTATTGGAATACAAATGGATCATGTAATGCAGATGATGTTACGTGAGCGAATTTTGACAAAGTTGCCGGAAATTTGGGATATACCAGAGCTGAAAAATTCGTGGGAATCTGTTCTAGATGAAGGAATTAGCAAAGGTAAAACAAATTGGCAGATGTTTGGATCAAGAAAACCTGGACATGAAGCATATCAACTGACGCATCATTTTATCATAAATTTTGATGAAAGCGACGGAGAATTCGGTATGAAAGAGCAACGTGTTCTAGATTTCAACTTGTCTAAAAACATATTCAAGCTTTCTGCACAGTATCCTGACAATCCAAAGTTTGAAATACATCCCAAAATAAAGGATGAATACGAGAAAAGATCAAGTTCAAAAACAACAAAGATGAAAAAACCTGGAAGTAGTATTAAGGTGCATCTTTTGGAAGATGAAACTGATACTGCAGCTGTTAATATTGGACTTGATGATATCACAAACAAGGATATTTTAAAGAAAGCTATGGATAATATTTTGACTACATTGACTCCGGGAGAATTTTACATTCGTGAAACACATGACTATGCACAAATCTTACCCGAAAAATATTATCAACCCGGATCGCATTTATTGAATCGTCAAGTTGCATTTGCATTGAAACATACAGATGAGCGTTTATTCTTATCTTGGGTGATGCTGCGAAGTAATGCGAGTGATTTTGACTATTCCACTATCCCAGAGTTGCATCAAATTTGGAAAAAGCATATCAACAATAATAAAACACACAATGTAACACGTAGATCTATTATGTATTGGGCGAAACAAGACTCATTTGAAGACTTTGAACGCGTAAAGAATTCTACAATTGACCGTTATATTGAAGATACAATTGCAACTCCAACAGAATATGATTTCGCAATGGTATTATACCACATGTACAAGGACAGATATGTGTGTTCCAGTTTGACGCATAAAACGTGGTATGTTTTTGTAAATCATCGGTGGGAACCTGATCTCGGACAGTCTCTTCGTCTTTGTATTTCGCGAGATATGTATGAGGCATATCATAAAAAGATTGATGTCTATAATAATGATATGCAAAAAGCCAATGAAAATGATGATCAAGACAAGGCCGACATGATAAAGAAAAAGATCAAGTATGTAAGTGAGATGTCTGTAAAGTTGAAAAAGACGACAGATAAGAATAACATTATGCGCGAGGCAATGGAGTTGTTTTATGATAAACATTTTGTCAAGAATATTGATGCAAATCCATACTTGATGTGTTTTTCAAATGGTGTTGTAGACTTTAAAAACAAAACATTTCGTCATGGTTACCCACAGGACTATATTACAAAGTCAACAAATGTTCCATATTATCCCTATGATCCTCTTCGTGATGGTGCCATTAGCAACGAAATTACTACATTCTTTAAACAGTTATTTCCTATTGAGTCATTATGCAAATATATGTGGGATCATTTGGCATCTTGTTTAATTGGTACAAATTTGAATCAGACTTTTAATATTTATCGCGGTAGTGGAAGTAACGGAAAGTCTATGCTGATTGATTTGATGCAAAGCACGCTAGGTGAGTACAAGGGAACTGTGCCTATTACTTTGGTCACTGAAAAGCGCAATAGTATTGGTGGAACTTCGTCAGAGGTGATTCAGCTCAAGGGTACGCGTTATTCAGTAATGCAGGAACCAACGAAGGGGGCTCAAATTAATGAAGGTGTTATGAAGGAACTCACGGGTGGAGACCCAATTCAGGCTCGTGCATTATACTCCGAGAGTGAAATCTTTATACCACAGTTCAAGTTGTGTGTTTGCACAAATACCTTATTTGAGGTAAATAGCAATGATGATGGTACATGGAGACGCATTCGTTTGTGCGATTTCATGTCAAAGTTTGTGGATGTTATTGATACAAGCCCAGATGCTCCTCCGTATCAGTTTTTGAAAGATAAAAATCTGAAAGAAAAGCTTACAACCTGGGCTCCAGTATTTGCAGGTATTTTAGTACAACGAGCTTTTGAAACCGAGGGTCGCGTAGAAGATTGTGATATTGTATTAGCTTCGTCAAACAAATACAGACAAGGTCAAGATCATATTGCAGCATTTGTTGAAGAAATGATTACAAAGACTTCTCTGAATTCTGATAGAATTAAAAAGACGGAACTGTCTGAAGAGTTTAAACGATGGTTTCAAGCATCGCAAGGTATGCGAAAAATGCCAAAAGGCACAGAATTGTACGAATTTATGGAAAAGAAATTTGGAAAATGTAAAACAACTGGATGGCATGGTGTTAAAATTATATATCCGGAAGCAGTGGATGAAATACAAGAAATGGAAATGTAACTATTATATGTATAACTATTATATGTATAAATATAAAGTTAGTAAAATAATATGTATTGCACCTGTTATTAAGCTAGATATTTCAGTTATAAGATCCCCACTTTCATAGCCATAAATAGCCCATAATATTGCTATAAAAAGACCAGTAAGAATTGTAATTAAAGACAAGTTTTTTTTATTTCTTTTTATATAAAGTGTATGAATGTGTGGTAAATGTTGCATAGTCCCTAGAGTTGCTGCGACTATTCCTGTAATAAACGCAAAAAAATGAAACATAACTTATATTATAAGAATAAAATAATTTGTTTACTATGCATTATGAGTATATTTGCAAAAGACTGATTAGAAAAACAATGTTTTATTAATTACTACTGCATAATTACGAGAATTATGCACTAGTATTGACAAAGAATATATTTTTGAATTCACAAGTAGAGTAATTTTTATGCAAGATCATACACCATGTTATTCAATGTTATATCCTATTTTCAATATTGAACGATTTCCTATTGTTGTTTCGGTAACTTGATGCATCACAGATCCGCCTTGTGTTATCATAATTGAGTTTGGTAAAGAACTAGTTATATGTACAACTCCAGTTTCATCATCTATCCATTCAGTTTTACTATTTGAAGTATTATGTATTGTAAATACAACTTCTAGTTGTGGACAACCACGATTATTTCTTGATATAATAGAGTCACGGTGCCAATTCATTTTGGATCCTATAGTATAGTATCTGAATTCAATTGGTAACTCTGTAAAAGATTTTACATTCATACCAACTATATCACTCAAATAAGACATGAATTGTTTACTATAAAAAAACTGATAGATTGGATTATTACTTTCAATTTTCACATGGCAACGATTTATAGCTATACTTTCATCTGGTACTAGATATGGAAGTAAAAGAGTACATTCATTTTTGATTGTTTTATAATCTTCGTTAGAGAGAATATTTTTCAAATATATCATCTTATCCAGTTTACATTTTTTTTTAACAATACTTTTGGGTTTTTTATTTTTAAAAATAAAATAAAAAATAACCACACTTATAATCCAAAAAATAGATGCAAGTAAAACTATTTTTAAAGTATACTTCATAATGATTATCTTATATTATAGATATACATTTTTTGGGAAGAAAGAAAACAACCATTTTACAAAAGTAAGAAAATATAAAACAATGGATGTAGATATAAAAGGATAAATAATCATCAGAATAATAGAAAAAAAGATTACTCTTCTAGAACGATTTGGTTTTCCAAAAATACTAAATACTATGAAAACTACAACTAGAATAATATATATCCACATTTCAATAACATGCCACCAGTCTAAAATTTCAATTTGTTCATTTTCATAATATGACCTTCTACCATTTGTATAAATGTCCGCATTTGTATCTGTTACACTTCCTGTAAGTTTTACATTTTGACTTTTGTAATGTTTATGTAGTTCCATCGTATTTTGCGCATTTATCCAGGTTGAATTATAAAGATTATTAAAACTATATGCATTAGAAATTTGTTCATCAAACATAGTTGATAATTTTTGCGTAATTAACTCGGCAGTAGTAGAAAGCTGTGATTTATTATAATCATTATATGCAGCGGCACCATATGCTGTTGTATAATAATTTTTTGTAGCAACTGTAACTTGTTCGGAAGCAGTTAAATAATTTGTTTCTGAATTCAAATACGCTTTATATAATTCTGAATTCTGTTTTTGTTGTTGACAGTCTGGTCCACATGCAATTTTTTCTGCGGCCTGTTGCAATAGTTGATTTATTTGTTGACTTATATCACTTGGATTACTCATTTTGTAATTTAGTTGTATACTACTATACTATACGACTAAATTTTTATTTTTTGTTCAACTATTTGCCGGATCTGGAACACATTTATTTGCACCCATATTATACGTACTTCCTTTATAACAGCATTGCTGTCCAACACAAGTGATTAGTCCCATACTCCAAGGGTCTACACCTGTAACCCCAGTATTTATTGGCGGAGCATGTTTTTTATCAAAATATTGAATATATTCATCATAGTTCATGTTGTCGCGTGAAAAAATAGATATAAATATTACAAAAAAATAATATACACCAACCACCAGTATGATAAGCATCAACGTATAATATAAAAAGTCTGGTATAATGTTGTATTTTCCTAAAAGTACCACACACATGGATAAAACTAATATCAGTGTTACCAATTTAATTAATTTTGTGTGTTCATCATACCACGAACTGTAGTAGTTGTTAATTTCAATCTGTCTTAATTTATTTGTTTTTTCTTGGTTCAAACCATCTAGACGTTTTTTTGCATCATTCAATTGCTTTTCAACAATTAAAATAGCGTTTGTTTGTTGAGATAGTGTATCGGAAGAAGAAGAGAGATTATTTTGGTAATAGTTATTTCCAGTATTCAACCCATTATACAAATTTATACGGAGCTGGGATATTTCATTAATTTTTCCAAGTATTGATCTCTTTTGATCAATTGTTAAAGTCTTGTCTACAGTAAGTTGCATAATAAACCCATTTTCAATATCTTGTAATTTTTGAATATCGTCCAATGTTTGAACATTTCTCTCTTGTAAAAAATTAAAATCAGTAGACATTATACAATTTGTGTATAGAATATAGTAAGATAATTATTTACTTTTGGAGTATTATTTAATTTTGAAACAAGTTAGTTTGAATTCATGACTTTTATGAATACTAAACCTACTACTATTGCTAAAGTTGACCAAAGTATATGATGTATTCTTTCTTGATTTACAACTAAATTACTTTCTTCTAAAACTCTATTCATGTTGATAAATCCCTCTTTTTGTTTTGCAGTTTCATCCTTTTTTATTTTTTGATTCGTCTCCTCAAATGATTGAGTCAAAGATTTCATTGATACACTATTCAACTCAAGCTGTTGTTCTTGTGTTAAACGTTTAGTTTGTATTTTTGTAGTTTTATCATTTATTGTTTTTGCCAAATCTTGCAACTGTTTTGAAATATCATTAAGCTGTTGTTGATTTACAAACTGAATATTATCAATGTTCATATTGGGTGACATTTTACTTGAACTTTTATTATAACTTTGCCATTGAACAGAGTCTATTGCTGTTGTTTCAGGAACGGGAGAGTTTATTACAACTTGTCTTCTCTTTATAATGTTATATCTAGGATCAGGAGTCATGTTACTTGTTAGCTTGGGAATATCACTTTTTAATATACAATTTTTGGTAGATGTCTCATAAGTAAATCCTGCACAATTTTCTATACTATTACATAAACTTTGACACGAAGTTATAGTTGAGTTTTGTAATAACTTACCTGGTATAGAGCCAGGTATGTAGTTGTATCCATTTATACTTGTATATGAGTCATCATATTTTATCATGGATTCTGGATATTCTAACAACTCTGAATTTTGATCTATATATCCAAATTTTCCAACGGCTTCAGGAATTCCTTTTGCGGATAATTCATATACAGCATTCGCATTTGTGTTACTTGTCATAAAATTTTCACCGAAACTTACACACGCACTATTTTTTTGAGACGTGTTTAATGTCAAGTTTCCATCTGGTTCAAGCATTAAATAAATACTTCCATTTGTTGATCCTATCCATTTAATATTATCTGAAGCAGTTATAGCAGATGCCATAAATTCGTCCAATGAAGTTACTGTTGAAGAAATTTTATTTTTACTTGATATCCAATTTTGTCCATTTTTACCTTTTACAGCTACATAATTTGGATTTGGATCTTTTTGTTTTCCGGCTGTATTTGAGCACCAAATAATACCTTGATTATCTTGAGGGCCACTTCCGCGGTAAATACACATATTTCCATCATCTTGCAACATTAAAAAATAAAAATTATAACTTTGCACAGAGTAAACCGCGTTAGACCACCCTCCACCATAACTTACTGTAGAACCATTTTCATTCCTATTTGTGCAATTTCCAGCCCCTCCATATCTTTTTGCACGATCAATATCATTTGTCACGCCACACTGTGCGTAACCACTTGGTTGTACATACTGTAATCCAAAATATTGATTTCCACTATTTTGTGCTTGTTGCATGCAACTGGTATAAGTATATGAAACAGATCCATTATTCAGTAACGGTATCGCTCTGTCTCCTCTATCACCATAACAGCCAAGATAATTTGTCATTTGTTTAGAAGTATAGCCACGAAGTCCTACAGAAGAAAGCGGGAGACTCACACCATTTACATTATAATTATACAGAGCCCATAATTTTATTGTTACATATGTAAATGCATCAGTTGAATTAGTTATACTAGTAGAATCATTTGTAACTGCACATTGTCCTATCCCATTTTTATCAACATTTTTTAATGCAAAATTTTGATAGCCTCCGTCAATTGCACCTTGTACACATGCATCAAATGTAAAAGAAGATGAACCTCCATTTAAAAGAGTAACATTCAAAGTATTATCCACACATTTTTTATAACTAAAACCACCGTCAGATATCACTTGATTTACATAAACATTTTTTCCCTCATTTCCGCAAGATTGTCCTGGACTCATTACACTTCCTACAAGTAGTTGTGGATTTGTTTGCAAATAAGTTCCTGTATCATAACCATTATCTATATTTTTAGAAACTGGAATTTTTTCTGTAGGACAATTATTTTTTCCAGATGTTTTTTTATATGTCACATTATTATCTTGTGGGTAAGGTTTAAATATTCCCATTTGTGTAACATACCCAGTAACATTGCTATCTGATGCAGAAGACGTAAAAGTAATATTTTTACCTGCGTACATATTTGTGGAAGGATCTGAACGATTCAAAAAATTAACTGCATTAGATAAACTTTCAGTGTTGAGAGATTTGTATTGATCTACAACATGGTTGTACTGATTTTTCAATGCAATAATTTCATCAATTTCTTTTTGACTAGGTACAGTTTGATCTAAAACATCTTGCGACTGTTGACCCGAAGATGGTGTATCTAATGAAAACGCTTCTACCTTGGTTGTTTCCACTAGTTCAATCTTTTTTTTTGTAGTTTCCTTTTTCTTTTTTTTTACCTGTATACTATTAAATAAATCACCTTGATTCAAAGATGGAGAAAATGTAAAATTATTGTCAAATTCAGAATATATTTCTTTTATATCTTGTTTCATATTATCTTATATACACAAATAAAAAAATATGAAAGGAAAACAGCGATTCTATGAAAAAATCAAGTAAAAACAAAATATTATGAATAAAATTAATGAAACTATTGTAAGATTAAGAATGTATGTAAATAATACAATTGCTAAATATAAAATCGTAAGAAAAGTAAATGGTATACCAAAAAAAATACATATTGAAATATATGAAATTAAAATGAAAAAAAAGAAGTATATTTTGTAGTGTAAAGAATGTTGTCTAACTTTTAAATTCGTATCTATTCCGTTTTCTTCCACACTTTGATAATGCTGTAATATTTTTCTAATTTCTTTATTTTGTTCTACTAGTACATTATATTTAGAATTCAATTCATTGCCTTTTGAACCTTTTTTCTGAAGTATAGATTCATATAAATCTTGATTTTGACGATATATAGTTTTTATCTGATTTACAATTGAAAGTATATTTAAATTCAAAGAATACAAAGTAGACGCACTTTTATAAATTTCTGTTACGATTGCATAATCATTTGTGGATGAACTAGCAAAAATTTGTCCATCACCTGTACGCGTCCAACAATATTTTGAATTTGCTTTGAATGTGGCACCTGTACATTTAGGGTTACTACTACACATTGCTTGGCATTGATTTGTAGTATTTGCAGATCCTTCACTTAATCCCGAAGAACCCCAAAATGTTTGACCTTGAAGTATTACAAATTTTCCGGAATTCGCATTCAATATATTCATATAATTTTTATACTCTTGATCATATTTTATCATATTCAAGTCAAATTCTTTATAGAGTGATTCCAATTTTAATGAAGAAGAGTTATCTGACATTATTTCCTATATATCTTACTAATATATCACAACACAAAAAATATATTCTTTATTTTTTGTGTTTATATTTTATTTGAAATTCTGGTATTACTTTCTTACCATTTTACTAAATGTATATGCACCTAACCCAAAAAAAAAGATGCTATTAAAAAAATAGTAGTATAATTCTACATGTCCATCTTTTTTATCAAAATACAGGTCAGAATTATTTTTATTTTTATTAATTTTTTCAATACTTTTTTCAATAGAGTCTTTTATATATAATTTTTGTTTATCTGACGTATTTGTTTCAGATATATTTTTATAATATTCAGCGTCTTTATTTTTTATTGAATTTTTTTTTGGATGATTTTCTATAGGTGATGCATAAAAAATATTTTTTTTACTTAAATCTTGTAAACTTTGTAAAATGGCAAACATTTGCAATCGTATTCCAATAGTAATATTTTTGATTTTTTTATCTCAATTTGAACGTTCTCGTAAAATAAAACATTGTAATACATATTCCTAAAATGGTGGTAGTATTTTTAACATATTTGTAAAAGTATTCGTCTTTGTAGTTGTTGATCATTATTTCCATACTACCGGTTTCACCAGATGCAAGTTTTAGTTTATCTCCCAAAGTTTTATACTTTATTTTTTCTTGATCAATGTCTGAATTTGTAGTACTAACATCGTAATTCAAATCATCAATACTTTTTTCAATATCATTTACTAAAATAAATAATTTGGAATTCATATTTTGTAAATTTTGTTGTATTGAAAAAAAAGTACTTTTATATTCATTGAAATCTGGGTTTGAATTGTACAGTACATATGCATTTTTATAATCTGTTAAAGCAGATTGAAATTGACTTTGAAGAGTATCAATCTGTTCATTATAGTTGTTATATTTGTTTTGACTGATGCTCATAATATACTATACATACATTATTTATTCATGAGCAAATGCGATAATATTTACTTTGAATAGCAGTTTTACTCGGTCGTAATATTTCACAAATTTGACCTGGACGGAGACAAATTGCCTGTGCTACTGGATCAAATCTAGAAATGTCTGGAAGTAAATCATTGTTTAGAATGTTGTATTTTATTTTTAAACTAGAAACTTCATCATCATTCATGATACGATGTTTTGGAACAAGAACATGCTCTAAAATATTAAATTGTAGCCGTTTTATATTTTGAATAATAATAAAAATTCCTTCAGTTTCCCAAATGTGCTTCATTAATGATCTCATAGTGTCATTCATTTCTTCTTTGATAATAATTAATAAAGTGTCGTCTTTTGTAAGCGTCTCTTCTAAATTGAACAGATCATCAATCATTTCTTGCACATTAGCCGGACGAATAGACTTTGCTAAATAATAACGAATATAAATTTTATCTTTTCTTTTTGTTGTAGTGTTAGTGTCATTTTTTTCTAAAAGCATATCCAATTGTTTGTTCAAATACATGGAATTTACTTCGTTTATGCTAAAATTTTCATAATCCGTTGTATTATATCCTTGTTCTTTCATAAGTTGAATAATAGTTCTTCTTGATTTATAAACGGTGGAAACATTATTGCCAACTGACATGCTTCTTATTATGTTAAAAGACAATTATCATTTAAGTATGTTTCAATTTTAAAAATTAGTTTATAGTATTATTTTTTTTATTTCAGAAGAAGATGAAGAAGATGAATCTGACGATGGTATTACAGATGAAGAACTAGATGATATTATTTTACTGTCTTCTGTTCCAGTTTCAGTTCCAGGTACAGTTTCGTCATCTTCCTTCTTTTCAGATTCTAGTTCTAAAATTGCTGTTGCTGGTTTAGTTTTTATCAATTCTTTTTCCAACTTGGCATTTTCTTCAGCCTTTTGAAGTTTTTTTTCTAAAACTTTTTTCAATATAGATATTGCATCAATCTTATCCAACGATGCTATTTGCATTTTACTATTCGTTGGTAATGATACATACAAGTTATTCAACTCTGTGTCGCCAAAATCCATTTTTTCATTTGTAGAAGGACCTTCACTTGGTGTGTGTGGTGAATATATTTTAATTGGTGGTGGGGGCTCCTCGGGAGTATGTGGTGTGAATTGTTTTATTGAATCAGAAACTTTTTCAGAATTTGTCAATGGATTGTACGTTAAACTAGCATCGCTTTTATTTTCTTCTGAATTTTCTTTTGCTAATGGATTGTATGCTGAACTAGCATCTGATGGATAACCTATTTCTGACTTTACTTCATCTGACTCTTTTCCATAACTAATCTTTGCAGTTTCAGGTTTAGAATTAATATCATTACTCATTCTTTCAATTCTTCTCTTATATTTTTTCAAATAGTCTAAAATGCTTTCTTCATCCAAATTTAATTCTTGTCTTGTTTTATCCATAATTTGGTTAGAATATGACATATTCATTAGCTGATCCACATTATCCTCTGTAATAATTCTCATTTGAACATTCATACATTGTAGTTCATGTATTAAAAGTTTGAGCGAATAAGGTATGCGAACAATACTGAAAGATCGTCCAAATCTACTCAACATTTCAATATTCATATTTCCGTCCAAACTTGTATGAAAATGAATCGGGCCATCCGCAGAAGGACTCAAAAATAAATTTTTAGGTTTATTATAAACAGCAATCATTCCAGTTTTATTACAGACCGCCATATAGTATTCGTCTCCCCTTTCCATAAAACTTTCTGTCAAAAAATGAGACATTCCGTGAGAGATGACTCCGTCTCTCTCCATTTCGCCAATACGTAATCCCCCATCATTTGCACGTCCTTGCACTGTTTGACGCGTCAATGCTGTACGCGCACCTCTTGCCCGATAATTAATTTTATCTTTTACCATGTGTTTCAAACGCATATAATATGTTGGACCAATAAAAATATCTGATGTAAGTTGTTCTCCAGTCATTCCATTGTATAATACTTGATTTCCAGACGAATGAAATCCCGATTTTGTCAGTATTTCTCCATATAATTTTGCGTTAGAACCTTTTGTTGCAAATGCAGTACAGTCGCCATATCCACCAAAATTGCAACATACTTTCCCTAATAGTGTTTCAATCAACTGACCAATCGTCATACGACTTGGTAATGCATGTGGGTTAATAATTAAATCTGGACGAAGACCATCTTCAGTATAAGGCATATCTTCTTCAGGAATAATTAAACCGATTGTTCCTTTTTGACCTGCACGCGAGGCCATTTTATCACCTATTGCAGGTATACGTTCTTCACGAATTCTAACCTTTGCGATACGAAATCCTTCTTCACCTTCAGTAATAAATGATTTATCCACAAATCCAAGTTGACCCTTTTTAGGTGTTATAGAAGAATCTATATATTTATCACCACTGCTCGTCATTTTTCCAATTAATATAATTTTATCATCTAATGGAGTTTCTTCTTTGATTAGACCCCATTTATCCAAATGACTATAATCATATTCAGGTTTGATACCATCTACATCTTTATTTATAACATCTGCAAATACAGAATTTGTCATTGATCCAGATACTTTTGTACTTTCTTCTCTCGTTTCATACATGGAATAATACGTTGTTCTAAACAGTCCACGATCAATAGAACCTTTATTTATTAAAATTGCATCTTCTACATTATATCCTGTGTAGGACATAATAGCTACCATTGCATTTACTCCATATGGTTGTTTTTCTTGATTAATGTATTCCAAGTATCTAGATTTTACCAGAGGAACTTGACCATTAATCAATACAACACCTGTCTTGTCTATTCTCATTTGATAGTTAGAATGATAGAGAGAAACCGCTTGTTTGCTTTGACCGCATGAAAATGCATCACGTGGATAAGGATTTGCGTCAGGAAAAATAATCATGTTACCCATTACACCTAAAATAAGAGATGGATCAATTTCTAAATGAGTAAAGTATTTATTTTTTTTCAAAAGATCATCCAGACTCATGGCAATTAACGAGGTTTCTTCTTCAGATGTGTCAATATAATCCAAAAAAGAAGAGTATTTTCCCAAACTCTCTAGCGAAGAATCAGAGTATAATTCATTTATTTCATAAAGACGATTTTTTTTTGTTTGAAATGTTTCGTCTGACTTCTTTTTGAACCCTCCCGTGAGTTGTTCCCATGTAGCTTTACCGGAATTCAATAAATTTATATATTCTTTTTTATCATGATAACTGGGATTTCCATCTTGCACATAAAATATTGGTCGGCACAATCTACCAGCATCAGTATATATGTATATTTCATTGTGACTATAATCAAATCGTATACTTGTAAATAAAGGAATAATTCCATTGCGACGAAATAATTTTATGATATCAACAACTTCAATTGGATCTGGTACAACCCCAATCCAATTTCCATTTACAAACAGTTTTGTTAAACGTGATAAATAATTCGTCGTGCATTCTTGTAATAATTTTAGAGGAGTATTTTTACGAAGCCACTCAATAATTGGAAAAGATGAATAACCGCTTGTAATATAAGATGATATTGCCATGTGTTTATGTAGTCCAATATTTCCACCGTCAGGAGTATCTACTGGATCAATGTACCCCCATTGTGATCCATGCAAGTGTCTTGGACCGACAACTTTCGCACTTGTGTCTAAAGGTAAATTTATTTTACGTAGCTGTGATATAAAAGAGTTCCAACTTAACCGATTCAAATCTTGTACTACCCCTAGTCGTTTTGTATTTTCTTGTGAACCCCAGTTTCCTTTAAATGCCTTTTTAAAACCACTTTCAACAATTCTCTCTTTGAAAAAGTTTTCATAATTATTTTCAAACAGTTTTGATAAACCTTTTTCATAGCTTCCTTGATTATAAAAATACTCGCTGTCAATTGCGAGAGAAATTGCACGATTTTGTATTAAAAAATACTCACGAAATAAATCATATATCAAATTTCCAGATTGTTCTATTCTCTTGAATAAAAAACTATCGCGATCTGTTGGTTTTTCTTCTTTTGTAAATACGCGAAGTAATTTATTTACCATTAATCCTACAAAATAGGCCTTGTCTAAAAAATTCATCTCTCCAATGTGTGGTAAAAAATAATTCATTAGAATATCTAAAACACTATTTACAGTTCGCCGTTTTGTAAATGTTGCAATAAATTGCAATGCTGTTTCTTGATTAAAAATATGGTTTGCATCATGAATAGAAGGAATAAAAAGATCAATATAATCTTTGGATTTCTCTAGATCAAGTAAACATGTTTCTATAATTTGTTTATCTGAAACAACACCTAGTGCTCTCATTAGTATAAAAAGAGGGATTGCTTTACGAACGTTTGGAATAGCAACAACAATTTGTTGATTGGTATATTTTGAACTGGGAGCGACAATTCTTACTGCTGTTGTGCGAATAGGTTTTGATGGATCTTCTGATACGGAACGAATTTCTGCACTATTGCTATAAATATCATCTTCTTTATTTGCACGAATATACAACATGTTATCTGCAAACTTTTCTTGCGGAATAATAGATTTTTCTTTTCCCTCTATGATAAAGTATCCACCATAATCATTTCTACATTCACCCATATTATAACGAACATCAGGAGAGAGTGATTTTAATATGCACAAGTTGGATTGAAGCATAATTGGGAATCTTCCCAAATAAATTTTTTCCAATGTCATAGTTTCAACTTTTATTTCATTAACTCCTGTTTCATTCATAACATTATATTTCATCTCAATATCAACATCATAGTGAATAGTAATTCCATATGTCATATTTCTTAAACGAGCGTCATTTGGATACATATAATGGGCATTGAATTCATCATAAATAACAGGTTTTCCATAGTAAATTTTTGTTCCTGCCTTTCCTCCCAAATATAAAAATGCCTCGTTTAAACTTCGGCTTGATTCTTTTTTTTTTACATCTTCAGTTTCTCTCTCTATGAATCGTATAGGATTGTTGTCTCTAAAAATACGAATAATTCCTTCTTCAAAAAAACTATTATAAGATGCTAAATGATGTTCAACTAAATTGTTTGGATTATCTTTAAAATAAGTATCAATAATTTTCCATGAAATAGCGTCTTTCCATGAATTCGGGTCCATGCTATATTATAATAGGATAGTTATTTTTATCTTGTTATAATATTGAAATCAATAAAGTCAAACCAATGAAAAAATTAAATTTGCTGTTGCTGGTAAACTAGACAAATAACTTTTTATCGGTTTCAGAAACATCACCTTTTTCTTGTGCGTATAAAATTTGAAATTCTTTATTTTCTTGTATTGTAGTTGTTTCATTTACAGAATCCTTTTCTACTTCCGCGTTTTGTTCTGTTTTAAAAGAAGACTTGTATAAAGTGTAAAATAAACTTGAAATAGAATTTGATTTTGTAGGTTTATCTTTGGGTGAGTTATTTTCCAACGTTTCTAAAGAATCAGAAGTAGTGATTTCTTCTTTGTTTACAACAATTTCTTCTTGAACAACTTCTTCTTGAACAACTTCTTCAAAAGAGTTTTTTGATTTATCCAGGGCGGTCACTTCTTCTTGTGGAATAGGTATAGAAACTTCTACAGCAACATCTTTTGTTGAACAACTACAAATCATATTTATAGTAAGTTTCTATACAAATATTAAATATTTATTTTTTTTGTGTTTTATTTTTATTGTTTTTATTTGATTTAAAAGTACTTTTTTTTGAATAATAGTTAAGTAAAGAAGGTGGTACGGAACTGCGTAATGATTCTAACACAGGGTCCATCTTTTTCTCTCTTTCAGTTTCTGGCGTAGAGTTATTCTTGTTTACTATTTCCGTACTAGAAATATCATTATTTTTTTCTAGAATTTGTTTTTCTGGTAAAGAAAAAGTTTCTGTTATTTTTAAATTTTCTTTTATTGTAGAAGGAGAACTTGTAGTTACCAATGTTTCTGTTACAGTTTTTGGTGTTAATATAGTTGGAGTTATAGTTGGCGTTGTAGTTGGCGTTGTAGTTGGCGTTTCTTTATTTGTAATAGTAAACTCTGTCCAAGGATTGCCTCCCATTTTATTCAAATAAGGTTTTAAATAGTCCCATTGGCGATGGTGTTTGAAAAATTTTTCAGGATCAAATATTTTTCCACAAGAGTTTCCGAATCTCATCATAATTTTCATTTCTTTCGCCATGTTACTATCAACTACCGCTCCATCAATAGCACCTTTTGTTTGAAAAGGTTTAGGTCTATCTGATTGACTCATAAACTCGCGTGGATCTAAATCATAGTGAGCACACACTGTTCTAGAACACGGATTTTCTTTTTTCAAATAAACATCATAATGATCACTAATAATTTTTTTAGCTACTTCAATATTTATTTTTCCTTTATGTGTATCCATTAAATCTGGCAAACGCACCTGACGCGCGCCTTGATGTCTACGAACATCACAGTACCCGGTATTGACACATTCTAGATTTCTTATTTGAGGGTCAAATGCTACATTGCAACCAAAAAAATATCCATTGTTGCTTCTCTCAAGGCTGTGATACTTTAGTCCAAGTTCAAGCTTCATAATTTCATTTGTATGTATGTCTCCAAATAACCAACTATTTGCATATCCTCCACTATTTTTTTCTAATAGTATACTTACATATTCATCTAAACTATTACCATATTGCATCGCTTTACGTATTCTACATGAAATAGGATCATTATGATCATATTGATTGAACCCTCCAATAGTTGTTTCTGTACCAATTATTCCTTTTGATGTAATAAAAAAATCACTTCCACTCCATATCCAACCAGGACATGTTTGCATTAATATTCTATGTCCATCTGATGGGTTAAGATCCAAAATAATATTATAATATTGTCCATCAATAAAATTGCAAAAACTATTATGAGCACAAACAATCTGTCCGTCACTTGTATATTCTCCACAAGCAATGAATGCACTGCAGTGATCATCTATTCCTCCGCCCTCTTTTTGAATAGATGACTCAACTGTAGTGTTTTTGTTTAAAGTAGGTTTCCAATAACCTAATAAAACAATTGAATTATTCCATGCAATAACTTCATCTAAAGATATAGTTGTTCCGGCAGCATTACATCCATCCGTTATTCCTTGCATTTCTTCATAGAATTCAGGAAAATTTTTTGAAATAACCGGATTAAAATACTTTTCTGAAATTTCTATAAAATGTTCCCAAGGATAACCCGTGTCTTGCATAACAATAAATCTCATCATTTCTTGTATTTTTTTCATTTCTTTTGCAACAACATAGCCATACGCATACCCTCTCTCTTTTGCAGATCCATATACTGAAATATATTTCCAACCATTCATTTCATACATTGTTGCATTTTTTTCCATTTATGACTGTCTTATATATATAATTTTATAAAATTTATGTGCTAAATAACATAGAAGTAGAGTTATTATTCTAGGTTATTAATAATTTCTTGGAACAAATTGACTTTCGTATGGCATGACACTTGGGTAAGCAGGTATTCCCTTCCATGTAGCATACTGGTTAGACAAATTATTTCCAATTTGAGATAACCAATTAGAGACGCCGGCAGTTCCTCCTTTGTATTTGTGTAATCTATGTTTTCTAGTTTTTCTCTTTTTTCCTCCACCCATTAAAACAGTATTATATTCTGTAGGATATGCGTTGCTTCTTTCGCTTACAACTCCTTGTGTATCCGGCTGATTATTATAACTATTTAAAGAAAAATTTACACCATTATGTGGTCCACTAACTCCAGGCCAAGAACTAGGACTCGGTGTCCATGGAGCTCCAACTAAAGGAGCGGGAGCTCCTCCTCCCCCTCCATTTAAACCACGATTTGTATTTAAATTTATAGATGGGACTTGGCCTCCGCGTTGATATGCAAAATGACCAGAACCCACTCCTTGTCCTCCTTTTTGATACGCCATGTGAGGATTCAATACAGCAGGTCCTGTATAAGGATATGCGTAAAATCCTCCATAGTTACCACATCCTCCTCCTTTCATTTTATGACAAGCATTTTTACACTTCATAGAGCAAGTGCATTTGTAACCACACATACAGTTGCATTTTTTACACATTCTATTTTTTTTTATTGTTTTAGATTTAGTATGCTTGCCATACTTTCTATAAGTTTTCATTGTATATATATAACGAATATAAAAATAGAATAATTTATTTTGATATTTATCTAAATATCCACATGTGTTAAAATATGTCTTCGGCAACACATTTTTGTAAGACGTAATTCATCCAATACCTCTCCTTCAGGCGTTTTATCATGATATTCTTTTGTTAAATAAAGAACTTTATCAATATCCATACCTTTTGCTAGTTTTTTCTTACGCACTTCTTCAATATAAAATCTATACTTGTCGGCAATAACCATACCACATGTGAAACATTTTACTGGAATGATCATTATTTTAAATTTGTTGTTTGTATGATATACAAAGATATTTTTATATCAATTTTAATGAAATCAAATTACAAGAATTTTCAAACTCGGCTCAAAAATACTTTATAATAAAGCAGGAAAAGAAGGAATAGAAGGTGTGGAAGGTGTGGAAGGCGTGGAAGGAACGGAAATACCAGCTGGTAAAGAAACACCTGGTGGTAAAGAAATTCCAAATGGTAAAGAAGAACTTGGGCTTGGACTTGGGGTTGGGCTTGGGCTTGGGCTTGGACTTGGGGTTGACGCACACGGGCAATTATTATTCGTATTACCTGACCCACTACCCGAATTACCACTTCCACTTGAAGAACCAGATCCTGACGACCCCGAACTTCCATTTACACCTCCTGAAAGCATGTATTTTTTATTTTTATAGTAGTATCTATCTGCAGTAATTAAATTTCCAGTTGAATCTGTTTTATATGTTGGACCATTTACATCTCCAGCAACGCATATATTTTTTTTATTTTTAAAGTTTAAATAAACACAACAACTTGTTAAATTACAATTTGTGCTAGACAAATTATTACACAAACTTTCTAAAGTTGAACTATCACTTTGATTTGCCCAACAAAAGCTAGTTTCGGGATTATCCATTTTCATATGTTTCACTTCTTTTTCTGCATTAAAGTTCAATATTTCATACATTTTTTGAACCTCTGTTGTAGCATCTGTCACAGCGTTTACATCAGGACTTGTAAAATTCTCAATTATAACGGTTTTAGTTGTAAGATTAGCTGTATTAGTTTCCTTACTTGAAGGAAAAATTGCTAATAATATTAAAAATAAAATAGAGGTTCCTAGAATATAAAATATAAAGTCGTTTTCTTTCATAACATCCATTCTACTAACATATGTATAGAAAAATGTATAATCCTATACTCTTCCAAAGTCATCTTCATATCGCACTATATCATCTTCTCCTAAATAATCTCCAATTTGTGTTTCAACAAATTCTAGCATTTCGGTTTCATGAGTGTTTTCAATACGATGAAGTTCTTTGATAGGAATATAGATGTGTTCATTTACATTCAATATAATGCTGTCATTACCAAGCTGAACTTTTGCGGTACCCTTGACAATTACCCAATGTTCACTTCTTTTATTATGAGACTGTAAAGACAATTTTTTACCAGGATAAACTCCGATCCGCTTTACTTTGAATCCACTAAAGTCGTTTCCTTCAACATTTATATACCACCCCCAAGGTCTATAAGCCTTTGCATGAACTAGAGATTCTTCTCTCTTTGATTTTTTTAAAGAATCAACTACTTGTTTTACTAGTTGTGTTTTATCCTTGTTACATATTAATAACGCATCTCTAGTATTTACTACAACAATATTATCCAACCCAACTACAGCAACGAGTGAATTTTCACTTTCAATATAAGAATTCTTTGTATCAATAGAAATTACGTCACCTTTTATTACGTTTTTATTTTCAATACAATTGTTATCCCCATAATTCAATAAATGTTCATGTAAAGAATAAAACGAGCCGATATCACACCACATAGATTTGTATTCAATTGTTTTTCTTTTTACAGATATATTTTTATCACTGCAAAGTTTTTCCATAATTGCATAGTCTACTGAAATGGGATTTATTTGACTAAATGTAGTAGAATCTAGCTGCAACAAATTATTTGTCCATTTACTTTTTTGAATAGCTGTTTGACACAAATTCAATACATCAGGAGAATATTTCTCAAAACAACACAACATATTTTTATTTTTAAACAAAAACACACCGGCATTCCAATAATAATTTCCGGTTTCAATATATTTTTCAGCGGTTTCATAATTTGGTTTTTCAACAAATCGTATTGTTTCATATGTAGTTTTATTTATTTCAATATAACCATAACCCGTTTCAGGATGAGTTGGACGTATACCAAAAGTTATTACCGAGTCTTCAATAAACATTAAACCTTTTTTTACTACATTCACAAATTCGGCATCATCAAAAACATGATCACATGGAATAACGAGGGTATTTTCTTCTGGATCTCCAATTAAAGCCGAAACAGCAGTCGCTGCAGCAGTATCTCTACCGATGGGTTCAATAACAATTTTTAATGATAATTCTAGATTTAAATCTTCAACCTGTTTGCTTACTAAAAAAGAATGTTCTTTGTTACATATAACGGTAATATTTGAAACATTTAATTTTTCAAGTCGTAACACCGTATTTTGTAACATGGTTTTTTCATTTACCACGTTGAGAAGTTGTTTTGGAAGTTTCTCTCTTGATAATGGCCATAGTCTTGAGCCACTTCCTCCACACAATATAACACACCTTAATCCTGTCATATATATCCATGAAATATTCTTTTTTTTACTATTTTACACAAATATTTTATCCTATTTTTTTTATTTTTGTCCCTCGTGTAGTTTTAACTTTTTTATGCCCAGTTGTACTTTCAACGTGAATATTATGATGACACTTTTCACATAATGTTACTAAATTTGCATTATGATTTTTATGAAAAATATTTTCTGTTTGTAATGTTTCTTTATTTTTCTTTTCTATGATACCTGCCGAATTTGCTGAAGCTTGATATTGTAAGTGATGAACCTCGGTTCCTATATTTTCTCCACATTTTTCACAAAGACCAACTATTTTTTTAGAATTATAATGAGATGTTTTCATAGAGAGTATACTTGCAGTAGATGGATTATATTTGATTCTTATATCATTTGCTGATTGTATAAATTCATCCGGTAAGTTTAGAGACTTGCAAACTTCTAATCCATATGTGCTTGAACCCGGTCCATCACGAATCTTTCTATCATAAACCAAACAGTCATTCTCTCTGTCATAAATGACTTCCATATGTTTTAAAGCCACCTTTTCAGAAATACTTGTAATTTCATCATATTTAACAATTTCATGCAAATGAGTTGCAAAGATAAAACTGGATTCTTTTTTATGAAGATGTTGAACTCCGGCAACAAATATGCTTATAGCCGATGTACTTTCAGTTCCAGAACAAAGCTCATCCCCCAAAATTAAACTATTTTTATCTCCTAACCTTAAAATATTGCGTAGTTCTGACATTTCAACTGCAAAAGTAGAGAGACCCTTGAATATGTTATCATTCCCCAAAATTCTTGTAAAAATATAATGGTAAGGTTTGAAATTAAATTCACTTGCTGGAACATACAGTCCAGCTTGCGCCATAATAACTGAAATTCCTAAAGCTCGTATCAAACTTGTTTTTCCAACAGCATTAGTACCATACAACAAAATTCCGTTTTCAGAATTTGACTTACCTAGAGTAATATCATTTGCCACATAAATTTCGTCTTGTTGCAAATATTCAATCAAACAATGACGCAAACCTTTAGCTTCTACAAATGATGTAGGCTCCTCGTCTACAATTTGTGGTTTGCAATAATTATATTTTTTAGCAATACATGTTTTTGCGCAAAGTAAATCCAAAACAGTTACATATTGTATAATTGTATTCAGTTCATTTTGGAAAGTTGTTTCAATTTTTTCAACCAACTCCAAATAAATTTTTCCTACAAGTTCGCGGATTTTTAGTTTTGTCAATGTTATATTTTTACATAGTTCATTTATTTGCTTACATGATACAGAGTTGTTGCTTGAACTTTGCGTAATAAATTCAACGTCTTTTTTTGACCCATCAAAAATAAATGATTTTTTCTCTCCTTCAAAAAAAGAAGAAACATATTCTAATTTTGTAGAATTATCGGGAAGTGCTTGTTTCAATAATAAAGAGCGCCTTTTTGTTAATATAAAACTTAAATTATTTTTTTCTGTTTCATGAAGTGAAATATACTCTGTTGACTTTAAAGAAGACTTGGATTTTTTTTCTTGACATGCTACAAGAGAATTCAAATAATCTTTGATTGAATTTATTTTTTCAAATGATTCAGTAAGTTGTATCGTTGTTTCATCTAATTCGTGATGTATTCCTTTTTTAATGAAATTATGTTCAAAATCTTTCATGTCATCAAGATCTTTACACAACTCAATTGTCAAGTTTTTTTTCAAAAAGTCGTGTATTTGACAACAATATTCATTTATTTTATCTGATAATGGCGCATTTTCGGATAGACATAGATAATTCATCAAGTTACCATCTTTTTCAACATAAGACTTGTGTATAGATAAAATTATTTCAAGATTCAAATACAACTGATAAAATGTTTTAGGTGTAATATTTTTTATAATCATTTGTCTATTCCATTTTGAAAAATCCTTTATTCCCGATAAACTTTTTTGAACATCGGTAAAGGTGTCTTCTAGAGAGAGAAAATATTCTGTCATATCATATTCCCTCTGTAAATATAAGACATCTTTTCTAGGGTGTAATAAATCATAGGAAAATTTTCGTTTTCCCATAGGAGTACAACATACATTCAACATTTTACAAACCGAACTATATTTTCCATGAAAGTTATTATCATCAATCATGTTGAGCTGTTTTAAAGAATGATTTGCCAAAACAAGACGAGATGAATTATTTTCAAAAATAGGTTCATGAATTTTATTTACGAGAGAAGGATTATGTTGATAAACAAAATCTAATAAAAAACAAAATGCTTGTGTTGCAAAATCATTTTCGTAAAAATTTTGAATAAATACATCAATGTCTTCTACTCTCGGATAAAATCTTTTTAGTATTTCTTTTTGATAAATTTGTTTTTCGCAATTTTTTGCAAGAGAAAAATTTTTATTTTCACTAGATGCCATGGTTGAATCATTCAAATTTATTTTGTGTATTTTTTTTGACTGTATATTTGCATAACTTGTAATATCGTCTAGAATAGTGGGTTGAACATTATGAATAAGTATAATTTCTGTAGGACAGGTTATAGATATAAATCTCTCTAGTTCGTCATATGTAATGGGTGAATGAGTTTTATGTTCTATAGATTCAGAGTATTGAAAAATGTTTGATTTTCCTGTATAAATGTCAATATTCGCCACACCAACAACAATCATTTTTTTAGAGTTTATATTTTTCAAAATACTTGTTTTATTTTCTATGACTTCTAACCATACACAAGAAATATTATTTGTCAATTCTGTTTCATCATTTGAAAAATATGTTCCTGGAGAGAATATACCAGATAAACTTCTTGTCGTATTTTTTGCCTTTTCATCTTGTGTATAAACAACTGCAGTATATCCAGCAGCTTGAATTTTTTTCAAATATTTTTCAATGATAATATCTTTAAACCCAGCCATAACAATTCCATCATACTCTGTAACATTTGTACCAACACAAATATTTTTATCTACAACATTTAGCTCACAAATTTGTGAAAATTCAAGTATATTACTGCCATATATTGTATTTTCTTTTTTTTTACCATAGACTTCAAAAAAAGATCCAACTTGCATAAGTAAAATTGTAGTCTGTCCATATTCTTTTATATATTTTGAACTCAACTCAAAATATTCTTGAACAAGTGTCATGTTTCTCTTTTATATTATTGTATAATATTTATACTGTTTTTCATAAATATCACACTATGCACTAGTCACTGTTTTTAGTATCCCAATTGTGAAGAAATATATCTTTATTATTGTTTATAATTTCTCCGGAAAGCATAGAAGACTCGTACATTTTACGAACAACATCATTCGGCGCATTGCTTCCCATTTTCATTAAACCGTGATCCCGTAAATATTTTTTAATATCATTAATTGGTTTTTTTTTCAACTCTCTCTGTGCGTGTAAAACTCTCTTTCGCGTATCTTTATCTTTTATCAAAATTCCAACTTTATTTTGTGTTTTTGATTTACCTAACGTGTACTTTCTTTTGATTGTTTTTTTAGTGTATTGTTTTTTATCTTCTTGCGATTCAAATAAAATATTTTCTGCTTTTACTTCTTTTTGTATAGGTAATTCATCTGTACGTGCAAAATTTTTTTGAATTTCTTGTGGAATTTTTAATGGAGTTTCCGTTGATATTACATGTTGTATAAGAGGTTTTGTAAAAATTTCTGAATTATTTTGTTCTTTTATTTCATCTTGTTTTTTTCTCATTTTTTCTTTCAATTTGTTTAGTTTACTTTCTCTCTCATTCAATTGTTTAGTTTTATCAATAATCAAGGCTTCATGTGGATTATTTACAATATTGTTTTTTTGTGTAGTATTCCAAGTTTTGTAAGTTGGTTTCACACCTCCTTTCAAACACCCGTAAGGGACATCTTGGTCAACAAAGTATTTTTTATTTTCAGAAGGACTCAACTGTAATGTTTTTTCTAGAGGATTTGTGTCAGAAAACGAAGTAATCATCAACTCTTTAGGTAATTCCAACTCAACATGTGGTATAGAGAGATTCCCATCCAAAGGATAATTTTTCATTGTTTTTCTATGAGAAACAATAGGCGAAGGAGGAGCTGAAGGCGGAGGTGTTTTGATAGGATCCTTCTTTTTCTCTTTTGATAAAGAAGATAAATAACTAATGGAATCACTAAATTCACTATGGTAAGTTTCAGATTCTTTATTTTTTTTCAATTCGGGTTTAACTTCAGCGTTTTCTTGTTTTTTGTGTGCTTTTATTCTCTCAAGTAATTTATTTTTGAGATTATTTGGCGTTATCAATACTGGAGCTTTTACTCTTTTTTCTCCTCTATTTTTTTTTGTTTTATTATTTGAACCTGGATTCAAATAAGACGTGTTTATTTCTATTACTTTTGTTTTTTGTGTGGACATTATATTTCATATATATTCTTTATGTACATTTCTGACGAAAAATGTGAAATATAATACAAAAAATATGAATAAAACTAAACATAAATAGTTGACAACATTTGCTTTCGCGCAGTGTCATTTTTACGATTTTTTATTTCATCATTTTGCAGATAAATTTGGAATCCTTGCTCTAAATCTTCAAATGTTATTTTTTTCTTTTCAGACTCGGGTTTGCAAAATATGCGCTTTCCGTGTGATATTTTTATTTTTGAAAGAAGCATTTCCATATCTCTTCCATAGTATTTGAAATAATCCATTTTTTTTTCAAACCATGAAATATTTATATTTTTTTCTGAATCTGTATGTATTTCCCAGTTAATTTGTTTTACCATTTTCAAAAAAATTTTGTATAGTTCTTCAGCTTTATAATCATCTGTTTTAAATCTCCATGTAAATCTTGATTCTAGACCTTGATTCATAGTAAAAAATGATTCTTTAAGTTCATTTTCATATCCAGCAATTATCACCATTAAATTTTCTTTGTGATTACTCATCGCTTCACACAATGTATCTATACATTCTTTTGAAAAACTATCTTTTTTGTCTGAATTTCCCAATGCATATGCTTCATCTATAAACAAAACCCCTCCCAAAGATTCATTAATAACATTTGTTGTTTTAATTGCAGTTTGACCTAAATAGCCAGCAATCAAATCACTTCTAGTAGCCTTTTTGAATGTACCTTTAGAGAGAACTCCCATTTTACTATAAAGTTGCCCCATAATTTTTGCAATTTCTGTTTTTCCTGTTCCAGGAGGTCCTGAAATAATTGTATGCATATAATCTCCTCCACTATTTACATGCAAGTTTTGAATAAAGTATAATATTTGATCAACTATATTTTCTTTCAAGGTGTTCATTCCAATCATAGTATTCAATTGTAGTAGAGGACCTTTCATATTGTGCAAAGATTTCATATTAATATTGTAATCAATATGATCTTCTAACTTGTAGCTATCTATAAGCAAAATTAAATCATTAATATTTTTTACAGTTGCTTGAATATCTACTTTAATTCTTTCCTTCATTTTTTTAGGTGTTTCATAATTTACATGTTGTGATTCTCTTATAAAACGTTTAATAGTTTCAAGCAATGCATCATGAGGTTTATTATTGTATACAAATGTAGGAGATAATGAAAAAAAATTTGAAACCTCATAGTTCATAGTTTCAAATTTATTTTTTCCACGCCTAGTATTATCTCTTACTTTTCTTGAAAGTATATCTTCACATCTCATTTGTTGTAGCTCATCCAATGTTAAAATAAATTTGTTCAAGTCATTTATCTTTTTTGAATTTTTATAAAATTTATTCATTGTAGTAAAGTATACTAGTTTTGCATTATTGTTTATATTGTTTATATTCTTTGAAATAAAAATGAAATAAACAAATGATTATCTGTTTACAAAACAATATAAAAATAAATTGATATAGAATTCAACTCAATGACGGAATCAAGAAAACTGAATACACTAAACCATACAATGGAAGATGCCGTCAACGAGTTTCATTCACAATTTATTGAAGAACCATGGTCAATTATTGAGTCTTATTTCCAAGGTCAGCATTTAGAACGTCTTGTTCGGCATCAACTAGAGTCATATAACAATTTTGTTTCATATCAAATTATTAAAACGATTGAGATGTTTAATCCAGTTCATATCGCATCTGAACATGATTATGATGTAAAGTCTGGTAAGTACTCTTTAGAGGTATTTGTTACTTTTGATAATTTTCATATATATAGACCACAAATCCATGAAAATAATGGAGCTATAAAACTCATGTTTCCTCAAGAAGCAAGACTGCGTAATTTTACATATGCCTCTGCTATGACTGTAGATATGAATATAAAATATGTTGTTCGCAATGGTGAAAATTTGGAAAACTCTCAAACCTTTTACAAAACATTGCCTAAAATTCATATCGGTAAAATGCCAATCATGTTAAAATCTACTATTTGTGTATTAAATCAATATAAACATGTTGAAAATAATCAAACTGGAGAATGCAAATATGACGCTGGAGGATATTTTATTATAAATGGATCAGAGAAAACTGTCTTGGGTCAAGAAAGAGCTGCTGAAAATCGCGTATATTGTTTTAATATCTCAAAAAACAGCACAAAATATACGTGGATGGCTGAAATAAAGTCGGTTCCAGATTTCAAGTGCATTTCACCAAAACAAATCAATATGATGTTGAGCTCTAAAAATAACGGGTTTGGCTTTCCTATTACCCTTCAAATTCCTCGTATTAAACAACCACTTCCTCTATTTGTTGTTTTCAGAGCTCTGGGAATTTTATCAGATAAAGAAATTTGTGAAAAAATTCTACTGAATGTAGAAAGTAGAAATCATCAAATGATGTTGGACGCATTACAGGGTTCAATTATAGACGCGAATAAGTGGTTGAATAAAGAAGACTCTTTTAAATATGTTACTAGCAATGTAATGTTTACGCCTATTAACATGGATAAAGAAACTGGTGCAAGAAAGAAACAAGAATTTGCTTCAGATATATTAAATAACGATTTGTTTCCTCATTGTCATAATATGACGCAGAAAGTGTACTTTTTGGGATATATGACAAATAAATTGCTTCAGGCTTATTTTGAGTGGAACAAAGCGGATGATAGAGACGCATACATAAATAAAAGAGTGGATTTGACAGGAACCTTGTTGAATAATTTATTTCGCAACTACTTTAATAAACTTGTAAAAGACATGGAAAAACAAGTTGTCCGAGAAATAAATAATGGTTCTTGGAGATCTACGGATGACTATGAGAATATTATTAATATGACAAATATTTACAAGATTATAAAGTCTACTACAATTGAAAATGGAATAAAACGAGCGTTGGCAACGGGTGACTTTGGAGTAAAGCATTCAAATAGTAACAAGGTGGGTGTCGCACAAGTTTTAAATAGACTGACATATGTTTCTAGTTTGAGTCATGCGCGGAGAATATCAACTCCTACAGATAAAAGTGGAAAACTGATTCCTCCTAGAAAACTTCATAATACTTCTTGGGGATTCTTATGTCCTGCAGAAACGCCAGAAGGTCAGTCTGTTGGTGTAGTGAAAAATTTGAGTTATATGACTCATATTACAATTCATTCACATTCTTCATCACTGTATGACTATGTATCTCCATATATAACAGATATTCAAACCTTGTCTTCATTTGAAATGTTTGACAAGGTAAAAGTGTTTATTAATGGGGCATGGATTGGAATTAGTAATGAACCACAAGATCTATATTCCATGCTCAAAGAAAAAAAACAAAAGGGTATTATCAATATTTATACTTCTGTTGTATTTGATTACAAGCTGAAAGAAATCCGTGTATGTAACGATGCAGGTAGACTTACTCGTCCATTGCTTCGTGTCAACGGCAATAAGCTTATTCTAACAAATGATATTATGAAACGCATAAACAGTAATGAATTGTCTTGGGATGATTTATTTACAAACTGTAAAATGGATGAACAAGGAGTATCTATTCTAGAGTATATTGATCCGGAAGAACAGAATTGGTCGCTCATTGCAGTAAAACCTAGAGACTTGGTTAACACGGATTCAGTTAAAAAATATACTCATTGTGAGATTCATCCCAGTACAATGTTTGGGGTATTGGCATCTTGTATCCCGTTTCCCGAACACAATCAATCCCCTAGAAATTGTTACCAGTGTGCACAAGGAAAGCAGGCAATGGGAGTTTATACAACAAACTATGACAACCGCATGGATAAGACGGCATATGTCTTGAATTATCCAACGCGTCCTCTCGTGGACACGCGCATCATGAACATGATCAAGTTGAACAATATTCCTTCTGGAACAAATGTAATTGTTGCTATCATGACACACACCGGGTATAATCAGGAAGACTCGCTTTTGTTCAACAAGGGTTCGCTAGATCGTGGGCTTTTCTTGGCTACTGTATATCACACAGAAAAAGATGAAGACAAACAAAAGATTAATGGAGACGAGGAGATCCGATGCAAGCCTGATCCAGTAAAGACGAAAGGAATGAAGTTTGGAAACTACAACAAGGTGAATAGTAAAGGGGTTGTACCAGAAAATACTTTGGTTGAAAATAGAGACATTATCATATCCAAAGTCACCCCAATCAAAGAAAATAGAAATGATCCAACAAAGCTTATCAAATATGAAGACCAAAGTCGTATTTATCGTACAAGTGAGGAAACATATATTGATAAGAATTATATTGACAGAAATGGAGATGGATATAGTTTTGCAAAAGTTCGCTTGAGAACGGTTAGAAAACCCGTAATTGGTGATAAATTCTCTTCACGTCACGGGCAAAAGGGTACGATCGGTAATATTATTCCCGAGGATGACATGCCATTCACGAAAGACGGTGTAAAGCCGGATATTATTATTAACCCACATGCAATTCCTTCTCGCATGACAATTGGTCAGTTGAAGGAAACTGTTTTGGGAAAGACTCTTGTATCCCTTGGTCTATTTGGAGACGGAACATCGTTTGGTGAGTTTAATGTAAAAGACATTTGTAAAGAGTTGCAAAAGGTTGGATATGAATCCAATGGAAATGAAATCATGTACAATGGTTTAACCGGTGAACAGCTTGAATGCAGTGTATTTATTGGTCCAGTCTTTTATCAGCGCTTGAAACACATGGTAAACGATAAGACGCATAGCCGGTCTATTGGACCAATGGTGAATTTGACGAGACAACCTGCCGAGGGTAGATCGCGTGATGGCGGGTTACGCTTTGGAGAAATGGAGCGGGATTGTGAATCAGGTGACACCATAATTGGTCTCGCGAATGGATTGGGAATTAAAATTAAAAATATGTCGTCACAAAATTGGGAAGTATTAGGGTGGAGTGAAAAACATGACGGAATTGTAACTGCAAAACAGCGCGGATTTATGTACAAGGGTGAACGAGAATGCGTTGAACTAACCTTTAATGATGGTAGGAAAAAGATTTGTACTCCAGAACATCCTATTTTGACGTCAAATAATGAATGGCTAAAAGCTAAAGATGTTAAATGTAATGAGACAAGGATTAAAGCAAGTGTGACTTGCCCTTGTGTTGATTTTCAAGAAGAAATGAGTGAATGTGCTGGATGGTCATTAGATGTCGGAGAATTAGTGTTGAGAACCGATACCGAGAAAAATTACTTGAAATGCTTGGCATTTGCACGTATTCTTGGTTACTTGATTACGGATGGACATGTATCAAAATTATCTGCATCTGCATCAGTATTTTTAGGTCATGTTATTGATGTTCGTTCCTTTCTCAACGATTTGAAACTGTTTTGCCCTATCAAACAAGAAAACTTTAAGTGTAGAAATTTATATTGTGTTAAAATTCCAGCCATTCTAGAAAAAGAAATCGCAAAGCTGGACGGAGTTCTCATGGGAAGAAAGGTATCTCAACCTGGAACCCTTCCAGCATTTATTCTAGATGAACACTGTCCTAGACCCATTGTTCGCGAGTTTTTGGCAGGAATGTTTGGAGGCGATGGTCACACATCCGTGCTAGAAATGCATCGCGGAAAACGAGATTTGCTTTCATCCGTATCCTTTTCACAAATCAAGTATGTTGAACACATGGTAAGCCTTACTCAAACGATGCAAGACATTAAGAAATTGTTTCAAAAATGTGGCATTGAAAAGGTTACACTTCAAAAACCCAAGAAAACGACACATTCAATGGAAAATGACGCGAAAAGTTACGAGATGACTCTTCATCTGGAGATGGATGAACTTGTTCATTTTGCAGAGAAAGTAGGATTCCGTTATTGCTGTCACAAATCACAGCGACTTGAAGCTGCAGTATCTTATAAGCGTTTGAGAAATGAAGTCACCCGCCAACACAACTGGTTGGTGAATCGTGTGGACGAGCTGACACATTTTAGTGAGATCAAGAAAGAAAATCCAACCAAGACTGTTCCTACACAAAAGGCTATTCTACAAGCCGTGGAGGAATTGAAAAAGACGGAGGCGCTTCTTCACGAGTATGCTATTCCTTCTACACACGATATTACAGATAACTTGATCAAGGGAACACAGTTTGGCAAGTTCACTTCCAAGTCTTTCCCTACAGCTGAACAATTCTTGGAAAATATTGGTGCCCTTTCATGGTTCTTGGAAGATCTCCCAGAGAAACCCGTTATAGAGGATGCTGATTTAGACATGGATACCGAAGAATCTGACGACGCATCAGAAAATGTTTCTTATGGAGTAAATCGTAACCTAGAATCACTTCCCACGATGAATCTTACCGTCATTGATGCTCGGCCAGCCGGTATACATCCTGTATACGACATTGAAGTAGAAGAGGTTCACTCCTTCCTCGCAAACGGTGTAGTTGCACACAATTGCATGATTTCGCACGGAGCATCCCGATTCACGAAAGAGCGTCTCTACGATGTATCTGACAAGTATGAAGTGAATATTTGCAAAAAGTGTGGTCTTATTGCATCGTACAACAATGATTTGCATATTCACTTGTGCAAGACGTGTGATAATCGCACAGATTTCGCACTGGTCAAGTTGCCATATGCATGCAAACTCATGGTACAAGAACTTATTACGATGAATGTTTGTGCACGATTTGTTACAGAGTAAATGCAGTGAAAAAATCTACACATGGAAAAAATTATAAATAATAAAATTGAAATGTATTTTTTTATTTATCTAAAATCCAACCTAACCTAACTTACCAAATTTTCAAGTATGAATCTCTTTGTTCTTTCGCTTTGTTTTCGCGAATGCGCGGAGTTCATGTTTGACAAACATATTTCTAAAATGATTTTGGAAGCAGTGCAAATGTTATCTAGTACAAAACGAATACTTGATCCAGATGATCCAAACTTGGAAAACTCGCCTGTTTATAAAATTGCACATAAAAATCATCCAGTCACTATTTGGATGAGAACATCATTGGAAAACTATATGTGGACAATTTCTCTCGTTGAGGCCATGCACGATGAATGGAAATACCGTTATAATCATCCTCCTGAAAAAGAACACAAATCATTCACGGTAGCCATGTATTTGAAAGAACATGCTCCGTCACAAGAAAAATTTCCTGAAACAGGGCCAACACCCTTTGCACTTGCCATGCCTGATGAATATAAAACAGCGGATCCGGTTGAATCCTATCGCAACTATTATCAAAGCAAAGACAAACAACTTATTGCATCATGGAAAAAGAGAGAAATGCCACCGTGGTACAAAGTAGATAAATGGTGGATGGCGTATATGAAAACATGATCAACTTTATTCCCTGCAAATATTCTTTATATTTTTATTTTCTAAATAAAAATTAAACTTTTATAAATTTTCTAACGATCCACGTAGTCAATGCAAATAATACTCCTCCCCACAAGGTGTCCATAATTACAGTGGACCACATCCAATTTTTCAAAAGACCCTTTGTAGTAAACTCGTACACTGCATAAATAACTAAACCTAAAATAAACGCATCTATGGGACTCTTTTTAGGCTTTATAATATAATAATTTAGTGCAAATATTAATGTAAGATAACATAAAATAGTGGCAAAAATATTCATTTCTATAGGGCTTCCTTGAACAAGTTTAATCTGTTTGTTGAAATAATTTTTCATAAGTGTAAGATATATTCCGTCCAGTATAAGAAAAACAATACCTGATTTTACAAATGTTGAAATCATTTATATATTATAGAGAGAAATTAATAAATGATTTAGCTTTTTTATATAAGCCTTATATATAGACTTAATGCCTAGTGTTAGTTCAACTTCTGTTGGTTTTCAAAATCCTATTATTGGAGGGCTTGATCAGCTCGGATACGCTGGAGAATTATCACCTCTAGGTGGAGGAATACCTGGATTCATTCCCCAGCCTACTCTAGATACAGATAATAATGACGAATACTCACAAACTAGATTTACGTTGAGAAATGCGTGGAATACAAACTATAGAAAATATAATATAGGCAATACAAAAAATGCTGCTGTAACACCATTTCGCGCTGTAACAAATTCTGGAGATTTGTTAAGTAGAACAAGTTACTCTTGTGGAGGATCTTGTCAAAGTTTTCAAAGCCGACCCAACTTAAGAGGATTAAAAACACATTTTGGAGCTATTCAAAGTACTTGTGATGCTTCAGGAATTCCCCCTGCCTCATGCAATGTAAAATATGTATATGATGGTTCAGATTATACTACTTATTTGAAGCAAAAAGCTATTAATAAAAATTACAATGATTTATCAAATGGTGGAGATGATTCATCCACATCTCAAGTTGCATGGAGAGCTATTCGCAGATATTAAATATAATAAATATGAGTAAATTACAAATTTTCAATTACAATTATTTCATTATCTTGTATGTAATGAAATTATTCAACGTCTTTTTGTTGTGGACTTGGATTTTTTTGATTTTTTCATCTTGCGAGTTTTTTTGGATTTTCTAGTTTTTCTATTTTTCTTTTTTCTTCCTCCGAAATGTAAACTTTCAGGGTGTTCCTCTACATCCATATCATCATAATAAATACTTTCTTTTATTTCTTCGTTTGGATAATATTTTTTTTGTGGAGGAGCTTTTATTCCAGGACTATTATGAGGATGAGTATAAGGACGTTTTGGATTAACATAGGTATTATAAAAATCTAAATTCTTTCCTGTTAAAGTAGATGGATCTATTCCATGTTTAGAATTACCTAAACTACTTGATACATTTAAATTTTTTTGAAAATCAATAAATTTTTGATGTTCGGGACTAGGAGGAGACATTTCCATGCGAGGTGGAAAAGGTCTAGAATCTGTCAATTTTTTTACCGGAGAATTTTTTCCAGGATTAAAAGTTGGCAATCTTTTTACCATTATAGGTTCTGTATTTTCATTTGGTTCTGTATTTATAAAAAATCTTTTTATGGATTTACTTGGAGAAGTAGTTATTTTACTCACTCTTTTATTAGCTGATTTATGAGAAGACATTCTTATATATTATAAATAAAAGAATTTACTTAAAGATTATTTTTCTAATGCATATAATAAAGCATGACCGAACCTATTCCATACCTTGACCCCGAAGAAGAAAATAACTACGTTGAAGCTCATATTATTATCCAAGAGTTTTATGATGATCCAACTATTTTTGTTGTTGGTTCAGCCCCGTTCGGAAAAATATGGTTTGATAGAAAAAGAATTCAAAAACAGTATGACGTTTTGAGTGCGGATTGGGAAGAAGAATATGGAGGAAAAGTTGTTACTCATAGCAAAAAGCCTCGTATTGTTCGCGTTCTTTTAGAAGAGAAGGATGTTATTTTTCCTGATGATGTTGAAGTAGAAGTAAATGGTAACAAGGTTGAGTCTAATAAAGAGACACCGGAAACAAATGAAGTTATTCAACTGAATACTGTTATAGAAAAAGAAGTTGTGGTTGATGATCCCCCACAAGAACAAGTTTCTGTTGAAGCCACTCCTGTAAAAAAATCCAGAGCAAAAAAAGAACCTAAAGCTCCGAAACCTCCGAAACCTCCAAAGACGCCTAAAGTTCCCAAGACACCCAAAGAGCCTAAAAATTGAATAGATCTTTACAACGCATATTTATAAAATATATAAAGAGTATTTACATATTTTATACAGATATCTTGTGAACTAGTGAATGCATACAGTTCCTTTCTATTTATCATATCATGTTACTCCAATACTTGCAATTACAGGTTATTTAATATATCCAAAACAAGTGCGAATAAATCCTTCACTATTATATACATTATCTGTTATTCATAATGGAGTTTTAGTTTCTTTCAGTGTTTGGATTTTTGTATCATTATCTCAAGTTCTGTATAATAATGGAATAGTGTTTCAACCAAATTACTATTTCAAAAATCCACAGTTTGAAACCATTATATATTTGTTTTACATCTCCAAATACTATGAATTTTTTGATACATTTTTGCTATATCTAAACAATAAATCACCTATATTTCTTCAAAAATATCATCATATAGGAGCGGTTATTTGTTGGCATCTATCTTACATATACACTGTAGATGGTATTTGGATCGCAACATTTCTTAACTCGTTTGTCCATACAATTATGTATTCCTACTACTTGGGTTGTTTATTGAAAATAAACCAAGTTAGAGTTTTAAAAAAATATATAACTTCTCTTCAATTGTGTCAACTTATACCACAACCTATATGTCTTTATTTGTATAAAACTGAACCAAATTATAATATTTTACTATTTTTTACATTTTATTCAGTTGGATTAGTTATTTTATTTGGGGTATTTTACTATAAAAATTATATAAAAATAAAATATAAATAATGGAAGTTGTATTGAATGATAGTGTAAATAAAGAAAATTATAATATTTTATTAATATCATCTTTATTTTTTATTACAAATATGGTATCAGCATATTATAACGAATATTATGTATACTCATTTTTATTTTTTGGCCTGACAGTAACGTCTATTATTTTTCACTACAATAATAATAATTATACAAATATAATTGACAAAATTTTTGTTTTAGCTGTTGTTATTTATGGTGGATTTGTTTTATATGGTAAAACTACAACAGAGAACAAACCACGTGTTTTTTTAGTAGTAACAACTTTTTTATGTTGCGTTTATCTTTTCTTCTATGGTTATTGTGTCAATGATTATTGTTATCATCCTGATAAATTTATAGGAGATAGTTATCATTTTATGCTTCATCTAATAAGTTCAATTGGTCATCATTTGATAGTCTTTTTATAAAATTTATTCTTATAAACATAACAAGTCTTTTGAATCATATCAACTAAATTTTGAATGTACTAATTTTACCCAATAGTCCATATAAAGTTTTGAATAATTGAATTGTTTTTCAGAAAATTCTTCAATTGTTCTTTCCAACAACTCTTCGTTTATATCTGTATATTCATCCACAAGCAAAATAGGCAAGTCTTCGTATATGATATCTAAAAAACTTTTTTTCATAATGACTATACAACCTAAACATAATGCTTCAAATGTTCTAATACAGTCATGGCCATTTCCAGGTGGACTTACTACAAATGAGTACTCTGAAGTTTTCTTCCAAGAAGATGTTCTAGGTAAGTCACCGGCTTCAAAATAAATAATATTACTAGGTATGATATCTTTCAATTTGCTTCTCCATCCTCCATTTCTAGTATCTGTAATATGTAAATGAAAATTTGCATATATTTTATGAATTCTTTTTGAAAAATGAACCTGTGAATCAACTATATTTTGTAGTTTTGTATTTTGTGTTTCAAAATCTTGCATTTCTTCTCCGAAATAATTTCTTCTAGTTAGAGTGTGATAGTCTAATCCATAGGGTATAGAAGTTGTTTTTTCATCATTAGGAATTGTTTTATTTATAGAAAACCAATGTACAAAATATGGATTTGTATATACAGTGTTGTAAATTTTAGAATTTATTTCATCAGGAAAAGAATAGTCTTCCATAGCAGATACTATAACAAATGGTTTTTTAACCTCGTTCAAAAAAGGATAAAGTTTTTCTAAAGACAGACTTGCATGATGTGAAAAAATAATAATTTCATCTTTTTTATTCAAAATATTCATGTCATATATACAGGGGTGAAATTCCTCTACATGTATATCAGAAATTTTAGAAAATAATATAGGGGAGTAGTACATCTAAAGTTTTGTAATATTATATTTATATTAATTTAAATTAATATTAATTTATGTTATTAGTTTATACTATCATATCTATGCCGAGCAGCATGTATACGTTACCCCCGATTGTGGATTACCTACACATCCACCAGTTTGGTAAGTGCAAACACCGGTAGTAAAATAGTAATTATTTGTTCCTAGTTGATTTGCGCAATAGTTGCACATCCAATCACATCCGGTACCAGGACCAACCGAAAAATTTATGCAATTATTTTTCGGATCAATAACTGGCTCTACAAGACCGCACTTGTCAGAAACTGACACAGAAGTAAAAGCAAACACCGAAAGAAGAACAAATAGAAGTTTATTCATTATAAATTATTTACAATAGTTATTTTTATATTGTTATTTATAAATTATTTAATATGTGTAGAGTGTATAGATGACACAATTTGACGATATTATTGTTACACCAAATTATGGACCATTAAGTACAGGAAATTACCCCGGAATCATACCTATAAGTAATTTAGGTATACTGAATGGGGTCCATCCTAATCCACCACAATTTTATCCTTCTGATGGTGCAAGTGGATTTTCAAATTCTAGACATCAATATTACCGAACAACCGGTGGAAAAAATAATAATCCAAACAACTTGTTACTTTACAATACATGCAGTGGGCCTTATATTGGATCTATAATAAATAAATACAGTTGTGGTCAGAATCCTATTGAATCACAAGAAGCTTTAGTATACGCTAAAAAAAAGAGAATATCTCCTCAATGCTCTTCTCTCTTTACGTCCTCTAAAAGAAGCAATGCTGTTGGACAAAGTTCTTATAAAATTGGGCTTTCTAATGAAGCTTTTTTAGGGTATAAAAACTATAACAAGAATGATGTGAAAGAAGCACTACAATACACTAGAGCGGGTGGTTGCACGGCTCCAAAAAAGAAGGGCTCTATTTATAATACAAGTTTGAAGAATGGTCAGGTATGTTCTTGGGGATCAGTTGTTCGTCAAAATTACTAATACAAGTATATTTAGGGTAGAATTAGGCTAAATATATTCAAAATTTTAAAATAGTATATAAGAACACATGTATAAAAAACCAAGTCAACAAATTTTTATTCCGAGCAAAGATATAAAAAACTATTATCACATGTATCCAAAAATAAAATCTAGTCCTGGAAAAATTATTTTGAAAAAATTTATATACAATAGAACACAAATAATACAAAATGATTATACAGTGTCAAATCTTGAATCCAATTTTGAAACCATTCTTGATTCCAATCTTGACTATAGTAAACCTAATTTTACACTATTGAATACTTTTTCTCTCTTGTCTACTCCTCCAGAAAAGCTCAATGACATTATAGATGAAATACCCAGTCCTTCTTGCCAACATAATTCTCGCATTCATTCTAAATACTATATTGAAATTTCACATGACTATGGAGAGACGTGGAAAGAGCCAGATTCTCCACCACCGCGTGACTGTAGAATATGTACGGTAGCTTACACGCCTGATGGTAAGTATCAAGTTTGTGCCGGAATATTTGATTCTATTTATAACTCTAGTGATTATGGAGAAACTTGGATAAAAGCAAAAAACCAACCACAAATTAGAAGATGGAATCATGTGTCTATTTCTGAAAATGGATCAAAGAGAGAAGCGCATATGTACGATGGTACAGTATATATATCGTTGGATTTTGGAGAAAATTGGAACAAACTTTAGGGGTTTTTATTATGCGTATAAATAATTTCTTTGAATATTATATCATGGCAAGAAAATCTTATAAAGTTGGAAGAAAATCATATAGAAAAAGAACACATCGTAGAAAAGTAATACGTGGTGGAATGTTTGAAGGAATGTTTGGTATACCTTATCCTCAATGTAAAGCGTCTAAAATCGCATTTGATCAATGTCAATCTCAACAACGACAAATAAATTCTTCAAGATCTTCAAGCTGGTTTGGTTCAACTAGAAACCAGCCTGAATTTCAAAGACAAGAACAAAGTGAATTTTTTCCTAGTACTAGTGAATATCAACCTCAAGGTGAATATCAACCTCAAGGTGAATATCAATCTCAAAGTGAATATCAACCTCAAGGTGAATATCAACCTCAAGGTGAATATCAACCTCAAGGTGAATATCAACCCGGATATCAACGTATGGGTGGATCAAAAACTGGAGGATCCCGCAGAAAAAAGAGAAACACAAAGAGAAGAAAATATTAAAAATAATATATTGATTTACAATTTAATATTAGAAATCAATATACACTGCATAATACTGGCAGGCATGTTTATATCCGTTTACGCGATATAAATCATCTTTTCTCTTTTTCCATCATTCTATACAACATGTAAACTCCTACCAAAGATAGACAAATAAAATACAATTGAACAACCGGGTCATCTGGTAAAGAAACCGATTTATCTTTACTATCATAGAGAGAAAATCCCTCTTTCGGATAAATTAACGAAGGTTTTTGTCCATTTGGAAAATTATAAGCATCCATGCTTTCTATATCTGCCAATGTAACAAAATGTGATTCTGAACTTGAGTTATTATTCACATCCACTGTTTGCAATGTGACTTGTTGACAAGGAGGGGTATCACCAGACATGAAAGAACGCATTATTCCAAAAGGGTTCAACACACCTAAAGATCCAATTGTACCGGGTATCAAACCACGCATTCCATTAAATTGCGCTCCACCCGTCAAAGGCCCCAGATTTCCAGTAGGAATATTATTAAAATAAATATAGCGATCCACTTTTTTTCCTGTAGTAGTATCTTTGCATCTTGCACCTGTTTTCATAAAAAATTTATTTCCTAAAGGTCCTCCTGTTCTAGATGCTCGTCCATTTCCCGAAACAAGCAACTCAACATACGAAAGTAATCCATTTACATCCCTTCCTAATGTTTGCAAATCTCCAGCATCACTCATACCAAGTTGCTGTGGAGTATTGATATTACTTGAATAACTATATGACGGTCCTAATAATTGTTGTTCAACTTGTGCAGGATTTGTCAATACATTTTGAAAAAAACTCATTTATATGTGTCCTCTACTATAGAAATATATAAATTTATTATGAATAATTCATTTGATATAACAATCCTAAATAAATTATTAGATGCATATCAACTTGTTAGTCTTTTACAAACCAGTTATGGGTTTAGCGTTTTTGCTATTATCTGCAACAGGTGTCATATTTGCGGAAGCCATAGCTTGTACTTGTTTGCTCAAACTATCTACATTTTCTGAAAGTTTTTGTACTTGAGGAACCATCTGTTCTAGTTTAGTTACTTTTCCATTCAAAACTTCTATATTTCCTGCATTTTTATGTGCTAATATAGAAGTATCGTCTCCATAAGAAGAATATGTAGTTTGACTAGGGGGCGCATTTGGTACAGTTGGTGTTGTAGAAGGTGTAGACACTGTAGGGGTCATAAGAATTGCATTTTGAAAATTTTCTCTTCTAAAATTATTACTAAAAAATAATTGATAAAAAATTAAAAAACTAAAAAAAGGAATCAAAACATATGTCAACATTTCTTATATATTATATAGAATACTTTTTTCTCTCTATAGTATAACAAAATGTCTAGCGCTACTAACCCATTAGGTATGAATCAATATAATAATCGTCTTCCACAAGGTGGATATGTTTCTTGGAAAGGTTCGGGTATATTGAGCAATCCAGTGGGTGTTACTGCTGGTAATATTCGTCCTTTGACAAATAAAGATCCAGCAAATGATTATCCTGCTCCTTTTGGAAAACCGCGTCCCCTAAAACAATATAGAAAGGGTGCTTTTCCTCGTATCCCTATTGAGCCAGGAAAATATTCTAATTCTGAAGCTAGACCTGCAGATATTGAGTTGAATTTAAATCGTGTAGTAGCTTCTTCTACCGGTGGGTCTTTAGTAAAACAAATGATTGATAATCCAGGTAGTTTTATTGTTACCCAAAATAATTTACTTTCACCAGACAAAGCTGTTTCTAAAAACTGTAACGGATTTTGTATTGTTGCAGATTATTATCCCAATAATACCTACGTGACAGAAAATCCAGTGCCTTCTACTGAATCCCCTCTTTTCTGTTGTAACCCAGAGAGAAAGGCTAGACGACGCGTTTTACCCGCAAATACAAATCTTCCTAAAAATTATTACACAACTCTTTCACAATATAGAGAAAATAGATGCCAAACATATGATCAGCGTGTATTCAATTTTCAAAATAGACTTGGGACAAATGATCCAAATATTAAACCTGGAGGGCCTCTTGCAACAAATAATGCCTATCTTGCAAATTGTCAACCAAATGCAGAGATTTATGATACTTCTGTTATTGGTTTAATTTCTAGAATGTTGGCTATTATGAATTCTCAAGGAATTTTAACTCCGGCACAGTTTAGTTATGCAAGTAATTTTACAAATTTTCCTGATTTTATGAAATTTATTGAAAGTTTGCCTACACCATACAGTAATGTTGCTGTACAAATATTTGTTACATTTATGAATAATCCTTACGCAGGAATGCCTGCTACGGGTCCAACAAATCCAAATGGTTGCAAAGTTGTCTATTATAAACCCAATAATTATCAGTTTGCACAGCAAGGAGGCGTGGATAGCAGTACTCTCATATTGAAAAAAAATGTGGATACAATAAATACAAACTTGGCAAGCTTGAAACAAACCAACTCTATAATATATAAAAACAAACAACCTGCCTGCAATCCAAGTTTATATGAGGTATGTCCACAGATAACCCAAATGGAATCAGGTATTTTATATGAGTATGTATATGACAGTGTATATGATGTCTAATACTGATTTATAATGTACATCTATAACTTTGCACAACTTCGTTTAAGCTAGCGTAATACCTAGGTTTCCTAGTACGTATTTTTATATTTTATTTTATATTTTAAATAAATATAAAATGAATAAGGTTATTATAAAAATTTTCTCTGATTTTACAGACTCTTTTGGATTTCTACACTTTATGGATTCATCATTTTTAAAAAAATACTCAAATTCAGAAATTTCTTTTACAAATGATGATGACTATACACATGCTATTATATTGAACACATGTATGCCTCACTTGAATATACCCAAAGAAAATGTCGTAGGACTAGCTCATGAACCATGGGATATTTTAGCATTAAATAGTGAATTTATTGACTATGCAAAAAAACATATTGGAAAATATTTTATAGGTGATAAAAACGAGTTAGATGAGCCATTTATAGAAAATTATACATACATGTTTCATAATGTACCATTAAAAAATACAAATAATCTAGACAAGTCTAATTTTTGTTCTATTATTGTTAGTGATAAAAAATATGCCCCTGGACACATATATAGACATCAACTTGTTGAAAGAATACTGCAAACAAATTTACCTATTGATATTTATGGCAGAGGTTGTCATTTTTATAACGATAGTAGAGTAAAACAATCTTTTGAACAGTATGATACAACTCCCACAGAACAATACAGGTATCATATTTGTATAGAAAATCATCAATCTAACAATTATTTTTCAGAAAAAATAATAAATCCTTTTCTTACAAATACCATTCCAATTTATTTGGGTTGTCGTAAAATAGAAGACTACTTTCCAAATCAAATTTTATATTTAACAGGTAATTTAGATTCTGATATAAAAATTTTGACAGATATTTTTAATAATGAAGATAACTTTAAAAAAAATATTAATATTGAAAAAGTAATAGAGGTAACTAATATTTTCAATAACTTGGACAAACTTTTTACAATAATTTAACAGTCTTCCATATCATACAACTCTTGACTAGAACTTGCAGGAGTCATTCCAAACATAGGAAAGTGACTCATTGAAATAGATTTATCAATTTTTTCATCATCTGTATCTACTATTTCATCATATTCAAAGGATTCTACCTCAACGGTAATGTCATGAATTATATCATCAAGTATATTTTGTATAATACCTTCATTTACAGGTGTATCTGAAAATGATCCAGAGATTGAGTTAAATAAGTTACTAGGTTTTTCGTTAAATTTGTGGTAAGGAATTCTATACTTCTCACACCAATGAATACATTTTTGAATATTATTTTTACAAAGTAATTCTATTCTTTCTTCTTTATTTTTCATTTTTAAAATATGAACTATTTGGTCATAACTTTCAAGTTGTTGTTGTCCCATAATTATATTAGATTCTTCAAGTTTACAAATAAAGTTGTAAGGTATTTCATTTTTTATAAAACTTTGTATAATAGAGTCTTCTTTTTTATTTTTTTCGTACAACTCTAAAATATGGTTCAATTTTTGATAACAGTCAATCATTTTACCCAAGTCCCCAACAAAACTTTTACAAACTATATATTTTTCATTTGTTAAAATATTTGAAACACTTGGTTTTATAATATACACTTTTTCATAAAAAATAGAAATTAAATACAAAATTTCAACAATTGGTTTATAGTAAATATCTGCTACTTTTATAATAGCTATTCCTTTTGTTTTTTGCAAATATAATAGATTACATAGAACTTTTGTCATTCCCAAAATGTAATCATTCTGATTATTATATACATCTTTTTCCAGTTCATAATATATAAATTCAATTGTGTTTGCTGAACTTTTAAAATCAATATCATTCAATGTTATATTTCTATCTTTTTTATCTTCCCTTAAAAAGTTCATACATTCAATAGTTGCTATACTATTTCTTCCTACATGAACTGATGTAATATTCTTTTCTTCATATTGTAAAAATAAATGTAGTGTTGTTGAAATTTCCATAAATTCATAAAATGTGTTTGAAAATGGGCTTATTTTACTTACACTATTTTTGAAATTTGGTACTTTTGAAAATAAATACTCATATGGATTTACAGCTTCTTCAAGTTTACAATGCAAATCACTTTCAATTAATAAATTCATGTTATTTTTAGTTTCATTCAAGTAATGAATTATTGTATGAGATATACAAGGATCTAAACTTGTTTTGTCGCATATAAATAAATAATTGTCTATAAAAGTTGTGTAGCTCATTTTTGGCAACATATAATAGCTCATTTTATTGAATCAAGTAATATTTCCAGTTATTTTACATTAAAAAATGTATTTAAACTGTTTCTTTTTTATTGTTAGACATAATTCATAAAATATATTATTTTAGATTCAAGATATCTGAATTCAACAAATATATAATAGTAATGCGTATGACTTAAAATTAAATGTTCTAATGAATAGAATAATAAATATGGAGCCAGAAATGATTGATCTTTCCTCAAGTTTAGATTTTGAACCAAGATCATCCGGAAATTTGCGGTCTACAAATTTTGGCGGAGGTCTAGAATTACTTATGAATGATAAAGTGAAAGAAGGTGTGAAAAAATTATCTAGTGACATTGATATTGAAGATTTGAATCATTTAGAAAGTGAGTTAAATGAGCTTGCAGAAGAAACTGACAATATTATGGGTTCTGGTAACTCTTATCAAATGAAATCTGATTTATTTAGCAGTGACCGTAAAAATGATGGAGAAAATCGTTCAAGTGTAAGATTTGAAGGCCTTGGACAAGCTACAGCAGAAACAAGTTCAAGTGATTCAAAGACATGGGATGGTTATGGAAAGTTTAATAATATACCGGTTGATCCTGATACTAAATCTATTCCAAGTCAACCCCAAATGTCAAAAGAAGAAATGTTGAGAGAGAAATTTAAATATTTGAGAAAGCTTGAGGCTTTAGAAAAAAAAGGTGTGGAACTGTCCAAAAAATACACTATGGAATCGCCTTTGTTAGAAATGCAAGGTGAATACGATACCATTATTGAAGAAAAAACGAAACAAAATTCGGTAAAATTTCAAGGAAATATGATGATGGCTGTTATAAATGGTCTAGAGTTTTTGAATAACCGGTTTGATCCTTTTGATATAAAGCTTGATGGTTGGGGTGAACAAATTAATGAAAATATTACTGACTATGATGAAGTATTTGGAGAGTTGTATGAAAAATACAAGTCTCGTGCAAGTATGGCGCCTGAATTAAAATTACTCTTTCAACTTGGTGGAAGTGCTATGATGGTTCACATGTCTAATTCATTATTCAAGTCCGCTCTTCCAGGTATGGATGATATTATGCGTCAAAATCCCGACTTGATGCGTTCATTTCAAGCGGCGGCTGTAAATAGTATGGGTCAGAGTAATCCTGGATTTTCAAATTTTATGGGAGGATTGATGAACCCAGAATTTGGAGGACCTCCTCCCCCAATTGCAACACAGGGTCCAAATGCTCCACCTCCATCAAGAGACAGGCCTGGAAATAATAATTATAGTGCAAGACCGAGTAACTATAATGATGGAATAAATTTTAATGAATCAACATCAAGATCGGCGCGTCCAGAAATGAAAGGACCCAGTGATATTGGAGATATTCTATCTGGGCTGAAAACAAAAACAAAGACTATTAATATACAAGAGTCCGCTCCTCCCCAACAAGAAAAAAATGAGGGAAGTACCATTAGTTTATCCGACTTGAAAGATTTGCAAGCTGATGGAAATATGCCGAAAAAGAGTAAACGCCGTCAAAGATCAGATAAAAACACAATAAGTTTAGATATTTAAGGTGTTTTATCTGTATCATTCATTTCTAAATAAGAGTCTTTTTGTCCAATTTTTTTTTCAAGCGGTTTATATGCAGAAATGAAGTATTCTTTTGATCCAACATACTTAAATTTAGGCGAGTCATTTTTCTGGATAGACTCTATGTTTTTATTCAAATCTTTTAAAAAAAATGGCTGATAACAGGATGAGGGGTTATTTGGAATTTTAAGTATTTTACATTCTTTTAATGAATTTTCTATAGTTAAAAAAATAGAGGATACCCATAGGTTAGTATTTTTTATAAATTTTTTTATTTTATTTTTATTGGTTTCATTATTATTCAAGTTTTTTACGTTTTCTAAAATAATATAAATTTTTTCTGATTTATCGCTTTCAAGATAATAAAAATTACTTTTATCTTCAATATTTATACGCAAATAAATATCTGCTACATTCACAAACTCGTCGTATTCTAGTTCTTCTTTTGTTTCCATTTTTTGTAAAAAGTATACTCTTCTTTATAGTATAGTTTTTATTTATTTTATCAAGAAATAGTTAATCTTTCATCTAGTATATTTTCCAATACGAGTAAAAGAATCAACAATATAAATTATGAAAATTCCTAAAAAAGAATATAGTACAACTTCTTCCATTACAGTTCCTGTTTTTTCATCTTTTTGTTCTTCAAGTAAATAGATCATATAGTTTAGTTTTTCAAGTAACAAGTCTTCTTTAGATGGTTCTTGTCTGTATGGATAAATGGCTTGTTGTTGTTGTTGTTGTTGTGGCGAATAATTAGGAATATATTTTTTATAATATTCGTTTACAGTTTGTTCGTTACCATAGTTTGTGGTATAGTTATTTAATTCACTTTCATTTTGTTCAAAGCTACTAGAATAAGAAGGTTTAGGATTTTGTGTTTGTTGTTGTTGCATAGGTGTAGGTTTAACAGACTCTTTATTTATAGTTCTATTTACACCTGCAGATACTGGAGGAGGAGGAGGTGTAAAATCTGCTAAATCATTATCATTATCTTCTGGAAGCTGCGGATTTTTATGAAGATTACTAATAGACTGTAAAACTTGATTTACTTTTTCATTGTTTATAAGTAAATCTGTGTTATTTTGTGTACTATTTCGCGACATTTTTTTTTGTTCAATGCTAGTATTTTCATAATTATTATCATATGGTGCCGCCGATATTGCTAAATAAGACATTCTCTTAATAAAATTGTAGATAATAAATTTAATAAACACACTGAAATCTTTTCTTAAAAATGAATTATGGAAATATAGAAATATATTTGTAAAATATAAATGAGTAGTCTCATTAAAAATATAGTTTTGATTTTATGTCTTGTTGTTTTTGTAACTTTTATATCAAAAATTACTACATTTAATGAAGGATTTACGCCTTATATTCGTGGAAAATATAGGCAAAACATTAGAGAAATAAAAAATTATTCCATAGATAAAGCAAAAAGTATACAAAATAGATCCACTCGCTTTTTAAGAAGTGTAGGATTTATTTGATCCCAATAAAAAATATTTTTATAATATAATACTCACCTATTATGCCTAGAAAACTTAAATCTACTCCTCCTCCTTCTCCTCCAAATATTCCTGCACATCCATCACAACCTCAAAATCTTGTAGGTGGTGTTGGTGTAGGTAGCTCATCTACATTTTTTACGTATCTAAATGAACACATTATGTATTTGAACAATAGCAAATTTTTTGCAGGTATCATAATGTTAATGCTTAATATTGGTTCAAAATTTGTTAGTATTCAATTTAGCAAAAGTATTGAACAATATTTGAAACTTTCTATTATGAAACAAGTTCTTGTTTTCTCAATTGCTTGGATGGGCACCAAAGATATTTATATTTCTCTCTTCCTTACAGCAACATTCACCGTTCTATCGGATCATTTATTTAATGAAGAGAGTAGTTTATGTGTTATACCAGAGAAAAATCGTGTAATGAATAAAATTATGGAAAAAATAAATGAGGGAACTGTTACACCTGAACAACTTAAGGAAGCTGAATCTATTATTCAAAAAGCTCGGGAAGACTCTATGAAAAAATCACGAGTAGAAGCCTTTACACAGTTTGATTTTACTAAAATTTAAACCAATTTTTACTTTATCATCAGTAAATGACTCTTAAGAAAAATAAGACTTTAAACCCACCCTTGAAAAATTAAATGGGGCATTTTGATTCTTCAAGGGTTTAAATTTTAATTATAAGAAAAATAGTATTGTCATAGTATAACAATACTATTCAATTTATGATTAATACCATACCAGACACATTAACTATTATTATAAATACAAGAGTAAGAGGTATACAAAAAATAAAGTATGAGCCATACATGACTATTCCTAAAGATAAAAATGGAAAGGTTTATTTCAATCCTCTTATTCAACTAAAAAAATCTGTAATTGACTATATTCCATATGGTTATCCTCAATCTGAAATTTATACACAATTTTTTCATAAGAATGAATTTGATAGTTTGATATCACGAACAGTATCAAGTGGCACACAAAAAAAAAGAGATTTAGCTACAGCAACAAAAGATAAAGTAGTGGATAAAAATATTCGGTTAACATTGGATACCTTATTTAAACGAGGGGCTCCTTTTTATATTGGGTCACAAAGATATACAGTCTATAGTTATGATTGGGATGAAGGAGATAGAAAATTGAGACCAGTTCTTTTTTCTGGATCCCAGCAAATTCTTGCTAATAGAATATTAAATCGTGATAGATTTGGAAATATTCCTTTTGAAAATCAGTATTCAATGAATCCTTATCCACCTTACCAATTTTCAAGACCTTATGATATTCCAATGGTAACCCCTATAAATACCACAGCATACAATGATTTTTATAAAAAATTAAAGGATATTGACCCAGATATTACAGAAGGAAATATTCCGGATAATATTTCTAAAATAAAACAAAATAATGATTTAAGTAATATTATTTCAGATGAAAATCTTGGACCAGTTACATCTGAACAAACAAAAATTACATCTTTTCCTGCTACACCTGGACCAATTAAACCTGAAGCTGTTACAAAAACACCAATCAGACCTATTCCAGTTACACCAATGAAACTTGTTCCAGTTACACCATCTACAGCTTCATCTACAAATGCATCTACAGTTTCAACTAATTTTACACCCTATAACGAAGTTACGCCTGCTAGATCACGAAACGAAGTTACGCCAGCTAGAACAGAAAATCAAGTTACGCCTGCTAGATCACGAAACGAAGTTACGCCTGCTAGAACAGAAAATCAAGTTACCCCTGCATCTATTTCCACAAATCAATCTGAACAAGATGAAAATCTTCCACATACAACTTTTAAACTACCATCTGAAGAGTCAAGTTCTCAACAACCAAGTCCTACAAAAGGAAGTACAACCCTATTTCCTGAAATAGATGATACAGGTAAACAACCCACTGTTTTTAATTTTCCAAGAAATACATCAAGATCATTATTTGAAGATTCACCTCAATCATCTTCTTCTGAAGAAGAACAACAACTTTCACACTCATTTAAAAGTTATTATTATGAAGGATACGAAAAAGGGTTAATTTCAACGAAACCAAATGACACAAATATTTCTCTCATACAAAACTGGAAAATTATTAAAAATGAAGCTGCTGGAGATTGTCTTTTTGAAACAGTGAGGGATATATTAAATGGATATAATGCTAGTTCTTCTACACCAAAAATTGAAAAAAAAGATTATATGCAAAATGGGTTATATACTGTAAAATTATTGAGAACATTAGTTGCAGACAATATAAATAAGGAAATGTATGATAATATGGTTATAAGTTCAAAACAATCTGTATCATCCGCGGATACAAAAGTTAGATGGAAATTTATGATAAATTCAAATGGTTCTATAAAAACTCAACCTGAAACTAAAGAAGCAATAAAAAAGTGTGCAACAGAAAAATATAGAGATGTGAATGAAGAGCCATTACAACCACAAGATTATTATTGGGGTGATGAAATCTCTTTTGATATTTTTGAAAAAGTTTTTGATATAAAATTTGTAGTTATAGATACAAAAGGAAATACTAAAAAACAAGTAGGCTCATATGTGAGTTTTGAAAATTCTGAAAAAGAAAAAGATTATGGAAATATTGTACAAATGAGTAATGATAGTAAAAGATGCTTTATTGAAAAAAATAACTATGAAGTAATTACAAAAAAACTAGAAAATATAACTCTAGAAAATAGATATACCATTAATTGCAAATTATCATCATCTATTAAAGAAAATGTAAACTTATTTGGTTTTATTTTATACAGTGGAAATAACCATTATGAAGCATTATATCAAAAAGGTTTCAAGAACCCATCTCAAGACAACTATTTACTGGAAGGAGAAAATATTCCATCCTATATTATTTACATGATTTTTTCAAAATGCTACAAAGTTATATCAAATGATACCAATAGAAAAAATTCAGAGTATGGAAAAACCTCATTGGGCAAAAAATTGGAAGATTTAATGAAAGTGTATACTGCAAAAAAAGAAAATCCAGAATCAATGAATAAATCAAACAAAAGACTTGTAGGTGGAGCACAAGATCCTCCTATAGCAATTGCGAGTCCTCTAGATACACTAGGACCAATAAATGCGACAGATGTAAGACCTATATACGAAAATCAAAGTCCACAAGTTTTGGAAGAAACTAGAGATAGACCTTTTCCTACAAGAAAAAATAGACGAGAAGGTAGTAACTCAACTCAAAGTACAAGAAGAAATAGAGGTTATGTATCCGAGCTTACCTATTATATTGTAATAGATTTGGAATTATACCCTGGAGATCGTATTCCACCACTCCAAATGGCAGCTTTAGGTTGTGAGTCTCGTTATGAAAAAATAAGAAAATCTTACGCAGATGTTTTCGGATATGTTTATAGACCTAATGAATACACACCTCCAATATCAAAACTTATTCGTGGAGGATCAACATCTAAACACCGTAATAAAAAAATAGATAATAAAACTAGAAAGAGACGAGTATAAATATATACAAACTATAAGATAAATATTTTTATTTTTTTTAGGAAATTAATAAAAATATGACAAGTGAAAATAAAATCAATGTTTTCATAGAAATTGAACAGTATAGCAATCAAAAATTTGAGTTTGATAAAAAGTCTCAAACACTTGAACTAGATAGAGTATTGCCGTATCCATATTTTTATCCTTATTGTTATGGATTTATACCAAATACTTTGGCACAAGATGGTGATGAATTAGATGCTCTTATAATAACAAATAAATCTTTAAAAAATAATGAACATCACACCGCATATATAATTGGAGTACTAATAATGGAAGATGAAAAAGGAATGGATGAAAAAATTCTCGCTGTTTTAGAAGAAGATTACAAAATAATAACAGATATAGACTGTTTAAATGAACATGCAAAAGAAAATCTAAAATGGTTTTTTTCCAACTATAAAAATTCTACAGCGAATAAGTGGTCAAAGGTTCATAGTATAGAAAATCGTGATACAGCTGTTGAGTTGTATAAAAAATATTTGTTCAATAATAATGTCTAATTTACAATTAAAACTCTGCTAGAAGGAAAAGTCGGATATGCAAAGTTGTAGAAAAAATATGCACTAGGTGTAGTCGCCGAAATTTTATTTTTTTTCTGCAAATTTTCAATAATTTTCTTATTGTGGCTCATGTCTTCCACAGCTAGAAATAAATAATCCATCATAGGTATCATAAATATGGATGTTTTAAATCCATATGCAAAAGCTTCTTCATTATAATTCTCTCTACATATACTTGCAAAACAATTGAGTATTTTGCAATCTTTATTTATTGAAACACATGTATTTCGGAAAAAATATGCTGCCATAACTTGATCACATGAAGTATCTAGAACAAAGTAAATATAAATATTTCTACTTTGAATTAATTCCAAAATATTTGCAACTTCAGGTGTAATAGTAATATCAAACATGTCTTCGGTTTCCTTCATGAATTCCAAAAGATATCTCATATTCTGCGATGAACATTCCAATATTTTGTCTGCTGTATGTACTTCAAGTGGCTTTTTCCAACCTTTCATAGAAAATCCAATAGTTGAATATACTGTCAGTGGAACAATTCCTGTCAATTCATTTTCTCTCTTGAATAAACTTGCATGAACTTGAGGATTTTTATGACGTTGATTATAGTGGTGTGTTTGAATAATTTGAGGAGCATATCCTTTTTTCCTGTAATCTTTATGAACACAAAGATAGTCTACATAATATGCAACTAATCCCGATTTATCTTTATTGAATTTCACATACAGGGGGCGGGTCGTCATCATTCCTACCAATTTTTCATGTTTTATAAATTCTCCCGAGTTTTTCAAGTCGTGAACCCATTCATTTTCCCAATACAAGGAGAGAAAACAAGGATACTTGCTAGTGTTATGTCCAGAAAAATATTTAATAATATTATTTTTTTCCGGGTTAAATATATTTTCATTATTTTTTAAATAATTATTTTGAATAAGATGTATACATTTATCTAATGAGGATTCATTGGACGATTCTAAAGAAAGAAATTGTATACGGTCAGTATTTGTAAATCTATTTTTTTCAGGTAAACCATGTTCTATAATTCCGCATGGAAAAAAATAATACCAAAAATTATACACATGAAATACAGGTTGATAATACCAGAATCCATATTTTATGCGAATGTACCCATATATAAAAAATAAAAGAACAAGAACTATTACTGATATATAAAATAAAGAATCATTCATAAATTCTTTTTAGTTAATAGCTCTATATTTTTTTGTCTGTAAATAAGTATAACGCTTTTTTTACAAAATAAATATGGAAATTTTGAATATAAGACTTGACATATCTAGAAATAGAGTTGATAATCTAGAAGAAATTTGGGGACTAGCTAAAAAATGTGACTGGTTTATTCATATAGATCAAGTTATAAATTTAGGTAATACACAAACACCAAAAACTATTTTTTTATATACCAAAGAAGGTGAAGTAACTTTCAAATTTTTCATATACAACATCTTACCAAATATTAAAAATACATTCAATTTAATTATAGGAGGTGACGATTATACATTTCCTTCTGGAAAAGGTGATGTAAGAAAAAATTTGTACAAAGACTTGCAACATGAAATACAAAACATTTTATTCTTACACCCATTTCTAAATAAAATTTTTATAGAAAATTTGGATACAGTACATCCAAAATGTATTCCTATTCCATTAGGACTTTTAAAAAATTCAAAAATAGATAAATATGCGAAGAATTATACTACATATGAAAATTGTATTGAATATATGCCATTGAATATTTCTTCCAAGGAAAAATTGGTCATGTATTGTAACATAAATCGGGATATGGACCCACAATTTTTAAAAAGAAGAATGGTGCGGGATGTATGTCGTAATGAATGGAGTTACTTTGTAGATTGTTATGATGATGTATCTTATGAAAATGTAATTTCTGAAGAAAATCTAAAAAGTATGTATTTGACTTATAAATTTTGCTTATGTTTACCTGGAGGAGGGCTGGACCCATGTCCAAAAATTTGGCAAGCCTTGTTGTGTGGATGTATACCTGTAATTGAACATTCAACAATGGACAAAGTATATGAAAGATTTCCAGTAATGTTTATTGATTCGTGGAATCCTCCTTTTCACCATTGTATTAGTCCAGAAATTTTGAATCAAAAATTTGAAGAGTTACGCCCATATTATGAAGATGAAGAAAAAAGAAGAAAAGTATTAGAAATGTTGACACTTGACTATTGGTGGAAACTTGTGAGCCATATACCAGAATCAAAATTTATTCCCGAAAAATCACTTTTTGTTGATATATGTAGTTTTAATTCAAGTATGATTTTTAAAAAAGAAGACCTGTTTTTAAATAAAATAGACTCTTTAGAAGAAAAAACCGAATTCAGTATGATTTATAGATCTTCAAATACAAAATGTAATTGGTCAATCTTGCACACAAAACATGAAAATTATATTCAAAAGAAGGAAGATAAAATAGAATATGTTATAGATGAAAAAAATAATCGTTTTAATGAGGGAGGTGAGTGTTTAGAGGATCCGCGTTTTTTTGTCATGGATAATACTTTATATGTTATTTATAGTCAAATAGGTAATTTTTACAATTATCCAGAGGTTAAACAATACATATCTCCTGCAGATGACTTTAGAAAAAAAATAAATTTAACTGGCGTCAACTTATATATTGACAAGTACAATGTACAAATTGAAAAAAATTGGTCATTTTTTCAAGTAGAAAGTTCTAAAAAAGTATACATGGTATACAGTTTCTTACCAACTTTTATTCTTTATGAAGTAGATAAATTATCATTTCATGCCAGTATGATAGTTAATATAACTTTTCAAAATGTCCCACAAATAAGAGGTGGAACTACACCAATTGAAATAGACAATAAACTATATTTTTTTGGACATAGCATGTTACCTAATTTTTCATATCTTGTATCCTTAATAATTGTAGACGTAAATACGCTAACTATTGAAGGATATATTCAAGACTGTGTATATAATAAATATGAATTTGACAAAAACTTGTATTTTTGCAGAGGAGCTGTTTATGTAAAACAAGATGACTTATTTATAATATCCTGTGGAGCAGATGATATAGACGTGCATTTTTTGCATTTTTCAAAAAAAGAATTAGATCAACGTATAATAAATATTGTATAATTTCATCTTTATGTGAGTCTAAAGATGAAATTATCCAGGTTTTAAAAAGATGTACAAGTACTGATATTCGTAACCCACTTTGATCAAATCAATCTTTCCTTGAACCAGGAACCCAGCCTTTTTAAATTGTTCAACAACTTCTTTTTCGGGCTCCATATACATCAAGTGTTCATTGATACGCACTTTTCCTGTGTTATCATTTTTAATTTTTTCCTTGAACACTGCTTTATTTTTATCTCTATCTAAATCAAAATTTGCAACATAGGTCATTCCATCAAATATTACACGAGACTGTGTAATTCTCTCTTTCGCATATCTTTGTGGAGATACAAGAAGTAGTGGATTTGCTGGAGGAAGTATAGGATCAAAATTATCTCTATCAATAACATGGACGACTAGAAAACCTCCTGGCATAAGCCATTTCATACAATTTTTCGCAAATTGAACCTTGTCTTTGAAATAATAAACGCTAAAATATAAGCAAAAAATATGAGTAAACTTGTTTGAGGTAAAAACATCAGGATTCATTGCATCACCTTGTATAAAATCTTGTTTTGGATAATTTTCTTTTGCTTTTTGTACCATATCCATAGATAAATCCAATCCCATTGCATCATATCCTTGTTTTCCTAATTCTCCTACATGATGTCCTGTACCACTTCCAATGTCTAAAATAACACTATTTTTATTTGGTGTAGTTGCATTCAAAATCTCTCCCAATTCAAAAGAATTTTTAATATTATTAAACACTAAATGATCATATAGTCCTACATAAAAATCATCATAGACTTTATCATTTATTTTTGTTTCTACTGTTTTTGAATTTTCAGCAAATCCTTCCATTTTTTTAGGGTAAATTATTTTGTAAAAGCCAAACATAAGCAAAACAAGTAAAACTAAAAATAATAATTTTCCCCAGAAGGATAAATTTTCATACATGTTTACTATGGAATTATGTTTCATCGGTCTATATGTATTATTGTTATTTTTTTTGTATGTTTTTTATTTATGTCTACAACTCATTCATTTTCAGAAATTAATGATATAAGAACTTTGTCAGATTTCAAAGGTGTAACTTTTTCTAATTTCAAAAAGTCAGATGTAAAAAAAGAATTACTAAATAGTTTGATAAATTCAAAAATAGAACCAGCGTGTTATTGGAGTGCAGAATTTATTTGTTCGGGAAATTACAGTGATTTATGGGACATTATTATTTTATTTTACAGCAAGTATATACATTCTGGAAATCCTAAACTCGCTCCATATTTAGAACTTCGTGTTGAAAATTTTAAAGAAATTGTAAATAATGGCTATGTCGGACAAGAATTGAGATTGAGAAATAATGATAGAATACGTAAACTATTTTCAGAAATAATTTGCATACTATGTGATGCAGAGAGAAAGCACAACTTTGATGAAATAAAAATAAAAAAAACAGAATTTGATATGACTCAAATTACAGATAAACTCAAGGCTCCAACTATTCATTATGCAGATGATTCATTTAAACCAGATGATCCAACAGAATTATTTATTCCTGCAAATGAATTAGCCTATTGTGTTTCTAAAGATGGAAAAAATATTATAAATGCTTGCTATTGGATTGAATGGTTTATGGAATTTGAAAATATATGCAAATTAAAAAATCAAAAATGTGTTTGCGAGAGAAGAGCTGATATTCCAGTAGAATCTAAATATCAAATGGATGTAGTTTGGCTTATTTGGGATATACTACTTAATGAAGCATTTAAAAATGGAAATAAAATTTTATTAAAAATAATAGAAAGTCTGAAAAAATTATTTTGTTTAAAATACTCGCCAACGAGTTATAAAAAACGAAAGTTTATTCTTTATTTTTTAATCTCTCTTTTAAGCGAACCTGTAGCATCAACAAAGGAAATATTATCTGATAAACAAAAGGAAAAAATTGTAATTATCACAAGAAAAATAGACACAATTTATAAACAAATTAAAAAGAATGAACATAGTCCAAATACAGATTACCTATTTGAAAATATAAAGGCAACAAATTTAGAAAAAACGATTGAAAAATTGGAAAAGATGAACAATTTTGAAGAATCCTTTATACCCAGATTATAAATAATATAATCTTACTATATAAAGAAAATGAAAAATACAAGAATATCTAGACGCACTTCTAATAAAAATTTGACACGAAGAAATATTTCAGGAGTTTCACATCTTAAAAAATTGCAACAAGAAGTAACCATAAAATTTTTATACATGTTGAATACGATAAAATTATATCATTGGAAAACGCGTAGTTATTCAGCTCACAAAGCAACAGATAAATTGTATGAAAAATTAAATGATACTATGGACAAATTCATAGAAGTTTTATTGGGAAAAACTGAAATAAGAACAAACTTGTCCATGAAAAAATCCATTCCATTGAAAGATATAAAATCTCATGAAGAATTTAAGAAAGAAATACAACAGTATAAAAACTATCTTGTAAAATTAACAGACCATCCAGGAATGAAAACAATGACGAATACCGATTTATACAATATTCGTGATGAAATTCTTGGCGACTTGAATCAGTTTTTATACTTGTTTACGTTCAAATGATTTACGTGCAAAATAATTATATATTTATAGTATAATATAACTATATAAGGATGGATACTAAAAATAAACCTTTGCCTATTTCAAAAACAGGTGATATTCCTCTAGGCTCCGATAAAAAAACAACACTTGCATCTCAACTTTCTACTATAACCACTTCAGGATTGAATTCTTTATCAACATTGGAAAAAGAAGTTTCTAAAAATGCATTTACTCCGTGGTGGATTGTTATGTTAATTATTTTAAGCTTGTTATTTTTTGGAGGTGCTATATATTTTTATTTAGCAAAAGGTTACCAGGGTATAAATGATTTGTTTTCTACATTTATAAACAATTTTGGATACAACTCGGTTGTTCAACAAAAACTAGTTCAAGAAAAACCCATTCAACAAAACTCTGATAAACAGACTACTTCTACGGAATCGGTTCCTACAACTGGTCCCACTCCAAATCCAAACACCCCTATAAATAACACCACGATAACAAGTAAAGGACAAGAATATGTATCTAATGAAGATCATCGCGTTACAAATAATTCTTTAACAAAAAAATTAAATTCATCTTCAAAAATAGTATCAGCTCCCTATTCTCCAGATGATTCACATAGTGTAACACAAAGTTCTAAAGTAACAAATAAAGCTGGTTGGTGTTATGTTGGTGAAGAAAGAGGATTCCGAAGCTGTGCAAGTGTAGGACCATCTGATGAGTGCATGTCTGGTGATATTTTTCCAACAAGAGATGTGTGTATGAATCCAAGTTTAAGGGTTTGATTATGCCGGCTGTAAAAATTTATATCCTACAGGAAACTTGTCTCCAGAAACAGGCATAACAAGTCTTTGTCTAGGATAATAGGTTTGATGTAACGCTGGATTATAGCACAATTTTATGATTGGCCCGGGAACGTCTGAATCTGAAGTAGGGTTACAAAATGTTGTTCCAGTTGTTGCTATAATTTCTCCCGTACAAATATTTTGTACAACTGTGCATAATAGATTTCCTCCATCTGGAAGAATTGTTGGAGGCACTTGTGGAAAAATTGCTTCATATGGTATTGATATATTACTACTTTGATCATCGGGAGGAGGCGGAATAGTTTGAACCGGAAGTTGTCCTGGTCCAGGATTCGGAAATAAAGCACTAGGTATAGGAGGTACTTGGGCAGATGGACAAGTTATAGTTCCAGTAGCAGGGTTACCATTGCTATCTACTGTTATATAGTTTACACGTTTCAAACTATTTACATTTGGCATACTAACAGTGTCCGTTTGAGAAGCCCACGCTTTTTTACGACTTGACCACATTCCTTTTGCAATTTGTGAGTATCGCTGGTTTTGTGTTATATCAGAACTATTTTTTTTATACTGAAGAACATTTCCTTTACGCGACATCTCAATCTCATAATAATTATCAAGCCCAATACTTCCATACGGACAAGCATTTTCTACACGATACCATGCTCTCGGGGGATTCGGATTATAATTTACTGGACATGCCATTCAAGTAAAAAAGTTATTCTTATAAACTAGTAGAATAAAATTATTTGACTAGATTCATTTTTGAACAACCTGGACATTTGTGTGATTTTTCTTCTATTGCAAATTTTGACCACCAACATGATTGACAAATTTTATGAGATTTTTCAATACCATATTTTTGTAAACAGATACTGGGAGTTAAGAATAGTAAAGAATTTTCTTCTGTATCGCATAAACAACATTTGTGAATTGGTGACATTGTAAATCTCTGAATGATATAAATTTGAAACTATTTACATCATTTTTATTTTTATATAAACCTAGTATTATTAATTACGTACTACCTGTTACGTATTAAACTGATCTGTTGTTCCGTCAAAATACCATCTCATAGAGAGATAATTTTGTTTCATTTTGTCTGTTGAAGCATTCAGTCCAGCATATCTTGTATTTGGTCCCTTTCTTACTGAAGATAAAAGTTCACTAGATGTAATAGCATAATTATAGTACCACAAATTGGATAAATATCCTGAAAATCCCCCATTCATACAAGCATATACATCTCCATAATTTTGTTTGGGAACTCCAGACAACTTGACACTTTGAGCAATTACACCGTTTACATAAATATCTAGTGTTGTGTCTCTACAAATAATTGCTATATTCAACCATTTATTTAGTGGAATATCAGGAATAATAATTTGTTCGTTAACTTCTTCAAATGTGCTCATCACAACAGTAAGCTCATTTTTATTTGGAGAAATGTAAAGCCCTGGAGCATTATTTGGACTTATCATGCCATTTGGCAAAATATCAGCATTCCCTTTATGAAAAATATGTCTATATGTTCCCGCTAGATATTGCAAGTCTTGAATAAATATCCAGCATGACCAAGAAAATTCTAATCCTTCTCTCTCATTATCTGAACGAAATATTGTTTTTGAATTGTTCATATTTGGATCCTGATTGAATATGACCATTTGATTTCCAGCAATCATACCATTAAATAAATGTGGTGATTTATTTTTATCAAACCACCATTCTAAAAGATCTAGACCCAAACGTAAAACAATAATAAAGATTAAAATTACCATCAATAAATATGCTATTTTTGCAACTAAACTATTAGATTGCAAAAAATCTTTCGTACCGTATTGCGGTCTATTTATTGAAAACTGATTAAATCCTAAATTCCTGTTATCCATAATTGTTTGCTATTATAATATGGATATATAAAAATGTCTTATATTAAATATAAATTTAATATTAGATTACAAGTTAGATGGTTATAAGATTTTTTTCATTTTCATCTTGTATTAAAGATAACTTGATCTTATATCTTCCGAAAAAGCTTAACCAGTTGCTCTTACCAGTGTATCCTTTTCTATAAATATCCCATACAAACTGGGGATCTTGTTGAGTATTCCAATACTGAAAGTTAGCAGTCCACCCTGCAAATCCTCCATTAGGGGTTACATAAATAGGTGAGCCTTGTGCAACATTTGCTATTCCTGGAAGTATACATGTTTTAACTAATTTTCCGTCTATATAAACATCTAAACTTCTTCCATATACACTGATAAACAAGTTTACCCATTTTTGAATAGGAAAATTTACAATCTCACACTTGCTAATAATTTTAGGATAGCAAGTCACTGAAACAGTTAAATTATTTTGGATTGGATCTAGTGTTACTGCTGGGGACGGCTGTAAAGAAGATATATCTGTTATACCTTGAGGGCTGGTTGTACCCATTTTTCCAAATAATATTTTTGTTTCTCCGTATTTATAATTCCAATCATTCACGTAGACCCATATAGAATAAGAATAGTTCCCCGAGTTTCCTAAAGAAGAATCAGTTTTTGATAAAACATCTGGAGAAATTACTTTCATATTTGTTCCTGAACTTACTCCACTCATCAATGTATTCAAGTCATTGGTTATATAGGAAATTACAAGATACAGTAAGAAAATAACAACAATAATCAAAAGAATACTAAATGCACTCATAAATGTCTTCTATACTATACCTATAGATTTTTTCAATATATTTAAAAAAAAAAGATGAATACGAATGAATAAAATTACAAGGTTGGTCGCATAGAGTACAAAGTTGGGGGTTTTTTATTTTTAACTGAATTGTACATGTAATAAATTTGACTAGAAGTCAATTTATTTTTGTAATATACTAAATTACAAATACCTCCTGGAGCTCCATTTGTTGTTCCTACTGTTAATGTATCTAGTCTCATATATGGAATCACATTCATAGTAGATTTTACTAACTCCCCGTTGAAAAATACATCTAAAGTTCCATTGCTATAGTTCAAAATAATATTATTCCACTTTTGCAAAGGCATATTTTCTTTTTTATACAAGATTAAATTTCCCGAATCATCAACTTCTTGTCCAGTATTCAAACTATTATTTGTAATTTTTGTTAAAAGAATATTTTGTGATCCATTATCATCATCTAATTTTTGTGTTATTAATAAAGTATTAGTTGATGCTTTGTACATTATATTAGGCTTACCGCCATATGTTAGAATAGATGAATATTTATCATAGTATGAACTTGTAGTAGAGTCCAAAAAAATCCAACACGATAGACCATAAGAATAGTCAAAGTCTAATTCATCTACAGGGATATTTGGAGAAATATTATTCAACTCCATATAAGACGCAATATTCTTTTGATAATTAATTTCAATAGGTTGATCAATAAGTTGTTTACCTCCTTGCAAAACTACAAGATTACTTACAACAGGAATCAGGTAGTATACAACTATAAGTATAACTGTGATGACTAATAATATAACTTCTGTTAAATTTGTTCTACGTTTCTCAATAGAATAAACACGAACAATAGAATCAATAATCTGCACAAAAATACAAGGAATATACAAGAGAGAATTCACAATCAATCTAAAAAACGGGCTATTTTTTATAAATGGGACCTTCAATAATAGTTGGTATAACATGGCCAATACAGAAAGAGAAATACACAACGTTATTATTGCTGAAATAACAGAATTTGTATTATTAATTTTAATAAGACCATTCATAAACCAATACAAAATAAAACCAGAAATTGTAAACGATACCAGAACAAATAGACTCTGTTTAAAAAGCTTCCACACAGGTGAAATCGTATATTTATCAATATCCATAGTTGTAAAATATAAAGCTGCATGATCATACCATACAATCATTGCAAATATAAATGATGCAAAAAAAACAAAAAGAAAAACACACAATCCATAATATTTTGTTACAATTGAATATGGATTATAATATGTAATTAATGATGCAAGAATAATGTATACAACTGCTGTATATATCGCAAAAGTTTTCCGGCATTTACAAAAGTCAAGTATACTCATCTTATCTTGTGTTGGTGGTATTCCCACATCTTTTATTGGCATTTCTTTCTTATTATATTAGAGATATAAAATAATAAGACTATTATAATTTTTATCACATTCTAGACATTGCAGTTTTTTTACCATGACATTCACGACACAATGCTACTAAATTAGAAACGTCGTTTGATCCTCCGCTTTCTAAACTCACACTATGATCTACCTCAAACCATGCATTTAACTTACTTTGGCACCCTTTACACTTCCAATCTTGTTGAGACGCAACAAATTTTTTTTTAGTTTCACTCACGGATCGTTTTGTTGTTTTTCCTGGTCTTAAAATTCTTTGTTCTGCTGTTGTAGTAGAGTCATCATAGTCTTCCTCCATTCCTAGTATACCCAATGCCATTCCTCCGTTTCTTGAAATATCTAAAACTGGGTTCAACATACTTGCGGTTGATTTATCAAATGGCATATATTTTACAAAATTATTTGCATTCACTAATAAACTTTTACATTTTTTAGGATCTCTCTTTAACATGATGTATAATCCTAAACCTAACAGTGCGAATCCTACCATTTGATAATATTTTTTATAACTAGACAACAATTTAGTATATTTTCCATCATGATATGCATTATATACTAGAAATCCGGTAACAATAATAATTATAATTTCAAACCTCATTTTTATAACAAGGATTATACTATCTCACAAGATAAAAACTTAATACCAATAATTCAATTTTGCTTCATCATACTTTGTTGTAAGACCAGTACCAGTAATATGCCCCCACATCGGAATATATAAATCAGTTGCAGTTCCTAGATAAGTAGATGAAAAACAAAATAAACTACGCGAACAAATTAAAATCTCACAGTTACAAAGTAAAAATAAATCAAAATCTTGATCATCTGTACGAATACATCTATAAGGTAATTTTATTTCATTTCCAGATGGCGAAGCAACAACTACAACCTCATAGTCAGGATATTTTTCTTTTGCCTTGTCAATAATTATTTGAATACGATTTTCAGCAATTGGAGCTTGACAATCATAAGGATTGTACGGTCTACCCCATCCACGAATACGGATTCCTTGTTTTTCCATAAATAAACGTTCCTCTTCCAAGTTTATATCAATGTTTCCATTATCTAGTTTCTCACGATAATATTTTGTAGAGAATATTCCTTCATAGTCAAACCGATTTATAACATCATCTAGTCTCAAATGAACGCAAATTGTTTTTTTAGGATCAAAATCAATTTTTGAAAAGTAGTTTTTTTCTAATGCTAATCCATTTAATATTTCCCGTATAGGGGAATATAAATGTTTTTTGAAATAACTATACAAGTCACACCCTATAGCTTTACATACTTTCATATTATTACCAGGCCAGTCTTGTTCCGATTCTTCTATCAAATGAAAACACGGTTCATATGGCATACCTCTTTCACGTAAAGATGTGTTATGTGTATCAATATATGTTAACAACGCTTTAACAAAAATACTACTATCATATTTCACGTTTATATAATAAATTTGACAATCCATATAATGAGCATAAATCAGCTGCATGATGAACCATGACAAATTTGCGCCCATACGATCACTACGATTATATAAAACAATATGCATTATTATCTATCTAGATAAAAATACATATATTTCACCGATATTTATTAATTTTTTTCAAATCTTCTACTAAACTATTTATATCAATAACTTTTGTTGGTGTATAGAACAAGTATTTTTTTATAATAAACTGAATCAAACTGTATATAGGGCAATTTTTCTGTTCAGTTTGGCTCATTTTTTCTAAAACAATGGAATACATCATTACAAATCCCCAAATATCTGAATTTTTCAAATAAATATTCTTGAAATACTCAAAAATATTTTTTTTATTTTTACTATATTCAAATACAATCATAGAAAGGTAATTTATTATGACTTGCTTTCCATCATATACACTTTCATTTTCATTTACAAGTGATATAATAGAAAGAATTACATCTATATGTCCTTGACCTCTAACTTCTTCCCATTTACCAATAAAGTCTATAATAAATTCTTTAACATCATAAAAGGTCATCTCTTTTGTATTAGATGATTCAAACTTTTTTAAAAAATTCTCATACATTTTTTCAAACATGTCATTCCATAAAATAACTGAAAACGGAGAGTTGTACTGAAATGGTCTATCTTTCATATGATGCGGAACTATTTTTCCATCTGTAATTACTGAAATACCCCAATCAATCAAACGACAGTTTCCATCAGATCCTATAAGGACATTTGACTCTTTGATATCATTGTGATAAATATTCAATTTATTCATAGGAAGAACACCTCCTAGTAAAAGCAAAATTAATGCTGAATTTATACTTTGAATCGTTTTTGAAAGCTTCATAATGTATTCTGATACAGTTATTCCCCCATCTGGAATATTCAAAATTCCTACTTTATCTAAATTGTTGTTAATATTTTCTTTTGTTATCCCATTTTTTGTCATTGGAATACATTTTTCATCAAAATTTTCCAAGTCTTTTTCAGTCAACTTGCTTGGACTGCAAAAACTAATATCATTCAATAGATAATATTTTGTATAGTTGGGAACATTTTTCAAAATTTTATTAAATTTTTCAATCTCTCTATACTCATGCTCTACATTTTTCAACTTCATTAGTTTTGATATTTTATGTTTTTGACGAGATTTTTTATTTTTACATTTCAAAGCAGGACGAAAAACACAACCATATCCTCCGTGGCCAATAACATTTCCTCCTCTAATTTTAATAGTTTTTGTTTTACAATGTTTTCTTTTTTTCATCTTTTTAAATTTTCTTGTCATATAAAGTTTATTGAATAATGTAAAATGTCTACTATACTATAAAAATATTAAAAATCTATAAAAATTAATAGAGATAATATATTCCTCCACATATTCCAAATAATATTCCAAAGTAAATAAATTTTTCTCTCAACTTGTAGTATTCCCTCATCTTTACATGTTTAGGTTTATAAGATTCATAGTACGTTGAATAAAATTCGCCAAGAGATATTTTTCTTTTTTCCAATTTTTCATTTATTTTATTATGAATGAAATGCATCCAGCGAACCAAAGAATCTCGTGAATCTAAATATGGAACCAAGGGATATTTATCTAATAACTTACTAAATTCATTTCCTATTTTTTCAACAGGTATAAACAAATGAATATTTTGAATAAAATCATAATATTTTTTTTTAACTACAGCATTTGGTTGATGTGGATAAGTCAACGCAATAGTATGTAAGAAAAACCAATAATGTGGACCCCATACATTTGCGTCTAAAGCCATTGTGATAAATCAATATAAAAAGATTTTGCGTTTAACATAAATAAGAATCAATAATTTATGAATAGTAATGGATATACAGAAATAAAATACAATACTCAAAATATTCTTTTGAAAACACCAATATTATGTAACAACTGTGGAAAACAAGGACATTTGTTTCATCAATGCAAGCAACCTATTACAAGTTTTGGTATTATTTTATCTAGATTTTCAGAAAAAGGCATTGAATTTCTTATGATACGCAGAAAAGATAGTTTTGGATACATAGATTTTATAAGAGGTAAGTACTCTCCATATAACATTGAACAACTAAAAAATAGTATAGATGAAATGTCTATAGATGAAAAAAATAGAATTCTAGTAGAGCCTTTTGATAAATTATGGACACAAATGTGGGGAGAAACATGTAGACATCAATTTCGTAGTGAAGAAAATGCTTCTTCAAAAAAATTTGATATTATAAGAAATGGTGTCAATATAAATAACAAAACATATAATTTAAAAAGTTTAGTAGAAGAAAGTAAAACAACGTGGAATGAAACCGAGTGGGAATTTCCAAAAGGACGACGAAATTCACAAGAAAAAGATTTGGATTGCGCTTTACGAGAGTTTGAAGAAGAAACGGGATATTTTCAACAAGATATTTGTATAATAGAAAATGTAATGCCGTTTGAAGAAATGTATATTGGATCTAATCACAAATCATACAAGCACAAATATTTTTTGGCTGTTGCAAAAAAAGACTACATAAAAGACGATAATTTACAAAACTATCAAAAATCAGAAGTTAGCAAACTAGAATGGAAAACATTGGAAGAATGTATGGAATACATACGTCCTTATAATTTAGAAAAAAAAAGAAATATTTTAAATATTCACACATTGTTAACAGAGTATAACTTGATTTAATTATTTTATTTTTAACCAATGGTGGGTACTAATAAAACGTCACAGAGTGTATATTATATTAGAAAATATAAAGTTGAAGAATCAAAAATAAAATTTTTTTATATACACATAGAGAAAGTAGGAAAATATAATTATGGATGAAATTTTGAATGATGAAAAATTGAATGATTCAAAGTTGAATGATGAAAAATTGAATGATGAAAAATTGAATAATGAAAAATTAAATATGGACATAAATACAAATAGAAAAGTGGATAGCTCTGAAAAAGAATTAAAAAATGATTTTGAAAAAAATAATTGTATTTTACCCGAAAATCGTTATACAAAAGAGTGTAATAACTTTTTATTAAAAAAAGAACTTTTAGAACATGACTATTTAGAACAACATTCTGAAGAAAATAATATTCTTTATCCATCCTTGAATGATACAAATTTTATTATTAAAATTGCAGAAAAAAAAGAATTCAATGATACACAATATGATGGAAAAGTGTATGATGATATTAAAAAACATGCAGATATTTTGAGTAATGCGGAATTTGAACTATCGCCTCACCAAAATTTTATAAGAAATTTTCTCTCTTTTCAAACTCCTTACAATAGTTTGCTTTTATTTCATGGGTTAGGAAGTGGTAAAACTTTGAGTGCTATTGGTGTATCTGAAGAAATGCGAAACTATTTACAGCAAATGGGAATAACAAAACGAATTATTATTGTTGCATCGCCCAATGTTCAAGATAATTTTAGACTACAGCTTTTTGATGATAGAAAATTGAAACTTGTAAATGGTATTTGGACTATGAAAGGATCTATTGGAAACAGATTATTGAGAGAAATTAACCCTACAAACACAAAAAATATACCACGTGAAAAAGTAGTTAGTCAAATAAAATTATTAATTTCTCACGCATATCTTTTTTTAGGATATGATAGTTTCGCAAACTACATTATAAAAAAATCACAAGGAAATGAAGAATTTAATAAGCTTACGCCAACAAAAATTGCACAGAACTTGCAGCATGAGTTTAATGGAAGATTAATTGTGATTGATGAAGTGCATAATATAAGAGTTGCAGAAGATAATAAAAATAAAAAAGTGGCAGAGCAATTGTTAAAATTGGTAAAATATGTTGACAACTTGCGTCTACTTCTTCTCTCTGCAACACCAATGTATAATAGTTATACTGAAATAATTTGGTTATTAAATTTGATGAATGCAAATGATCGTCGTGGATTGATTGAAGTAAAAAATATATTTGATAAACGCGGAAACTTTAAACCTGCTGGAGAAAATTTATTGATTCGTAAAGCAACAGGATACATTTCTTTTGTTAGAGGAGAAAATCCATATACATTTCCGTTTCGTATTTATCCAAATATTTTCAACACAGAAAATACATTTTTAAATCCAAAAAACAAGTATCCAAGTTATCAAATGAATGGAAAAGAGATTTTAGATGAAGATAAGATTCAAATATTAAAAGATCAGCTTTATCTTGTAAAAGTTGGAAGTTATCAATCTCTAGGATATAAAATCATCATTGATAATTTACGCAAAAAAAATATGGATATTACTACCAAAAAAGGTACTATTAGACAGATGCCAACATTTGAAAATATGGAAGCCTTTGGGTATACTCTTTTACAACATCCTTTAGAGGCATTAATTATTGTTTATCCTACTGAAAATCTGGAAGAATATTCAAAAACATTGGCTGATAATAGTGAGCAGGCATCTTCTGAAAAAGAATATGAATCTTCTGAAGTAGAAAGTAGTGATATTGAATCATCGTCTACAGAAATTGCTAGTGACGACAAATCTTCAATAGATGAAGATGAAGATATTTTTGCAACAAGGACAGATGAATCTGAAGAGAAAAATGATAAAGAAAATATTTTTCAATTAAAAATTCCTGTATCTGAACACGAAGAAGATGAAAAAGAAGATATTTTTACAAGAAAAATAGATGAAAAAAACACTACTATATCAGTTGAACAACATTCTTTTTTAGTTGATAATTTTCCTGAAATTTATTCTAATCCATCCTCGGAAATAAAAAATGAACTTGTCACGCTAAAAAACATATCTAATAATACAAACATTATACAAGTTCCTGTAAAAACATTAAGTGAAGGAAGATTAGTTGCGACAAATCCAGATATTATTGTAACGTCTTCAGAAAGTTATCCAGAATTTACAAAAGCTTTTTATAAAATGCAAGGAAAAATACCCGAAAGTGAAAAGTTTATGTCAAGTAAGATAGATGAAACGCGTGATAAAATTTCCAATTTATTTTCTAAAACGAATGAGTCGGTTTCAATTGTTTTTCCCGAAAGCGAAAAATCTATATCATCCGAACTTGTTCCAGAAAGTGAAAAATCTATATCATCCGAACTTTTTCCCGAAAGCGAAAAATCTATATCATCTGAACTTGTTCCAGAAAGCGACAAATCTATATCATCAGAATCTCTTCCAGAAAGCGACAAATCTATATCATCAGAATCTCTTCCAGAAAGTGAAAAGTCCTTATCTAGCTTAAAAGGTGACAATCTTTCATTGACATATAAAACATCTAGTGAAAAATCTATACAAAGCATGGGGGGCGCAAAAGAAGTAGATGTAACAAGAATAGTCCCTTTAACTGGAAAAGCTGGATTAGAAAGTTGCATGAATTTTATAGACACCAAATCCCCTCCAGAAAAAGGAGGTTTTTCATACAAGTCTGAAAAATACGGAAGAATCTTCTCTCAAGAAGAGATTGGAAAATACAGTGCAAAAATTAAAACTATTTGCGAAAGAATAATGACTTGTCAAGGAGTAGCATTGATTTATTCTGAATTTTTGGATGGAGCTTTAATTCCCATGGCACTATCTTTGGAAGAACTCGGATTTACTAGAGCCTCTGGAGGAAAAGGAAAATCTTTATTTAAAGACTCTCCTCCAGTAAAAGCTAAAAATTTACACTATGTAATGATTACTGGAGATCCACGAATTTCACCGGATAATGATGATGAAGTTAAAATGGTTACAAGTGATAATAATATGTATGGGGAGAAAATAAAAGTGATATTAATATCTAAAGCCGGATCTGAAGGTGTAGATTTCAAGTTTATCAGACAGGTTCATATACTTGAACCTTGGTACAACATGAATCGTATTGAACAAATTATTGGAAGAGCTGTAAGAAATTTCAGTCATAAAAATCTTCCTTTTGAAAAAAGAAATGTGGAAATATATCTTTATGGAACCCTATTAGAAAGAAGCAAAGAAGAGAGCGCTGATTTATATGTATATCGTGTGGCAGAGTATAAAGCTGTTCAAATGGGACGGGTTACACGTTTGCTTAAAGAAACCGCAGTAGACTGCATTATTAATCATGAACAAGTAAATTTTACACAAGAAAATATGAATACTACAGTTGAGCAGATTTTATCAGACGGAAAAAAGATTGAAAATTTTAAAGTAGGAGATATTCCTGGAACAGCATCATGTGACTATATGGATACATGCAACTTTCAATGTCGTCCATTCAAAAGAATAGAAGAGGATGATATTCTTCAAGATACATATGACGAATCTTTTATTCTGATAAATTCTGATAAAATTATTCAAAAAATACGCTCTCTAATGAAGGATAGATTTTTTTACAAAAAAGACGATCTTATGAAACGAATAAATTTTCCAAAAGATTATCCTCTTGTTCAAATTTACGCAGCATTGTCACAGTTGGTAGAAGATGATAATGAATTTATTGTTGATAAATATGGTCGTAATGGGCGTCTTGTAAATATTGGAGACTATTACATTTTTCAACCCATTGAGTTGAACTATCCTGAAAATTCCATCTTTGATCAATCTGTACCGGTTGACTTTAAACACGAAAATATAAATTTTGAAATTAAAGAAAGTTTAACAAAGGCTGTTACTTCTGTAAAACAATCTGTATTAAAATCATCTGAAGTTTTACTGAATCCTACATCTTCAAGTATAGAAACACTAAAAGTAAAAGAAATGAAAGAAAACTATAATACTACTATTGAATATATTAGAGAAGGTATGACTGCAAAATCAGACGATAGTTGGTATAAACATTGTGGAATTGCGATCAGAAAAATGATTGAACAAAATAATATTCCGCGAGAAATATTGGTTCGTCTAGTAGTAGATCACATTGTAGACATGCTTACATTTGATGAAAAGATTGAATTTTTAGACTACATAAGCGGAATACAAGTTTTTGAACCGAATAGTTTTGAAGAATATGCAAAACAATATATTGATACAAAAGTTGTAAATGACAAGGGAATAACTGGAATATTATTATACGACCCTAAAGAGAAGAAAGTACAAACATTTATACTTGATTCAACAAGTAAAACATGGAAAATTGCGGAATATCAAGACAAGATAGACTTGAATAATATAGTAAAACAAAAATATACCATAACAAAAGAAAATTTGAATAGCTTACTGGGGTTTATTGACTATGAACAAAAAAATCAATACTTGGTTTTCAAAGTAAAATCTATGGAAGGAGATAGAAATACCGGAGCACAATGCAGACAAGCCCCAAAACATAAACAAATAACTACATTGAATAAAATACTGGGAGAAGAAGTATATGGTAAGACAAATACAAAAGGACTAGATTTATGTTGTGTAGAAGAACTTACTATGAGATACTATGATAAAGAGAGAAAAGATGGAAAGGTATGGTTTTTGGAACCAGATGCAGCAAAAATATACAAGTTTTGAATAAATATAGTATTTTTGATAAAATTGAAGAAAACAATATTAGAAAGATAATCTCAACAGAATATAATGATGGAAGTTGCAAAACAATCTAACCAAAAATTTGGGAAAAAAAGAGAAGTTCGCATTGCATCCATTTATTCAAGATGTTTAATTACACGTAATATAGTTTTGCCAATTGTATCTGTTGGAAAAAATATTAAAGATACAATTGAAAAAAGTGTTGTTGGAAATTATGAAGGTAAATGTTTAGTAGAAGGATTTGTAAAACCTGGTTCTATTAAAATTATTACTCATTCAAGTGGAATTATACAAGGAACAAATATTTTATTTACAGTTGTTATTGAATGTCAAGTCTGTTTTCCTGTGGAAGGAACATTGATCTCTTGTGTTGCCAAAAATATTACGAAAGCAGGAATTCGTGCAGAAAGTGCGGATGAAACACCTAGCCCAATTGTGGTATTTATTGCACGAGATCATCATTTTAATGTTCAACAATTTTCTAATATTCAGGAAGGTGATAAATTTAATGTACGAGTTATTGGACAACGGTTTGAATTGAATGATAAATATATTTCTATTATTGCTGAACTTGTTCCACCTAGATGATGCAATGTTTTATTTCAAATGACTTTATTTAGGTCTTTCTTATTACAATTTGTTTTACAAAACATTTCATGTATTCCACTAAATTCAGCAAGTATATGTGTTATTGACCCAATAAAAAAGAGGATTGCAATATTTTTTCTTTCGGAATTATTTTTATTCATAAAAAAAAGCCCCATCAATGTAAACCAACCTCCTTCCGCTAGAGACGTTTCTAATAAATATTTATTTGATGCTTTGAATATTGTATCTGGTAATGTTTTTCTAATATTTACACACTTTTTTCCATGATTACAATAATAGGTTTGAATTCCTAATACATATCCCAAATAGTGTTTTAAAAATCCTACAATAAATAATATTAAAACATTATATTTATAATTTTGTTGAAAAAGCTGACTTACTAAAGTAAAAATAAACGCAGAATATAGTCCTACAAAAATAACTTCTACAAAAAATGACATGTTACTACTATTCATTCTACTAATATATTAGTTTATAAAAAATATAGAAACAGATTGATATAGAACATATAAATGTCTTCATTATCTACGTTGGAATTGAATGCGATGCGAGATGTAATAGAAAACATGGGCAAGTTTAATCAAATAGAAATTTTGAAAATTTTGAATAAAAATAAAGATGTGGTTTTAAACGAAAATAAATATGGAATTCACGTAAATCTTACTGAATTGAAACAAGAAGTCATTGATGAATTGAATGTATATATAAATTATGTTACTAAACAAGAAGTTACATTGAATGAGATTGAAAAACAAAAAGAAGATTTTAAAAATATATACTTTGCAAAAGATATAAACAGTAAACCTGGGTTATATAATAAGAATACTCTTCTTGACACCAATGCATAAATTACTAGATAAAGTATATGGTAGATCATCTGTACAAAAAAATCAATGCACGATTGAGATGTTGGATGAATTTGTATTTACAGAAAAACGCATGATGGATTCACTTCGTCCCATTATGCGTTCTGATAACAAAAAGTTTGAAAACACGAATCATTCTGAAAATTACAAGACTTTACATAAAAAAAAACTAGAGAATACTGTTCAGAACAAGGATCACGGGTTTCCTGAAAAATCCGACTTTTTCTTTCCAAAAGAAAAAGATTCTTTATTTTGGTGTTTTTTTATTATGAAACATGGTAAAGAAAAGTTTCAAGATCTTGGAAAAATAAATATTGTTGTTGAAAGAAAATGGAAAATTGATTATATAGAGTTGTTAAGAAATAATAAACAGTTGTTGAAAAATAATAAAATGGCTCCACTCACTCATATTGAAAATTTTTTATTAAATGAAGAAAAAATAGACGTAAAGACGTTTTTGGCACTATGTCTTCTTGAGAATTTACACATTTTTCACATTCATAAACATACCTTTTATGAAATTGGAAAAGAAGATGAAAAGGAAAATATTGTAGTTCATCAAACTTCTCAAATAAATTATGGTTTAGATTATGATGAATATAATTCATCCTATATTTTAAAAAAAATGGATAACTCGTCTTATGGATATAAAAACGCCAAAAATAAAAAAGATTTGGAAGATGTACAAAATAATTATTATCAACTAGACAGTTTATTTAAACCTCTGAAAGCAATGACTTTTTATAAATTAAATGATCTAGTTGAATTCTGTAAAAAGTTGCATATTGAAACAACCATGACTAAACTAGATAAAAAGAAAAATGTATCCATTGAAAAAAACAAGGGAAAAAAGGACCTCTATGAGTCGTTGGTAAAATATTTTTCAACTTGAAAAACATGTGAAATCAAAGAGAAGAAAAATAAATTTGATTTAAAAATTGATATATAATACATTTAAAAATATGTATTCATATTATATATCAACCAACTTGAAATGGAAAAAAAAAGTTCAAAGTCTACTCAAGTTTTATTGAATGATTTGGTTCAAACTTATTTTAATGAAAATCCGTACGTTAGAAACTTGAGAAAGTCTAATGAACTTGAGGTGAAATTTGGAACGCGAGGGGTAAAACCATTGACTAAAATTGATTATGATAATGTAATTAAGAAAATAAAATCACTCGGTTTCAAAAGTTTAAATGAACAAGGAAACTACATGCTTCGTATTCAGAATGAATTTTTAGATCAAACTTCTGGGCGTTTTAAAATGTCTAATATTAGAACAGAAATTGCAGGATTTCATGCTATTCAAGAATACTGTAACAGCAATGATATAACTAGTTTGGAAAAAAATTACTTTGATTCTATAACTTATACGAAAAAATACCCTCCTGCAGAATTCAGTGACGTAAATTTTGATGATTTCAATTTTCGTGTATCGTATCGTGTAGAAGAAAATTTTGAGTATACACATCCTATTATTCAAACTTTACGTAATACTTGGAATAAAAATAAAAAAGTTTTTCGCTATATTAATCGTGTCACATTTGAACATGATGATTATCCAGTATTTGTAGATATTAGTATTGTAAAAAGTTCAACAAAAGTAAAAATTCCAGGAAGAAGAGACGGGGATTTGAAAAAAACATATACGACGGGAGAATCCGAAGTATTTACAAATCCAGAAATTTTTGAAATTGAGTTGGAGGTTAACAATGCAAAAATTGGCCCCAGTACAAGATTTAACACGGTTGAATCCATTGCTAATGCTATTCGTAAAGTAGCCAAGTTTGTCCTCATGGGGTTACAAGGTACAAATTATCCAGTATCTATCCCTGAACAGAAAAATGTTTTAAGAGATTACTTGTATTTGTTACATCAAGAAGACAAAGAATTTAATATAGAAAAACAAATGAGTCATCGTTTTATTGGGAGCAACTTTATAGGTCCTGGATCATTTACGTTGCAAATACAAAACATTATTCCCACTAGTGAAAATATAAATGTTCCTAATATTCGTAAGGATTATGTAGTTACAGAAAAAGCAGATGGACAACGTCATTTGATGTATATTTCTGAAATTGGAAAAATTTATTTGATCAATACAAGCATGAGTATTATATTTACAGGTGGAATTACAAAAAATCCTGCAGCATTCAACTCACTACTTGATGGGGAATTAATTCTTCACAATAAGAGACAACAATTCATCAACTTGTATGCTGCATTTGATATTTATTACATATCAAAAAAAGATGTTCGTATGCTTCCATTTATGGAACTTCCTTTGGCTGAAAATAAAGAATCCAGTAAAATTGGTTCTAGATACAAGTTTTTGAAGAATTTTATAAAAGAAATAAATACTACAAGTATTGTAGAGGGTGAAAGATCCCCAATAACTATTGAATCAAAAACATTTTATCCAAAAATGGATCCGGCATCCAAATCACCGTATTCTATATTTGTCGCATGCAAAGAAATTTTGACAAAGGTGGATAATGGTTTATTTGCTTATAATACAGATGGTTTGATATTTACACATGCATATTATGGAGTAGGTGGAAATGCTATTGGAAAAACGTCTTTTCCTAGAAAAATTACATGGGAATATTCTTTCAAATGGAAACCTCCAGAATTCAACACAATTGATTTTCTGGTTACAACAAAGAAAAATCCAAATGGTACAGATGTTATTACTCCTGTATTTCAAGATGGAATAAATAATTTATCTGTGGACAGTCTTACTCAATACAAGTCTATTATTTTGCGATGTGGATTTGATGAAAGAAAGCACGGATACTTGAATCCTTGTCAAGATGTATTGGACGATAAGTTGCCTGAATATAGTGATCGGGATAATCAAGAATCCTATTTACCTGTTAGATTTTATCCATCTCCACCATATTCAGATCCAAATGCAGGTCTGTGTAATGTAATGTTGAAAAAAGATGACACTGGTGTATATCAAATGTTTAGTGAAGATGGTGAAGTATTTGAAGACAATACTATTGTTGAATTCAAATATGATTTTACTAGAACCGGTGAATGGAGATGGGTTCCATTACGTGTAAGATATGATAAAACATATGATCTTCGTCAGACAGGAAGGGAGCTTGGAAATGCATACCATGTCGCAGATAGCAACTGGAAATCTATCAATAATCCAGTAACTAAAGAAATGATTACTAGTGGAGCAAATATTCCTGACACAATCATAAGTGATGATGATGTCTATTACAATAGACTGTCTAGTTCAACAAACACAAAAGCATTGCGAGATTTTCATAATTTGGCTGTAAAAAAATTGTTAATAAAGAGTGTTTCCAAACGAAACGATATTTTGATTGATTACGCATGCGGAAAAGCAGGAGACTTGAGCAAATGGATAGATGCCAAACTATCATTTGTATTTGGTGTGGATGTTTCTAAAGATAATTTAGAGAATAGAACAGATGGAGCGTGTGCAAGATTTCTAAATGAAAAGAAAAAATTCAAGCATGTTCCATATGTTTTATTTGTAAATGGAAATAGTGGTCTCAATATTCGTAGTGGAGCAGCCATGATGAATGACAAGGCGGTTCAAATTACCAGGGCTGTTTTTGGAGAAGGTATGAAAGACGATGACCGCATAGGAAAGGCGGTATCAAGACAATATGGAAAAGGAGCTGAAGGCTTCAACGTATCATCTTGCCAGTTTGCTATTCACTACTTTTTCAAAGATAAGACAACATTTCAAAATTTTATAAGAAATGTTGCAGAATGCACCAAATTAAATGGTTACTTTATTGGCACAAGTTATGATGGTAAAATTGTATTTGATATGTTGAAAAATAAAGAAAGTGTAGAAATAAAAAAAGATGAAGTTAAAATTTGGGAAGTTAGAAAAAATTATAAGCGAAAGTCTTTTCCGGATGACATAAATTCATTGGGGTATCAAATAGAAGTCTTTCAAGAATCTATCAATAAATTCTTTCCCGAGTATTTGGTAAACTATGATTACTTGAATCGTGTTATGGAAGACTATGGATTCAAACTTGTAACTCGCGATGAAGCAAAAGATTTAGGATTGCCAGAAGGTTCTGGACTTTTTGGAGAGCTCTTTCAACAAATGTTGAGCGAAATAAAGAAAAATCCAAATAAAAAAAATGAGTATGGTACTGCAGTGAATATGACATCATATGAAAAAAAGATTTCGTTTTTGAATAGATATTTTGTATACAAAAAGGTGCGAATGGTAAATGCAGCAACTGTTATTTTAGAAGATCCTGATGTAGAAGAGGCCGAAGAAGACATGGAAGATATTGAAGCAGTTAAAAAAACACGTGTAACTATACCAAAGACTGGAAAGTTTTCAATCAAGAAAATAAATGAAAAATTAATATTGTCTGAAAAAGATGAAATTGTATCATCCAAGGTAGCTACACTTCAAAAATCTGAAGAAGAAGAACCGGCTACTGAAAAAAAGGCACTATACATTTCAAATAAACCAAAAAGTACAATTGTTCTTGAAGAAGAAATAGAAAAGAAAAAATCAGAAATTGAATCTGACGCAGTTCCAGAATACCAAAATCCAGAAGAATAATTATTTTGACTCTTGTATATACCACATTCCTTGTAAAAATGAGTCCGCTAAATCATCTTTTTTCTTGTGAGATGAAAAATATTCTTCCCACTTTTTATTATATACATCTCCTTGAATAAGTTCTATGCATTTTGATATTCCCAGTTTTTTTCTATCTCCATAACTTTGTTTCTCTCCATTCGGTGATTTTAGACCCTTGAGTTTATTCATGGAAGAAACAAATTGAATACATTGACTGGATTTTCTCATTATGAAATATTGTGCAAGCATTCCTTGAATAGTTTTCATACGATTCGCAATCGGGCTAATTTGGTTTTCAATAATTATATAATCTATATCAATTGTGGGAAATATTTCATCTAATCTAAATTTTATATTTTTACCAATACTAATCAAATCTACTTTTGATGCATTTACATCTTTAATCGGGGTGAAACAAGTTTTTTCAATATACTCTTCTAATAACTTTACTAAATCACATTTTTTTATTGGTTTTTCATATTTTATGTCATACTTATCCGCGATTTCATATAGTTTTTGAATTTTTTGTTTATTGATATAAGTCGGATTTAATTCAGAGGTGGGTATTTGGTAAGTTTGTTTTTTAGAATGTTTCAAACAATAACATTTTCCTTGTTTCATAAAAGTAGCAGATTTAGAACAAGATTTACCCTTTTCAGTCTCTCCACAAAAGAGAGAAACCTGTTCAGAAATATTTACTACATCCCATTTTTCAATGGTAGTATTATCTAACAAACAAAATGCCAAGTTTTTTATTCCAACATCTATACTCAATACTTTCATGAATATACGTGGTGTGTTTATTCTATATACTAACTTATAGAATAAACTATCTTGAATAAATCATCTTGAATAAATCATCTTGAATAAAGTAAAATTTAAAAAGAGTAATTCTGGCTTGTAGCCCGATCAATAATGCGAATCGGTTCAGCCTTTAGTAATCTATTTTTCAAAAGAGGAAGTACAATATTTGTAAAACATGATTCCATCAAGTAAATCTCATCCGCTTCCATTATGACATCTATATAGTAAACTAGTTTATTGAACACAAAGTTTTCACAGATTGCGTGCTTTTCACTGTGTGTTTTTATATTGTACAAGTTCTGGCTAGTGCATACAATTATTGCACTAGGATCATCTATATACTTTTCTTTTACGCCTTCTATATTTAATTTTTGCCCATGACTGCACTCTATTTGCGTAAATATAATGCGATAATTTTTTACAAGATTGTATAGTCTCTGCGACTCGTCTGTACTGTCTATACGAAAATTCTCATAATAAACACTCAAATCAAGTTTTATATCATGATAAAACCATTTTAAAAAAAGATAATTTATGGTGTCATAGGAAACATCGTATTTTTTATTATCTCTCTTGAATTGTTGATATTCTAGTATTTTTGGATGTTTTATATCTGACCCTAAATACTGTATATGTGCGCCACAAATAAATACATCACATTCTGCATAACTATCTGTTATAATTTGACGACATTGCTCAAATTCATGATCTGGATGAATTGTTATAATTTTAACATTTTCGTCTGGATGAAAAAATAATTTTACATTATCCAAATATTTATCCTTGCAAATAAATCGTACTTCTTCATAATAGTTTAATAAAAATCGTATAGCACTAGCTGAAATTAAATTGTCACCTAAACCATTATTAGACAAGTAAATTGCTTTTTTTGTTGTAGTTTCACTCAACTCTTTAGGTTTATATAAAACGCGTAATGTATTTACCATGTCTACTTTATTTTGTATACTTTTATGTTATTGAAATAATTTTTTTATTTGTGTAAAACGCGTATATTTATAAAATATTTAATACCTGAAAATATATTATTTACAGTGTTGTAGTATGAAACGTTACTTTATTGATTTAGACAATACCTTGTGCAAAACTTTGGGAAGTGATTATTCAAATTCTTCTCCAATTATAGAGAGAATAGAATATGTCAAAGATTTGAAAAATGCTGGAAACTATATTGTCATTTGGACAGCCCGTGGAAGTAAAAGTGGAAAAGACTATCGCGACTTGACAGTTCAACAGTTGACTGATTGGAATGTTGTATACGATGAGTTACTCATGGGAAAACCAGACTATGATGTTTATATTGATGACAAGTCTTTTCAGGTAGAAACCTTTTGGCCAGTTCCAGTAAAAGAAGATTCTATGAGTAAAAAATTAAAAAGTGAAATTGTACCAAAAGGTTGGGGAAAGGAAATTATTTTTGTAAATAACGACGAGTATTGTGGAAAAATATTGTGTTTTGAAAAAGGAAAAAAGTTTTCTATGCACTATCATCTTCGTAAAAAAGAAACATGGTATGTGAATAAAGGAAAGTTTATTTTGTTTTGGATTGAACCTGCCAACGGAACAATGCATACAGAGTATTTAGAAGTTGGTGACGTTATTACAAATGAGAGGGGAGAACCCCATCAACTAATTGCAGTTGAAGACGCCGAAGTCTTTGAAGTTTCTTCCAAACATTATGACGAGGATAGTTATCGTGTTTGGAAAGGAAATTGATAGAAAAACAATATAAAAAGTTTTTATAAAATAAATATAATGTCTACACAAAAAAATGTGTTAATAACAGGTGGTACAGGATTTATAGGAAGCAATTTAATGAAAACATTTCTTTCTAAAACAGGATATAATATCACAGTCTTGGATAGAACATTAAAAGAACATAATATGGTGTCAAATGATTCAGTTGAATATATTAAATTTGATTTGAAAAATTCAAATCATTTGACAAATTTATTCAAAGATAAAGATTTTGATTATATATTTCATCAAGGTGCAGTCGTAGATACTACATATGATCATGATGATATTTATGAGGTAAATTCTGAACCTATACACATGCTCATAGAATTAGCAAAGAAATCGGATGCTAAAATAGTCTATGCAAGTTCTTGTGCTGTTTATGGAAATACCTCAATACCAAATCGCGTCAATTATAATGAAGAACCACTGAACAAATATGCAATAAGTAAATTACTACAAGACAAGATTGTTCGTGGATATTTACACAACGGCGATGAAAGAATTCCTATTGTAGGATTGAGATATTCCAATGTTTATGGTCCAGGGGAGTCACATAAAGGAAATATGTCTTCTATGGTCTATCAAATCAGAGAGAAAATTGAGGCTGGAATTCCTGTAAAGTTATTTGAGTATGGGGAACAAAAACGCGACTTTATTTATGTAAAGGATATTGTGGAATACAACTTACAAAGTGCATTTTCTGGAAAAACTGGAATTTTCAACGCCGGATTTGGAGAATCTTTTTCTTTCAATGATATGATGCGTTTCTTTGAATTGATGTATAGAAAAAAAATAGATGTAGATTTTATTCAAAACCCGTATACCTTTTATCAAAATCATACCTTGACAGAATTGGATGTATCTTTGTATAAACCAGTTTATGATTTACGCAGAGGAATAAATGATTATTTTGGAAAGAATATGTAATATTGTTTGTATTCATATCGTTTGCATTCATATCGTTTGTATTTTTATTTTTATTTGTCTAAATAAATAAAAATAGCCATAATGAAGATACTTGTACTTGGAGACATTATGTTGGATATAAATTATATTTCAAAAGTAGAAAGAAATGCTCCTGAAGCAAACATACCAGTTTATAATGTTCAAGATGTTAATTATATTTTAGGGGGGGCTGCAAATGTTGCAAATAATTTGAAGTCTATACGAGGTGAGGTTGATGTAGAAATTGTTTCTGTAATTGGTAATGATTCTTGTGGAAATAAAATTAAAAAAATATTGGATGACCGAGGAATAAAAAACAAGTTAATTGTGGAAGAAGATAGAAAAACAACACAAAAAAATCGCATCTTTCAAAATAGTAAACTTTCTGTTCGTTACGATGTAGAAGATGTAAAAGATATTAGAGAAACAATAATGGATGAAATTTATTACTATATTATAAAACTTGAATACTTGGATGCTATAATTATTTCAGACTATGACAAGGGAGTTGTAACTTTTTCTCTCTGTCAACGGATAATAGACTATTGCAATAAACAAAACATATTTACTTTTGTAGATCCAAAATTAAAAAACTATGCAAAGTATATTGGATGTTTTTGTTTTAAACCAAATAGAAGTGAATCTGAAAAAATATCACAGTCTACTGATATTGATTATATATTCAACTTTATAAAGAAAAATATAAATTGTCAACATACGGTTATTACGAGTAGCGAAAATGGAATTTATTTGAATAATAAAAAAAATCAAATTATCCATGAAGATCCTATAAAATTAGTGGATGTTACTGGGGCGGGTGATATTGTGTTATCTGTATTGGCATATACATTTGTAAAATATAAAGACATGTTATTATCAACAAAAATTGCAAACTATATTGCTGGAAAAAGTGTAGAAGTAATAGGAAATTACACAGTGAATGAAAAGGATATTTCTCAATATTATGATCAGTTACATATATCCATGATAAATAAAGTCATCTATGCTTCAGAAGAAACAAAGTTGATGTATTTTAAAAATAAAAATGTTGTTTTTACAAATGGATGTTTTGATATTTTACATTCTGCACACTTGAAACTCTTGAATTTTTCTAGAGAACAAGGAGATGTTTTGATTGTTGGAATTAATTCTGATGAATCTATCAAAAAAATAAAAGGAGAGAAAAGACCTATAAATGAATTATCTGAAAGAGCGGAGATTCTTTCTCAATTGTCAATTATAGACTATATTGTTGTCTTTGATTCAGACACTCCATATGAAATCATAAAATGTATTCAACCCGATGTAATCGTCAAGGGTGGTGATTATACAAAAGATACGGTGGTAGGTGCAGAATTTGCAAAAAAAGTTTTACTTTTTGATTATATTAAAAATAAAAGTACTAGCTTGGTTATTGAAAAAATAAACAAGGCAAATAGTGGGTTGTAAAATTTTTCATACTTTTAATGCTTTGTATGAAAAATTTTATTCATTTTATTCAAGTTATGCTTACCGTTTATTTGTTGTAAAAAGATCTATTAGCTTCAAGTTCTTGATTCTCATGCTCTCTATTTGGTGATAATATAATGCTAGGCGCCATCATTCTTGCTTGCAACTGTTGACGATTCAAATAAGGATTTTTCAAATCACTATTGCAATATCCAAATCCAGGATTACTTGAGTCAAAAATAGAGCGATACATATAAGGAACATTACTAGAAGGAGTTTTGTTAGTATCATAATAAGGACTTAATCCCATATCATAACAAGCTTCCATTTTATTATATTTCATAATTTCTAATCCATTTTCTGTCATGAATTTTCTATAAGCCCAATTTGAGTTTATTTGTTCTTGTTTTTGAATTCTTTGATTAATTACAGCTTCGGGTTGCCAAGAAGCATAGTTTCTCCCGTCTGCCATAATTGGAGGGAAATCAAAATGAATATTATTTGAACCACTGAAACATTGCGCCCAAGACATTTTCTTATATATCTAATAGAAAATATTTTACTATCTAATCGGCCTAGACTATATTTTCATCAAGCAATCATTCTGAAATTATTTTATATTTACTCAAAAAGTTTAAGCAAGTCTTGTTTTTTCATTTTTGAAGCATCCTTTACTAAACCTTTTTCCATGGCAAGACTTCTTAATTTTGCTAAAGATGCTTTTTTATAGTCTACATTTATATCTAAATTTTTCAAACCTAAATCAGTATGACTATCTTCTAAAGAAATGGATTTTATAATATTATTAAATTCGGTGCTAGTATCTTCCTCAATATGTAATTCGTCCAACTCTTCTAGATTAATCTTTTTTACTTGAATTTCTTCTACATTATCTATATCAAATTCTTCAATATTGTTTTCATCTTCATCAAGATCTTCAAGCTCCTCATTTTCATCTTCATCAAGATCTTCAAGCTCCTCAATTTCATCTTCATCACCCTCTCCATCACCCTCTCCTTCATCATCATCATCATCATCATCATCATCATCATCATCATCATCATCATTTTCATTTTCATCTCCATCATCCTCTTCATCGGTTTCATTCTCATCAACTTCATTATCAGATACGTTGATAAGTTTTGAAGTACTTGCTACAAAAAATGGTTGTTGAACAGGCATTGCTACATTACCACCAACACTAGAAACACGTTCTATGACAGGGGATTGTAGTTGTCCTCTAATATGTTGTATTTCGCTAGCAAGTGTAGATACCAACTCAAACATGGATGTAATTTTATGATTTTGTTGAGCTAATTTTTGTGTAATGTACATCCCTAAAAATCCTACAATCAATAAAGTAATTGCTAAAGAAATAAGAACTGAAGAAGTAAAAATATCGGACAAGGCCATTCTTTACACAACAAAAATATAATTTTATTTTTATGAAAACGCATGTTTGTTTATAATTATTGAGGACACTTTGTCAAAATCTCTTCAGGATATTTCATGTCTTGTAATACTTTAAATCCTCCACGAACTTCTGATATTCCTTTTTTTAATAAATAAGTATATGAAAAATTATCATTTTTATGAAGTGTTTCCATACAATAATTTTCAATGTGTTTATTTTTCTTCAACTTTTTACATACCTTGGTGAAATGTGTTGTTAAAATGCATTTCACATTTTTAAATTTTACTAAATATTCCATAAATGCGAGAGAGCTAGTTGTAGCTTCTTCGGGATTTGTGCCAGAATATAATTCATCAAAAACACAAAAATGTTTCTCGTTGCCGTCTTTTGTACTATTTATAATATCTATAATCTCTTTACACCTTCTAGCCTCTGCTTGAAATAAACTATCTCTTCCAGACGTGTCTGGAATATTCAAGTAACAGTGTATATATTTAACTGGACTTAATTCAGCCCCTTCATAAAACCCGCATCCTACTTGTTGAGAGAGAATCAAATTTATCAATGCGGATTTTAAAACGGTTGTTTTTCCAGAAGCATTTGGACCAGTAATAACTACAGTTTTACTCAAGTCTACTGTATTTTTTATTGGATTTTTATTCATCAATGCTCCATAGTACAAATTTTTAAATAGAATACTTTTTTTATTTTCCTTTTCAGATTTTTTATTCTTTTTTTCTTTTTTGTCTTTTTTGTCTTTTTCAAATTTAAAATTTGCAAATGATATTTTCTTTTCTTTAATATTTTTCAAGAGTCCGGATAAAATATCTGTATACCCATAGTATCCAAACGAATACATGAATCCTGCATGTAATTTTTTATCCGAGTAAAATTCATAAAAATATTTCAACATTTTTCCTATTTGTCCTATATTTGATAGAGAGAACTCTTTTCCACAAATTGTTTGCAACTTTTCTTTAAAATTAGATAAAACTTTTATATTCTCTCTTGTTATCTCATTAAACACTTTGTAACTTTGCAGGCTATCAACATGTTTCAAAAAACATTCAACATTTAATTCTGTACTTTCAATATAATTTTTGATAAGAGTAAGCGAGTTGTGTATTTTTTTCATATTTTTATAAAATCTCATACAACTTAATATACTTTGGTATACAGAAATAACATAAAAGGCGGCAGATATAATTAAATATACTTTTTGATCGTTTGGTACAGCATGAAAGTGTGTAAATATTTTTCCAATTGCGTTTGTAGATGCAACCGTTTTCAAAACTGAAATATATTCTTCCATAGTTATATTTATGCCTTTTGCTTTTAAAATGAAAAATGGAAGAATTATGATGCAAATAGGAGTAAGCAAAGAAAGAACTGGTGAAGCCATATTATACATGCTCATATAATGTAAAAAAGATTCTGAATGATTCAACGATTCCCAATAGGGCCAATCTATATAAAAATATCTCTCTTTGAATCCAGTGTCAAGTTTTATTTCATCAAAAAGATTAAGAGTTTCTTGAACAATATTTTCATCTTTTTTCTCTGGTACAAATGATTTTAAAAGTGTTTGTGTATCTAATAAATATGTTTCGTCTGTTGTATAATGTGTAACCATTTCTTTCATAACATATTTACCTAAAGTTGTTTCGGGTTGAAATGCAAATTCATAAATAGAATTTGAAGAGGCGTCAATAGTTTCCACTAGCTCTAAATCTTGCGATATTACTTTATTTAATTGGCACTTTTCCGTAAGATGAGCTATTGGTAATTTAAAATATTCTGAAATTTCTTCTAATTTTGATACAGTAGACATTTCAAAAATATAATTTGAAGATACTAGAAGAAATGAAAAAAAATGTTCAAGTAAACCGAATCAAAAAATCGTTCAAAAAAAGTTTAATTATATCAATTTATTTATATTTAGTATTCAATGTTGTTGTTATGAGGTATGATGAAAGTATGGATTGATGGATTTTTTTACACCTTTGTACATTTGAACCGTTAATCAGTTGAAATGGGAACATTTTGTGTCCTATTTTAACTGGTTATCAGTAACGACCCTTAAGAACACAATGTGAAAAGTCTCATTTTACACCTTCAAGGTTGTAAATTTATATAAAAAAATATATACGCGTTTAAATTTATATAAAACATATATATATTATATAATAATGATTGAAAATTTTGTAACATTTGATATTGGTTCTCGTGATTGTGTTCAGGATACAGTAGATTCTTTTGACATTGTAATTTGTGTAGGACCAAATGATAAAGATATAATATATACACAAATAGAATTTACAAAAAAAAATATTATTGGATACAGGAACATTTACTTAATTTGTTATGATCCTAAAATAATTATTGATGGATGCATAACAATCAATGAAAGAATTTTCCCATTTTTACTAGAGAATGTAAGTGAGATACATGGACAATCAACCCGGAATGGTTGGTATTTACAACAATTATT